ATGCCAACCCTTCGAAGTGGGCATTCACTTTCCAGATGATGGCCTATATCAGCCGCCTCGCGGCCCTCAAGAATGTGCGTAATGAGAATCCCGATGCTATCATCGTGGCCGAGCGGTCTCTCGAGGCCGACCGCTATGTGTTTGCACAGATGCTTCTTGATGACGGATGTATCAATACCGTGGACCATAAGGTCTACACTCACTGGTTTGATACATTCGCGAGTGAATACTGTCCCGATATCGTTCTCTATCTCGATACTCCCGTAGATATCGCGGAGTCCCGGATCCTGTCGCGTGCCCGAAGCGGGGAGGATCCGATTAAGCGGTCTTACCTCGAGTCACTTGCTGCCTATACAAATCGCTGGCTGAACACGTCCTCGGGAGTTCGGACCTCCAAACTCCCACTCCCATCTATAGTTCTCCCTGCTTGCCATGAGCGCTGCATTCGCAGTGTTGCAGATATTGCCGATGACGCCGTCGCTGAAATCTTTAACTACGCTCGGCGACATCCACTTTCAGTCGCCGAAGCATATAAGAGCAGTCGCCGTCATACGATCCAATGCCGTATTGCTGAGCTCACCGCTGATATCGATGTCCTGCACCAAGAACTTACCTCGCTCAAGTCCGCTACTCCCGTTTCAGAGGTAGAACTCAATTGTGCATAGGTCCGAAACGAAGAATGTCCTCTACTGTTCCAGTCGTCCCGAATCCTTTTTTCCCATAGGCGTCTTGAAGCAGAAGCCATTCTAGTATTCCCCCGGGGTAGATAGCTACACGACTGAAACCCAGTTTCAGGAGTTGTTCTAGTTTTCTGTAAGGGGTACGGTCAGTACAGTTGCGGCCATAGATAATAACCCTCTGGCTGAACTGACAGGAGTCTATCAATGCGTTGAGTGTAGTCTCTTCCTGGTCCGCAGGGACTGTTCCCTGGATCAAACAAAGCTGTTGTGTTGGTGGTAGAGTGTTTATTAATATTGATGATGATCTGTACTTTATAATTTCTTCATAGGAGGCTAGTGGTATGCTTTGCTGGCTCCCCATTAATGTGAGTGTAGGGTTTAACCACTAAGCCCCGAACTCAACAGTTATCTCTACTTCTTCTTTCCGGATAGATTTCGTAGCCGAGATGGAAAGCTCCTGACGCCGCCGGCGGGTCTTATTGTCTGTTGCGGGCTTGTTCCTCGCAGTGCTATTTCTGCGACTCATGTCATTTTCAATAGCCATCCGATTCTTTTCAATGTAATCTATGATGTTATTCTCCAGAGCCCACATGAAAAAGTTGAGTTGACCTATAGTAGTCTCCACGTAACTACCATCTTCGTACGGCATGTCTACCCGCTCCCAACGACAGAAGGGATCAAATCGGCGTTTTCTGTAGGATCTTAGACGGAGTCTGTATTCTTCCCATACAGTGTACCGACGACCCTTTATGGTATACCGAGTGAAGTGCTCTTTTGAGTAGTTTGTCACGAACCAGTCGATGAGTCGGAGCGATAAGACAGAGACCCCATTGATGATGGGCAGGACCTTTCTCAAGTTGGTATAGTCATTATCTGTGTAAAATCGCGTGAGTTTTTGCATAAGCAATGCATTCTGTGTGTTACACTGTGTTGCGGACATTTATCTGGAATTAGTGTCCGCTTAAACTACTTTTGGAGCTTAAAGGAAATCACTCCACCTTCCGACATCACACACATCCCCTGTAGCCCCTCTCTTGGCAAGAGCATCGGCAAGATCATTCCATTGGTGCCCGGAGTGTGCTTTTACATGCTTGAATGTCACGGTACATGATGTGCGAGCCTCAATGAGGAGAGCCATGCCTCGCTCTACAAGAGTCTTGTTTTTTTTCGCATTCATCTCTCCAGTAATGACATTGATTGCGTATGTTGAATCATGGTACACACACACCTCACAGTTACTGAGAACATCGCGTACATAGATAAGGGCCTCACACACAGCACTCAACTCTCCAGTATTATTACTACCAACTTCTGCACCGAGGAATCCCTTTTCACTCGCCTCGCATACCACAGGACCGAAGAGCTCGACAGTATCATCCGTATCAAGAACAACCACCCCCCATCCAGCATTGCAGGCTTTTACCCGGACATTCTGGTTTCCCAAGCATGAACCATCTACATAGATGCTCACTGGTGCGGCCTTCTTCTCTAACTGCAATCGTGCCGTGAACTCGTATTTGACCTTATCTGTTGTTTTCCGCCTCAGATTGCAGTCTAGACAGCATACCACACAGTTGGATAGAGTATGTCCTAATGAGTTGTCGATTCGGTCCAGTGTCCACTGTCTTGGTTCTCTCGAGACTGAATAATGAAATAGCACAGGCTTGGAACAATAATGGCAAGTCAGCCTGGAAGTGATTAGTGCCTCGAGAACATCGTCGGGAGGCAAACATGTTTCTCTTCCCTTCGCAGCGTCCTGAGCGGCATAAGATGCGATTTTCTTACCGAGTAGCGATCGCACAGTCAACGATTCATTACTCGTACCATCGAATAGAAAGGTCCGACCGATACATCCGATCTGTTCAGAGTGCGGCATATCCTTGGCCTGGCCCGATTTTCGGAGAACCTTTTCTTTTCCAAGACGTACAGTTTTCATTTCTACGACAACACAGTCTATGTGTAAACGGGTTAGACTGTTGGGTACATTTTTATCATATGACAGCAATCTCTTCTGACGCAATAGTAGATACATCTGAAACCCACTTGGATGCTGTTCTGGAGAAAGAGATGAAATCATCTGAAGATGTCCCCTGGTCACGGCTCCAGAAAATGCAAAAGATTGATAAACTAATGGCATTCTGTGATGAGCATGCAGAGAAAGAGTCATTGACAGAGCGTCAAAAGGTGGCACTCCGCTCGTACCTGAGAATGGCTCTTGAGCAGCGACGCATCCACAGAGCGAAGGATGTCGATTATGATCGGGTGACAGGAAAGGTTATTTCTGTCCCAGGACTCAAGTACCATACGTCTACTAACAAGTTTACTATCAAAAGAGATGACACCGTCGCAAAGAGCAGGACAGTACGCAAGAAGAACCAACCTAGAGGTTCTAGCTCATCTTAAGTATTGATATGAATGACATCATTACCACATGTATCGAGCTACTGGCCCAGCATGGGGTCTCCTATATTGCGTATCCCGACTATCATAGTCGGATGCATGCTGCTTTGTACGAAATACTATGCGATGAGATTGATGACGACTGTGATATTGAAAACGCTATAGATATTGCAATAGGCACATATGTCGGAGGCGTCATCCCAGAGAGATCCGAGCCCCGCATCATCGCAGCCAACACAAAGAACGTAGATATTGCTAAGCATTTAGTATTGGCGTATCAAGGTGATCAGCGGAGCGAAGAGTGGTTCGCTGAAAGGCAGAACATGATTACAGCAAGCAATGCATGGAAAGTGTCAGGCACTATTGCCAGCAGAAATTCCTTGATTTGGGAGAAGATAAGTCCTGCAAAGCATGGGGGAAGCGGTGGTAGTATTGACTCCGCAACTCACTGGGGGGAGAGATACGAGCCGGTGGCGGTTCATCTTTACGAGAGGGATACTGGATGTGATGTTGAGCTTGTTGGATGCATCAAGCATCCATTACACTCAATCATAGGGGCATCTCCAGATGGCATTGTGCCGAAGCTTGGGCGAGGGTTGGAAATCAAGTGTGTTGTAAGCCGAGAGATAACCGGTATCCCAACACACGCTTATTGGGTGCAAATGCAGTGGCAAGCCGAAGCGATGGGACTCGATGAAATCGACTTCCATGAGTGCAAGTTCCAGGAGTACGATACTGAAGAGGAATTTATGGCGGATGGCACATTCCATATGACTGTTGACGGGAAGCCAAAAGGACTGATGCAGCATTTCCATTCGGGGGAGGGGACCTATTACAGATATGCACCTCTGGATCTCCCTCATTCCGATTACGAGAAATGGTGCACCGACACCATTAATGAAGAATCTAACGCAACATGGGTGCAGACACGGTGGTGGAAAGCTGTGGCGGTGTCCTGTGTCTCTGTCCGTCGGCAGACGGAATGGTTTGCAGATATTCTGCCTCTGGTGTCTTCTCTCTGGGATGATGTTATTGTTGCTCGGAAAGATGGGGGGGAGAAGTACAGACCTGCCTCTCGTATGGCACGGAAAACAACAAAACCTACTATTGAAGTAGTGACTATTCCTTTATACATACCGAGCGATGAAGAAGAAGAATGATGATAACATGTTTAGAACGGCTGGTAGTAGAACACGAATGGAAGCGAGTGTAATGACAGTAACCAAACGGGATGGCTCGACAGAACCTGTTAGATTTGATAAGATATTGGAGAGACTGCAGCGACTAGGAGAAGGTCTCGCAGTGAACTACCACGAGTTATCGCGAAAAATCATTGACCAACTACACAATGGCATTGCTACATCGAAACTAGACGACCTCAGTGCTGAGCAATGTGCCATGCAGAACACAGACTATCCTGATTATGGAACTCTGGCCGGGCGTCTGGTGGTGTCGAACCACCAGAAAGAAACAAGTGATCGTTTCAGTGACGCAGTTCTCTCTTTATCCTGTTCGACCGATGCAAAAGGTGAGTGTTATTCTGTCGTGGCCAGTTGGTATGTAGATCTTGTGGAGAGACATGCAGATACCTACAATGCCATGATCGTCCATGATCGTGACTACCTGATCAGTTATTTCGGATTCAAGACACTTATGAAGAGCTATCTGCTTCGAAAACGGATTGCAGGAAGCACAGTTGTGGTCGAGCGACCGCAGTACATGTGGTTGCGAGTTGCTATTCATCTTCACAAAGAGGATTTCGCATTAGTGGAAAAGACCTACCTCCTTATGTCTATGTTGCATTATACCCATGCTACACCAACACTCTTCAACTCTGCGACCCCCCGTCCTCAACTGAGCTCTTGCTATCTGCTTGCCATGAAGGACGACAGTATAGAGGGGATCTTTGAAACGTTGAAGGAATCAGCATTGATTTCTAAGTGGGCTGGTGGACAGGGAATGCATATCCACAATATCAGAGGATCATACTCGCATATTCGTGGAACCAATGGCGAGAGCAATGGTATTGTACCTATGTTACGGGTCTTCAACAATGCAGTCCGCTATGTTGACCAAGGGGGAGGGAAGAGGCCGGGGGCACTGGCTATCTATCTTTCACCGGATCATCTTGATATTATGTCCTGGCTGGACCTTAGGAAGAACCATGGCAGTGAGGATGAACGGGCAAGGGATCTGTTCTATGGTCTGTGGATCCCTGATCTGTTTATGGAGAGAGTGGCCGCAGGAGAAACTTGGACGGTGATGTGCCCGAACACATGTCCAGGTCTGTCCGATGTCTGTGGAGAAGCATACAAGAAATTGTATGAGCAGTATGAAGAAGACGTCGAACAAGGGATACGGTATGGAAAAAAACTGAATTCTCGTGACATCTGGTTCAAAGTGCTCGACAGCCAGATCGAGACGGGTACACCCTATATGTTGTATAAGGATGCGTGCAATTTGAAATCTAATCAACAGAACCTAGGTGCTATAAAGTCAAGCAATCTTTGTACTGAGATTGTAGAGTATTCTGATAAAGAGGAAACTGCAGTCTGTAACCTTGCGAGTATCTCTTTAACGAAGTTCGCTCATCAGCGGGAAGAAGGTTTTGACTTCAAGGGGCTTCATGCGACCGCAAAGTTTGCAGCTAAGAACCTTGACCGAGTGATTGATATCAACTTCTACCCAGTCGAGGAGACTGAGAGAAGCAACATGCGGCACCGCCCTATAGGACTAGGGGTGCAAGGGTTGGCTGATGCCTTCATGATCATGAGATACCCATTCGAGTCTCCCGAAGCTGCACAGCTAAACAAAGACATCTTCGAAACTATCTATCATGCTGCGATTGAAGCGAGTTGGGAACTGGCCGTTGCACGAAAAGCAGTTATTCGTGCATATTTGACGGAAACCAACTATATCCGCCATTCTATCGCAGTAACTGCAGAAGAGATCACAGAGAAATGTGGCGTATCTTATCTACCCGAAGAACTAGATAAACTTGATACCGAGAGATGCGGTGCATATAGCTCGTTCATTGGATCCCCTGCTTCGGAAGGGAAGCTGCAGTTCGATCTCTGGGGCGTAGAACCATCTAAGAGATACGACTGGACTCTTCTCAAACAACGCGTCCAAGCGGATGGCATTCGAAACTCGCTATCAGTAGCTCCTATGCCTACAGCAAGCACTGCACAAATTTTAGGGAATAATGAGGCATTCGAGCCAGTGACATCAAACATGTATGTCCGACGAGTAGGGTCAGGAGACTTCCCGGTAATTAATAAGTATCTACTGTCCGATTTGATATCACTCGGAAAGTGGAACAAGGAGACAAAGGGGGAGATCCTTCGTAATCACGGCAGTGTGCAGTCACTCGACATCCCTGCCGAGACCAAGGAGCTATACAAGACTGCTTGGGAAATGAAGATGAAAAGCTTGATCGGACTTTCCGTGGATCGGGCTCCTTATATCTGCCAGAGCCAAAGCCTCAATCTTTGGATGGAGGAACCAACATATGCCCAGTTGACTGCCATGCATATGCACTCGTGGCGGTCTGGATTGAAAACAGGGATGTACTACCTGCGGACTAAGGCCAAAGCAGCGCCTCAGCAGTTCACAGTGGATCCGGTTGTAGTAGCGGAACCTGCCTGCGATATGTGCTCGGCTTAGAGCTTCTCTCGTATTCCTAGTTCATGAGGAAGGATACTGATATTTAAAGCCAGATGTAAGTAGCAGCGTAAGGTAACTGCAGTGTCTATATGTGCATCGTGAAGCCCATTCACATCTGCCCCGAAAAGCTTCTGGTAGAGCTCGGCCAACGTGGGGTACTTAATATAGGACTTGCCTGTTCGTTTGTTCTGTGCTATAATATTACAGAAGGCTTTAGAAGACTTCATAGTGCAGTATTTCTCCATTTTCGGTTTTCTCAAGACATTGACAAGTCCATGTCTCTCCAACTCTTTTGCGACAACCTTGGTATCATACTCCAGGTTGTGACAGACCAACACATCGACATTGTCAATCTCCAGAGCAAGGAGTGTTAGTGCATCGACAGGTGGAATTCCTTCGTTCTGGGCTCGTTTGTTAGTTATCCCATGCACTGCGGTGCTGGTCGAAGGTATATCTATTTCTGGATTGACAATGATATTAGTAGATTTCTTAGCATGCGTTTTTGTATCGTACGTCCGCATAGAAAGTTGTACAATGTGGGGGTAGTCCTCATCAGGTCGCTTCGGAAGCAAACCAGTGGTCTCTGTGTCAAGGACAAGGACTATCATATAGCGTAACATTTAACATAGGCTCTATTCCGTTTTCGACAGGAGACTGAATGAAAGACGGTGTAGTGAAGAGGTCCAAAGTTCTGAAGGCCTCTGCGGTGCTATATTCCTAAGCAGTCTATACTTCTCATCGAGGAAGGGTTCTCGGAGCAGCAGTCAGCAATATGGGCATCGTGTGCACACTTGGCAATGATACAACCTAGTTTCATGACATGTGTGGAAAATTGAGGGAGGTCAACTCACCAAAGTATTTAGTATTCAACATGCTCAACAACATATCCATCATCGCTTTCAACGCACCCCCCACATGCTACATGGTTAGCACAAACATCACATCTACAGATAACAGACTGTCACTATGGTTGTTATTTCTCTCCCTTGGGTTCTACATTCTGTACTCGTTCCTATGGGTGTCCCGCACGAAGAAGGCATTCTCTGCGACACCTGGACTCTTGGCCGATCACGGATTGGTAACGGCTCGTCTCTTCATCGAGACTGCGACTGGACACATATTCGGTAACCCGCTCCAGGGGGCATGGGAAAGTTTCGATATTGTGTTCGGCAGCGGAGCATCACTCGACGATCATGCGAAGGGTCTCAACGCGAACTGGAATTTCCTCGATCACGCGAAACTGGGCAAACTCACCGGTCCGTTCACCCGTGATGCTGTGACGTCATACAATTCCCTGTGGCAGATACTCTATCCCCATGCTTCCAATATCCCCCAGTTTGACGTTAACCACCCGGAAACATTTGCCAGAACCCACAAGGAACTTGAGGAGTTCCTGATCGCCTCTCCTCGCCCTACGGCCAATCAGATCGAGATATCCCTCGTCGAGTACATTGGCTGCCTGATTCTGGCTGTCGAGAAGCACTTGGGTCTTCCAAAGGCTCTCGAGATCCATGCTGCGATCTGGCCGGGAGCAGCCGGGGTCACTTGTTTGCGACTAGCGAGTATGGTAGAGTCCGAGCGATCCGAGCTGACAGATCTCCAGTTCAAAACCCCACCCAGCCGCTTCTACGCTGCGTGCCAGAAGAATATCTTTACGAAGCCGGCTGTTCTCCTCCGTGATTTTAGTTCATTGATTGGATGGCAGCCACTCGGTGGCTTTGTCATTGACGCTACAAGCCCCTATATGACACAGGAAGGTGTCTGTGGACTTGTCAGGAATGCGATCCCTTTGGCTGGCACCGGTGTCCTTTCCCTTGCTGAAGGCTTGGACACCGATTGGCTCGGACACCCGACCGGGAAGCGCTTCTGCAGCAATCCAAATACTTCCAATGCTTCTCCATGTAGTGTCCACTGGAACACCGGTTCTGGGACTGGCGGTTGGGTTGTTACTAAGGCCGATGCCCATTGGGTAGTTGGCGAGCTTGTTGAAGACAAGCGGATCCAGTACGACGATCCATGTCGCCCGGAAACAATTGCCGCTCTGGACTTGTACATCCGTGCTCTGAAGGATGCATATGTGGTTACCCTCCAGCTGAAGCATCGCGCCACCGGCAAGTGTACAACGCTCCGCTATGGTCAGGTGCATTTTGACAGCTCCAAGGTGAATGCTCGGAAGTATGTGCTGCCTACTCTCGTAGAGATGGTCCATAAGTATGATCTCCATGCGATTGGCGGTGACACAAATGTTACCGCTTCGAAGGACAATTGTAATCACACTGCTGCTTATGTTGCCGACTGCTTTCGCCGTGTTGCTATGAATGTCGCCACCTATCCCTATCCCATCGAAAAAACCCGCCTTCCCGGCGACCTACTCATGAACTCCCAGACGCTCACAAAGTACGGCACAACATGTGAGTATGATGGTATGCTTGCGGCTACTATATAGACCCTTAACACCATCACCTGTCTAGTCCCTCTACTTTCTCTTTTAGGCCAGGGGGTTTCCATCTGGGTCGGCACATTCGACACCAGCTAGATTCCCGGCGATCTTCTTACAGTCGGTGTCTGCTGTGTAGGGGCGGGGTTGGTCCTTTACCGGTGAAGTCCAGGTCCTCGCCAGGCTCACTGATACCGATGGGCGTGTTGTAGAGGGATCTTTCTGTTCGATACCCTCCACTGTGGGTGCCAGGAGAGCTAGACCTACTACAGCTGCTACCAATAGTACTAGAATAATATCTATATTCATTGTTCTATGTGCAGCTTAAAACTAGAGATTGGTGCACTCGATCCCCTGGAGACTGGTCGTATCGCTATTACTGGACATTGAAGATATTTCCGAGTTGGCAACCTCTACCAAGTTCGACCCGGTAGCGAAAGCAATATTCCGCCCGTAGGGCACTATTGTTTGGAGGGTACCAGCCACGTCCGGTTTGTGGATATTCAGGTCACCAAACTTCTTATGGAATTTCCGTACTATAGCCTCCGAAACAGGAGGGATCTGTTCGTGCAACTTGTCTAGTTCAACTCTTTTCATATTAATGTAATCCACTGCATCAGACCTGTCGTTAGCGTCTACACTCAGTTCACAACTCACGTCCCGAAAGAACGAGAGAAAGCGTAATGATGCAATTCTGTGCTGAGCACTGAGCTCTTTGAAAGGAAACACTTCCTGTAGACTTACAAAGACACCTGAGATCATACCCATGATACCAATGATATAGCTTAGTGCGGGATGCTCGCTGTTCGCTGTCCCGAATGATGTCATACCTGCCGCATAGCTGAAAAGACATGCTGGCACAGCCAGATAGTAGCCGAGGTGCCGATAGTACGAGACACTACGTGTGTGTAACCAAGCACTACCTGAGGCTTTCTCAGCCCATGTGACAAGCAACTGCTCTTGTTGTGGGGTCCAGCCGCTCATAACTTTAGAAATCATTCATTGCCTAACTCTGGACGATTTTTCACCACACTAGTATATAGAATGGACACAGTTTCGATGGTAGTACTCAGTCTGATAGCGATCTACATGCTTCTCGATCTTCTCGCTCCCACCAGAGAGGGTATGAGGGATGGGGTCCGGCGGAGGGACATTCCCGAAGGACATGATGACTTATATATCCTGAAGTCAGAGATTGTCCCACCCGTTTGCCCAGCATGCCCATCAGTCGAGATCTGCCCGAAGGCACAAAAGAAGTGCCGTCCCTGCCCTCCATGCGGACGGTGCCCCGAACCGGCATTTGAGTGCAAAAAGGTGCCCAACTATAATTCTCCGAGTAGCCAACTTTTGCCAGGCTTCTACGGCAATGCATCTATCTCTGGCAGTGCATCGCCTATAGGAGGTTCAGCAATCTCGAGTCAGCCAATGCCAGTCCTCAATAGCTTTGGAGACTTCTAAATCTTACAGCGTTTATCTATGCTCATGGTTGCACAGTCGTCATCATGAGGAACGATCTTGAGAATGCACTTTGTCTTTTTCCGTCCTTTCATAGCCTTTGTACATCCGGCTTCGCGAGTGGGAAGTGGCTTTCCACAGCGTGCACGGAAGTGCTCATATCGTTCCTGTACGGATTCATAGTCCAAGCCAGACTTCTTTCCCAACATACCATTGATGTGCTCGTGCAACCTGTACATCCACCGCGAGAACGCATCCCTCGAATCCAAATCCTGCTCCCGTAGAGGAACTGCCTTCAGGTTCCCGACTAGATTGACCCGGCATTTCCCACACGGAAGAACATGCTTTAGGCTCTCCACGAACACTTTGTAGTCATTCCTATCTCGTTTGGTTGGACTAACTGGATAGTTGAAGCTAATTGTGTGGAGTACGTGCCACATCGGTGGACCCCAAATAGATGTCATCATACCGTTCCGGCTATTGTACGCCTTCCTAGTGTATTTGCGTTTCCGCTTCTGCTTCGGCAATCTATTCCGGCGAGTCTGTCTAGGCATTTACTCTATAAAGAGAAAGCCTTCTTCTCCACATATTGTCTGATAGTCGACTCAGTGACAGCGTTTGCTACGGGCAACGTTGTGTTGTAAACTGTCTGCCAATAAGCCCTGTAGAAGGTCGCATCATCACAAGGAACACATGGAATTTTCACTATCCTACGGTTTACTGTTGTCGTTATCATTGGTAACAGTAAACGAGAGGTACGTTTAAGCGGCAATCAAATAGTCTAGTCAGTCATCACAGCATGATCTATGATCTCTTCAAGAGTATTCGTGATGCAGTTCTGAGTAGGTGGGCTCTGTATGCCGTAATCACTGTTGCTATTCTAGGGGCAGTGGCTGTGTATCTGAACAACCATTTCATTATGCCAAGTATCAAGCCCACTTACTCCGAGAATAATGAGTTTGTCTCGAGTAACGAAAGCAAGAAACCCTATGCCACACTCACGATGTTCTACGCAGCATGGTGTCCATATAGCAAGAGTGCTCTCGAAGTATGGTACCCTTTCAAAGAAGAGTTGAACTTTACCTATGTGAATGGTATTGAAATCCAAATGAGTGAAGTAGACTGTGAGGAAGAACAGGGTGCCGCAGATGCCAATAGCATTGAGGAGTACCCCACGATTATGCTTGTCCACAATGAAACAACACATATCTTCGATGGAAAGCCCACTGCAACGAACATTCAAGCATTTGTCGAGAAGGCTCTTGCCTAAAGAGATATCACATAGGCGTTCATTAGAAGCACTTCTATGATCTGAACGATCTGGAACATCCTATGTTTGTCGGATACTTGATCCATGTCCGCACCCATCCCCGACTGGAGCAACATACTCTTCAAGAACCACCACAACCAGTTATGCGTGGGATGGTTTTCTAGACGAAGCCATGGATCTGCTTCCATGATGGGTGTCAAAAGTTGCTCGGAAAAGGTACGCTTCTTTTCCTCGACCTGCTGCAGCAAACGGGATCCCCGGGGGTCATTCTTAACGAGCTCAGCTACACCAACTGACACCCCCCCATTCGTTCTATCACTCTCTAGGGAACGCCTGATAAGACCTCTAGTCACAGCGAGGTTGATGTAGTAGTATATCGTGGCGAACACTGCTCCCATAAGCAAATTGGCAACAAGCAAGCGTTTAGCAATGGTAACCCACTTTCCAACAATATGCTTCATTAGTCCTTCACCAGACTTTTTCCAAAGTCAACAAGTCCACGACGTGCATCTCTGTCTTCGATTGCAGCTAGGATGGAAGCGAGACGACCAGGAGTAAACGGTCGTGATGGAATCCGAAGTATCTCAACCCCATCACGGGGTTGCTCGTCGGGATATGCTACTATTGTCACTATGGCGGATACCCAGTCCTGTAAATACTCAAACATCGTGCTATCCTCTCCGCCCGACGAAGACCTTTGGGGTTGTCTCGAACTTATGGTGATCCCATATATCGACTGGGGTGCTGGGTGATCCCTCATGCACTCAGGCAAAGGGAAATTCCGACGAATTCCCCCATCGATGTATGCACGCCCTTCCCAGTAGGCTGGCTCAAAGAGACCAGGAAGAGCACCGCTCATATGGGCTGCTTTCCAAACGGGAATATTCGGTGTATCCCGCCAGTTTAGGTCCACAAGCGAAAGCCCATCTAGACCTACAGTAAATGCATGGAGTTCTATCCCTGAGTGCGAGTATAGTTCGCCTAGAGTCATGTCAACTCTCTGCCCCTCAGCGAGGAAGACGTTTCTGAACAGATCTCTGAAAAAGAAACCCGAGAGAAGTCCTTTCCTCGGACACCCCCTGTCAATATGGCAGGCATTTGTGAGGTCCTTGTATATCGGTCTCTCCACCAGGTAATTACAGATCTTCTCAGGAGACATTCCTATACACAGAAAAGCCGCGACTGTAACTCCCACAGATGTTGCATATATGCTTTCAAGATCACCCACAGATAATGATCCGTTAGCTTCTAGGGACGACAACACCCCAGATTCTACTAGTCCATTTTCAAGTCCACCACTGAGTACCAAATGCTGCATAAGTGTAGTATTTGGTTGATCCAAATTTCTAGCTCATTATCAATGGAACCTAATAGTGGACTTGAGCGGCAACCTGAGAAACTATCCTTAGATAGTCTCTACGATGTTGAGCTAGCTTCTCTCGAGTGTCAAGAGCTTGTATACCAACAGATCCTCAGTCGAGTACACAAGCGGATACGCATTGCTTCGAGAAACTGGAAGCAGGGGCGGTACTGTTTCTATGTCATCCCCGAGATGGTGATAGGAATACCACGATACAGTGTGATTGAGTGCACAAAGTATTTGATTACCACTCTCAAGAAAAACGGTTTCGTAGTATCCTATACATACCCTAACCTTCTCTTCATATCTTGGGAGCACTATCTGCATGCAAAAGATCGGGAGAATATCCGCAGAGCCACAGGGAAACGCGTTAATGGCTTTGGAGAAGTCGTACAACCCAAGGGAGAGAAAGCAAGTCACGGTACAGAGCAAACAGCCAAATGTGAAGCCCCAAAGAACATTTATGACATGGACATATTATTTTCCTCCAAAAAACACCTCTAATGGGAAAATTGATCCGGCACATTCCTGGGAGGATACCAGCACAATCATGCTCGCTCTCACCCTTCTCGCAGTCGCTCTCAGCGCTCCAATCTCCAAGTACACTCCTGTGTACCCTATTAACTCATGTGAATTCTTTCAGCCAACGTCTTCAACGTTGACGAACTCAACGCAACCCCACATCGGCGGCTGTGCAGGTACGCAATACGGATGTTGTGGCTTCCCGATAGACGGCCTACCGCAAGAGTTCCCCGGATCGTGCATGTCGCAGAACTGCACTGCTTGCGAACGGGCCGTTTCCTGCTTTGAGGGCTCTTCTCAGAGTGTGCTAAACGCAACAGAGACCATCCTCGTGTATGTCCAGTCCGTCTGTCGGGGGGTCATCGCCCCCTCTGCCAAGCAGTGTGTCGCCATCACTGGCTTCGGGATCGAAGCCATCGGCTACATTGAGCGCGGACTGAACGCCACTGGGGTGTGTAAGGCCATGGGCTACTGTCGCTCGCCCATCACAGCAAGCGTGATGTGGACAGCAGCACGCACAGGCTAAACGCCCACCTATACACCCAAGTACTGCAACAAGTAAGCACCATGCAAATATCTGCACCCCAGGCGTGTCCGTATCAAGTTCCCAATCCATTCCTCTCCCTTTTCTCTTGCCTCCAGATCGCTTCCTGCAATATTTCCTGTTCTAGCAACACGCCCGCTTGGGACAACATAAGCAACGGACTAATTGTCCGACGGAGCACCCTCCAACCAAGATAATCGCAGCCCAAACCACGATGTTTGCTTCATAAGTACCCGATACCAGTTCCCAGTCCCTATCCCAATCCATTTCTTTTTCATTATCTCTTACCTCCAGACCAGTTCAATTATAACATAGTAACTAAATCACTCACTATGTTATATTGTTAGGCTCAGGGACAATCTATCCCTGATATTTACTTGCGACCACGCCTCTTACTCCCGTGCATTCGTCTCTTACTCCCGTGTTTCCGCTTCTTGCGGCGACCACCTTTCATCCCAAAAGCAAACGGCAAGAGCTGTCCACCGAATGGCTTCGGGCGAAGTGGATCAGTAAGGGCCGTGGCACCGCTTGGGCTTTCGCCAACCTGCAATGCGTTCATACCGACAGACGACAGTTCATGAGCAGCTGTCGGAAGGGCACCCTGCTGACCCGGTCCACCAGGCACGATAGCCCCAAAGTGTCCACTAATGTCCGATGCATTGGAGGCACTACCGCTAGAGAAAGATGTCGGGCTAAGCGGCGAGAGGCCGCCGCGTCGGACGCGGCGACCACCTTTGTAGGCACTGCAGCTTGATACAGCAGTATGACTACCACCACCCCGACGTCCACGCCGCCTAGTGTTATTCATCTTCCGGCAGTAGGCCTTGGATTTTCTAGACTTCCTGACAATAGTGCACCCCGGAGCCGAGACACATGCATAGAGTTTTTTCTTGTGGCAATGAGAACTCTTTCGATGCCTGCGGTAGGACTTGGCTGCGGTTCTGGAGATATTACCCCCGGTACGTTTTCTGCTTCTGAATCCGGACATCTGTTATAACCTATTCTGAGAAAAAACCAATGGCCAGGTTCTTATAGACTGCAAACACAGTTCTCTAGAGCTTCTTCTGCGATATCTGGCAGACTGAGAACGCAGTTCTCTAAAGGTTCTTCTGCGATATTCTATTCGGCATCGAGTTGCTTGCGGAGGTTGTCGCTTCGCCGCTTGGCAGTCTCAGCATACTGGTATTCAATGATAGCATCAAGCAAGTTAATTCCCTTCTGGTAGTTCTTTTCACAATCCCGGTACAATGCGACGATCTGAGAGCGAGCCGATGCAATAGCATCATCGAGTAAAGTATAGGTCATAGATGGATTAATTCTGCGAACAGTGCTACCCTGCTCAGTCGTAGTACTGAAAACACTATTCATAATACCAAGTAGACCCGTTTCCTGAGCCGATGCCGCAGCCATCATCGCACCGACATGAGCCGCGTATGCAGAGTATACCTGTGTCTTCACATTCCCAATATAGGTCTTTCGGTAGACGCCTGTAGTTGGGTTGCTACTACCACCACGCTTGCTCCGGGTCCTTCTTGGTCGCCCCCTTTCTTTCCCTCTTCGTGTCCGCTTCTGCTTCTGCTTCTGCTTCTGCTTCTGCCGGGAGCCACCAGCCCGTACGGGTTGCGGTGCGGATTGCGGTGCGGATTGCGGTGCGACTTGACTCCATGGTATCGTAGGCATGGGTAATGTAATCTGGAGGGAACCATCGCCCCCCGGCTTCGGTGTGCCTGAGCTATCTTTCGTCTTCTCCTTGTCACACATAGCACTCCTCCAGTACTCCGTGAGTGGTATCTGACTGAACCTCTTGATTTTGTTTGCATAGGCAGCGTCACTAGCGAGAGGACGTCCAGTGAAAGCTTCCCACATAACAGCGACATCACGCTCGTATACTGCTTTGGCAGCGGGCGACATTTTATCGTACTTGCCAGTCTGATAGTTGTAGATGTCCATGTATAGCTCATCGAGCTCAGGCATCCCCGGCTCTTTACTCAAACAAGCACCTCCAATTGGCTGTCCATCTGGACCCTTGCATTCTAATCCCTTCTTTGCACTTGCCTTTAAAGCAACCTCATTCAGCTGGCATACTCGAGGTCGAATCGTGACCACCCCAGCAACCGTATCATTCTGCGATGCATCTGGGGTGAATAAAGCACCTATCCTCTGGCTACAGAAGCTGTTATAAACACGCCTATAGTCTGTGCCCGCAGGTATTTTGCTCTTATCAAGCAGACTAACAACGACCGTTTTCTGGGTCCGGGGATCTGTATAAGAAAGTTCTGGGTTGATTGTACCGGCAATGGCCGCAAAGAGGTTGAACACTTTGACGTAGAACTGTGCAATTCCTATGCACATCCGAGTTTTTTTTGTTCGCGATTGCACTCCCATCGCTGGGTTCTCGCCCTGGGCGTCTGCCTTATCGAAGAAAATTAAACGCTCTCGTACTGTCTTGTCTATGGGGGCACCTGAAGAATCCAAGTGCTGGACAATGTATTCTACTTCTGTATCATCGAGATACTTTGCGATAAGGTCTGATGTCATGACAACCAATTTGTTGCAGGTATCCTCTGTTGAGAGATCCTTGATCCTCTGGAAATCACTCGTGAGTATGTACTGGGCCGCGATCTCATTAACCGACTTCCTCAGACCCTCTGGATCTCTGTTCCCTTTCTGACCAAGATCTTTCGCCATGGCAGATTGCTGTGCACCCATGTGTATAATGTAGAGTTAGACAGTATTTCTCTCCACTATTCAGTCCACCCACCCCGACTCAAGAACACATTCGTTCTTTCACGGGGTGAGTGATGTAGGTTATGGTCTTTACACCACTGTACGCAGAGCGATGTGTGTGTTTCAACAAGCTTATCCTCTGTTGATTTCTTATGATTATAAATAAGGTCGAATGTGGTTGCCATGTTCTCTAGTTGCCTTTGCCCGAGAGTACAGTTGATCTCGCGGATGCAAGTTCCCAACATACACGGGAGCGGGTTTCCTAGAGAGGTAATATCGGGTCCATCACAGATCCTCTTAAGTATGGCAGCAGTACCATCAACCAATGCATGACGATTATCGCAAATGAAACCTCTGCATACTAAATAGCGTTCGGAATTCCCGGACCGGCTAGTGCAAGGTTTGTGCACTGCTACTTCGGTATAGTAAGCACAGAGGATATTGATGATGTCTGCTGTCTGAGACAGCATTGTGTCAAACATCTTCACCACGAATGTTCCTCCTTCCTTTTGTAAACAGAGTGCATAGCAGACTTCAGCTAGAATAAGCGGAAACGCCGTGAGTTCCTGGTCGGCGTAGTTTGATGAGAAATCTACACCACCATCTGCTGTGACAAGGTCACATGATGCACCAAGATGGGTTAGCAGTCCGGCGAGATTCGCACAACTGAGAATGTTTCCGGTGCCATCTGCACCTGCTACTATCTCCACTCGGTCAGGATTCTTAGCTAGGAAAGGATGCCCCTTCTTCCACCCCGGTACACCACCATCCTCACTTAAAAGTGTCATTCCGTAGTGCTTATCGGGCATTCCTTGTCTAGAGTCTATCAGTGCCTCGATGAAACCACCAGGACCTTCTGCAAGATGAAAAGAAACTAGTCCCTCCTTCGGATTGATTGGTGTGTATTTCAGAAGTTCGACCATCTTGAAATACGCCCGCGAGCACGGAGTTTTCTGGGCTATGGCATGGCGAGACTGTGGAGGGGGTGTGTGTATATACTCATACGGGTTAGTTAGCCGTTTAGCAGAGTCCCATGATTCAGGACACCTGTCTATGCATCCCTTCATCTCATCTAGTTGCGACTTCAAAGAAGGGTTCATACATACAGAAGCTCTCTCCAAAGAAAGGGTTAATGTATTTTTGTCCTCATAAAAGCAAATCTTCGGGAAGCATAATCGCGACATATTACAAGAGTGAATGTCGCGATATCTATGTCCTTTGGTCTAGTCCTCGATAACCAGTTTTTTTGCACCTTTCCGGTGAGGTGCGGCTGCCTTCTTAAACGCAAACATATTGTTCAAGAACGATACCTGGCGTTCTTGATCTGTCATCTCCAGTGTAGTTCCAATGTTTTTCTTGGATCTGGTATCATTCGCCGCCTTGAGTTGGACCTGCTGGAATGCATCAGCGAACGGAACAACACCTCCAAGCAGTCCTAGACCTTGGGCCTCCCTCGCTGAAATTGCTCGTATCCCCCTCTCAGCCAGCCGTGATTCTAGATAGGGAAAGTTCACTAGATATTCTCTGATTTGGTTATTGATACTATCCTGGTAAACGTCAATCGCATATCCAAGGCAGGTCTCATCATCTTGGTACGTGGTGGCGTCATACTGTTTGGTGATTTCGCAGATTGTCTCAGACAGTACCTTGATACAAAGACCATCCCCCACCGATTTCTTCTCCAAAGCTCGGAACACCCGCTTTCCATCGTAGCAAGCCCCGACAAAGTATCCTCCATCAGCACAGAGTTCGCTAATATTATCCAGGAGACCATTAAATGTGTCCAGATCCCTGAAGAAGTAGTGGAGAGCGAATTGTGATGAGATCACATTAAATCCATCCTTGGCCCGACCGTAGTTCTTGTATACAGCCCCTCCGAGCACCTGACTGTCCCTAGGACCTTCTCCCAGGAGGGCGCGGACAGTCCGCTTGCCTGCCACAGTGAGGAGTCCTTCACCGTTCTTGATAGACTTGGAAGCTTCACCATAAAGGAAGAACATTGGCGGTACACTCTTGTACTTAGTAAAGCTGTTTAGGTACCGAGCACAAGCACCGTCGATGCGGTTCTCGATACAGTCCTCGCAGCTATCGATGCCAAGTACCATTCCTGCCCGTGCGGCTATCCATTTGTGAAGATCTCCGGCTTTCCCAACACCAAGATCTAGCACACTGTTACCCGGTCGAATGACTGCAGATAGCAGCTTCCGCTTGATACAGAAGTTGTGGAAGTCTCGCATTGGCGAAGATGTGGATGCCCCTGAAGATAGGTAGTACGCATCACCTGTAACATCGGGGATGTCAGTTCCTGTCGTGATCATCTCTGTTGTGATCGGATTATGTATGCTGGTCCATACACTTTCTGCGACATGGTAAGCGTTACCATAATTCCTACCACCGTTCCGCAGGTCAGCTGTCTTGTCGTACCGGACTTTGATTGGGACCCACCGCCAGCCAGCATCCCGATTGCCATCATAGCGGAACTCGACGATCGTCATATCCTCGATGACTTCTTTCTTGGTCTCAGTCATTATCACCCCTGTAGCATCATCAATCATGAGATTACATAGCGAAGCTGAACTATCGGATGGGTTTGTAGGTCGGAAAGGGGCAGGTTTGTACTCGGAAACCCGATCACTCTGTCGGGATCGGGGGTAATCGCCATCTAAGACCTGCTGGCAAGGACTCAGGTACCCATGCCGTTTCTCATCATATCCTACCCTCAGGACAATAGACTTGTACTGCGTGAGAACTCCCTCTCCAGCCATCGCAACACCGCCCGAGAATACAGTCTTGATTTCATCATCCCCAGAAGGCGTCTTGACGGTAGTACAAAGGAAGTCAATCGTGTTATGTTCAGGAGGCTTCCATTTGAATGAGCGTGTCCAGGTTCTCTTGTTGTTCGGCGGGGTATCGTCACCACTTTCGGTACCCACCGGGAGATCCAGGGGTGTCAGCATAAGACCATCGGTCTCATATTCCATAGCACCATCCTTTATTTTCTGATGTACTGCAGCACAGTTGGCAAATATGTTTTTGTCTGTGTAGAATGCCTTACGTATCAAGACAAGAGGTTGCCCCCCTGGGACTATCGGCTTTGCACCACAGTCTGAAACCACTGTTGTCAGGTGTCGCAACCTACCATCCTTCTTGTCAGATGTGATGAGTGACTCACCACGCACGTCCTTACCTTTCACAAAGTAGCAGTCAAATGCCGCATACTTGTTGTAGTAGACCCCGAACTTGTCATGGATAATGTGTTCTCCATCTATTAGGGTTGATTCCCACTCCTCCCTGGCTACCAACCCCGAGTACTGTATACGCATATTCGTGTCTATCAAGTAGATCTTGCCCCCACGACCAATGTAGAGCATTTTTCTTAGGCCATCGGCCTTGTCTGTTGCTGCATATCCAGCCAAAACCGATACCGTACTATCACTTTTGGCTGCGATGTTCGGAATCTCCAGAGACACAGATGACGGACCAATGAAGTCCCGAGATCTTATTCGCCCAGACGGGGCACTACCATGAACCATAGTGTAGTAGGAGCGAGCGACATCCTCCTGTACTGATGTCGGGATAGGGTAGTTCGACTCCTGGATCCCAGACAGCACAATCTTCGAGACCTTCCTAAGGTCGGCAACAGTCGTTCCTGAGGATGCTTGGGACCCTAGGACCTCCAGCTCTATCTCGAAAGACTCTGGACTCGTTGATACTCCGGCATCAAGGTATGTCATACGAGGAATCAACCGTCCTGTCTTCCCTTTCGGCGATGACCGAACTACACTAAGGTCCGCCCGAAGATTGTAATCGGGATGTGTGAAACTAAACCGCTTGATCAGGCGGAACACCTTTCTTGATCGTTCCCACTCACTAAGCGTTTGTTTGATTCGTCCATCTTTCGGGGTGAGCAGTTCTTCTTTCTGTAATGAAACCCTGATACCCCAATCATCTATGTCTACAGGACGCACATTATTGCCTCCATCAGACTTATAGGCTCCCTTGGTCTCAAAAGTTACGTATGCAGGTACATCCCCGCGTTCGTTGACAGGAATGTTATTAGACTTGCAATAGGCCTGGATAGACTGCATACCTGTGACGGTTGTACGTATGTTTGAGAGACGCATCTGACCCGATTTAGGATCCGTGTACTCGTTCTGGATACGCAAGAAGTATTTTGGGAGAGCCGCTTCAAACCCCTCCGCTTTCAGTCTGGCAATTACTGAGTCAAACTCGATGCGAGTGATACGGGGGCCACGCGACCCAAACCGCATTTCAAGTTCGGCTTGGGCTGACTGTGAATGCAAGTCGCAGATAGTGGCGAGAGATTCATTTTGGACGCTCATCAAGGTAATATATGACGAGCAAATATCCCTATACCTTCTTCAATTTATCGTTCGAGAGACATATGCACCCAATGCATCATAAATACCTCGTTTGTTCGTGGTTTCTGGCATAGGTTGTTCTGTTCTGCCGTATACCTCGCGTAATTCCAATGCAGAGTACTTACTAATTACCTTTATGGGCTTCGCGGGATCCGATGTCATCACATAGTTGTCCTTGATATAGTCAACACCCAATTGAGACCGAGTGTACCGGTCGCGACCCCTTTTCTCGAGGACGATTGGAGTGTCTTTGCCCCAGACCATAGAGATGGCAACTTTACCAACAAGAATGATATAGCTAGCACCATACAAAGCTGATATTGCATGGATAATAGGTAGTGTGGTCGGCTTCATCTCAAGAATGTCGGCAGCATTGATAACTGCCTTTATTCCACATGCCTTCAACGGGACCTTGCCTGATGCTAGACGTTCTGCTACCTGAGTCCGTACCGCTATCTCGTCGGACCTGGGGACAGGCGTGAACATAGTCAAAGTCTCTTCCATAAATAAATGGAAAAAACTATGTTCCTCTTGGTTGTCACGCCTTTTTTTCCTCTTTTTCTGGGGTGTGCTCTGTGGAAGTCGATGGATAGCTCGGTTAATAAAATCGCTGTCGAGTTCCGTCATGCCTACATAGCATCAGTACATGTCTTGAAGTAGTTCTTTCTCAGTAGGTCTTTCTCTTTCTCTTGGTCTTCAAGAAACTGTTGCTGGAGTTCGACATATCCCACGAACTTCTGCAGCTGCTCAATAACATCATGCTCGATATTAGACATATTCACGAAAACTCCGTTTGCATTCTCATCAAAAGATACCGAGTTGTCGATCAGGATTTTGAGGGCTCGAGCTTGGTTGCTTCGCTCGAACTCCTCAAGGTGGTCTTTAAGCTCGACTAAACTCTCTGTATTTGACATTACTTACAGGGAACATAGGTGTGTCTAAGCTATTTTCCCCGGAATGCGAACGACGGCTTGCTACTTCCGCTGACAACAGTCCCCACTACAGAGATACTTGTGTCCCTCAGCTCGTATCTCTGCCCGGCTACCTTTACGGTGATAATGTCACCAACGGACGAGTCTTCGAAGACATTACTGTCACTCTGATGGTCCCGCGCCACAAATACAACAACAGGGCTTGGTGTCTCCTTGGTCGTAGCCCGGATTCCCGCCTTAGTAATATTCTGCACGACGCATCCATGTATCAACATCCCCTCCACAGGACGGCAGATCAGGCACTGAAATACAGCGTTGAACATGACATTAGAACCAGATGCCTTTCCTGAAGAGTACGTGAGAAGGACAAGGGACCGGGGCTTCACGAACCCTTCTGCGATACATGTGCCTTCAATAGTGCGACGGATTTTCTCGAGAAGGATACCTACCAGATTCCGACCCACCTCTTGTATTCCAAGCTGGACAGTCTGAGAGATAATGGCTTGATTGTAGAGACCTGCAGTTCGGGGCGGGCGAGCACGCCTCTGTACCGGCTTATCTACACTCATAGCAGGAGTCTCTGATACAATAACGTCACCAGGTGGTGCACCCCCATTGGCTTCTTCTACAGTCTGAACAATTTGTTCTGCAGTCGAGAGATCCGGAGAGTCCATCATTGTTATCAGTACACAATGTTTCTCTGAATGTTCAATTTTCCTATAACCTACCTATTACGACCCAAGTTCGTCCGAATAGCTTCTTCCAGCCCCAAAAACCATCGTTGCCCATTGTGAGCTATACTGTCGTAGTGCCGCAAGAGTAGTTCTTCATCGATGCAGAGCTCCTTAGCGTTCTTTGGCAGGTCTGACTCAACGTATCTCTCGGTGCCTAGAATGGCATTCAGAGTCCTGACAGCGTCACGGCGTCCCTTCTGGTCACATCTATGTCCCTGGGCCCGATGTTTCGAAGTGTCCCTGACTTTGAACACAACATCACCGCCAGTCTTCGTCGGTACCATCATGCCTATAGCAGGGGCGAGCGGCATTTGTGGTCGGCTAGCAATGAATTCAATAGTAGCAAGTCGTTGTACTGGTGTAGCTGCAGTAACGCCTTGGTCGGTCACCGCATAGTAAACGAGTTTTTTGTCTTTCGGATTGGCCAGGACCATATATGTTCCACCATCCACGTCATATTGCCGACTTGAGTATGCCAACAGCATACTTGCCTCAAAAGGAGTACTATGGGATGCAACCAGATGCCCGAACATTGCAACTTTGTCGTCTAACGAAAGCAAATCGATAACCCGATCACAGATGTACTGTAGAGCCTGGTCACGTGTCATATCTATCACACTATTCAATCGGTTTGGCTTCACTAGAGCATTACCCAACATCTTGTGCCAGTCTAAGTCAGTGCGTATATCTCTGTAAAACTCCTTGTATATTCCTAAAGCCTCGTACTCTTCCTCACTCACAGTAGCCTGCATCTCGGCCCATTGTTGTCTTTCTTCTCTAGACATCGTCACTCCCCGACTGATCTCTCCCAACTGTAACTTCTGATAGTCATGTTCCCGGTGAGTCCAACCAATCTGCCTCTCTATCCTGGAAAGTAGCTTTTTCACTTCAGTTGGGGCATCTATAGCATTTTTCTCTGCAGCAAGTGGGATATACACTGGCTTCTCTGGGATAGGAACCCGCCGCTCATACATGCTAATCCTAGCATCCTGTAGATCAGCCGGTTGGAATAGATAATACTCACCTATGTTGACAATAGTCCCTCTCCGACCCAGCATATCTAAAACAGGTGGTCCAATACCCGCCAGTACTCTCGTTATGGCAGCATCGATCTGAACGAGAGGATAGTCTCGCTGCATGTTGACCTCCCGTACGAGATCCGCTCGGGTGTAAGCATAGTCCTTCGCGAATGCATCAACAACTCTCTTCTCTACCGCCCCAATATTCATGGTAACGAAACCGTCTGTGTATGTGGACATAGATGGTACTTCAGGGAGTGCAGCTGCAGGAGAGCATGTATATACACAGTCGTCCATAAAGTCACAAAGCGATGTCCGTGGCTTGTCCCCCACCATATAGTCGACCTCAAGGCCTGACGATAGAATCTGCTCAGTATTCTTCTTTATTCTGCTCGGCTCTATGACATTTTTGTTCAGAAGGCAGTCAACCGCGTTCTCTTTCAGAGCTCGTGAAACAGCTCCTATCTTCACCGCTTTCCTCTCAGCCAGCCTGTATACATAAGTGTCTGCTGCCTCGATGCTCTGGTCAGGGAGTGTCGTACCATAATACCTTATTTCGACATTTCTCTCGGCGAAATGAAGAGCTCGGTGGCTACACCATCTCACAGCTCGCCCCACGATCTGTTCAAGACGATTGAGATTGTACCAAGGGTCCATGATGTGCACCTGGCGTATATTAGTGAGGTCGATGCCTTCCGATCCTGCTTCAGAGATGATAACTACCTTGACTAAAGACCCATCCGCATTAGCCGTATCAGTGATCTTCCGCACCTCTGCTGCATTCCCTGGTGAAAGTAGTGGGTCACCTGTAATCATAGCATAGCTGAATTGTTTGGCATCATCTTTAGGGGGGTCGGCAAACAGAGACTCTCCAATACTTCGTGTTAAACCCATTTCTTCCAAGGCAAGAGCTATCGGTACACATCCACCATCGATGTACTGCGAGTATACAAGTATAATCCCGTCAGAAGCGGCAACAGCTTCACACACTGCAGCGATCTTTGCACTATATTCCTTCAGAGCTGGCATCGCTAAGAATCGCCCGTGTTGTTCTATAACTTCTTGCCGGTACGCGAAGCCTCTCTTAGTTTCAGAATTATAGGCGAATGCACTGTTTAGACCTGTCCGTCCCACTGAGTCAAGGGGGCTCTCACCAGGAACAGACGGATATACTATGTCAAGAGCCTGGAGTGGTAGGTTCAAAGCCTGATAGCCTATACCCTTGTCATTAGGTATCCGACCAGCCATGCTTCCAACGCAGTCCTCATACACTGACATCTGGTAGGAAGAGAGATCAACCATGTACAAGTCCAGGAATTGTAGCGACTGAATGATCGTTGCCCCATTCAGTTGCTTCTGAGCGAGAGGACGAGACATATAGCTATGATCGGGGGCGAATGTTGTCGGATAAAACTTGAAAGGGAATGCGTAAGGGTTGTCACCTCGCACATACGAAACATACCCTCTTGATCCCTCGACCAAAGCCTCCCTACCGATATCCCTTCCGCGGTCCTGGATGAATATCCCGTCTTTAGTGAATACGTCGCCTGCCAGAAGAGGGGGGCGTTTGTCATTAAGACGCAGAAGGTTGACCAACCAAACAATTTCCTCAGGGGCATTGAACATCGGGGTTGCTGACATCAACAATAACTTCAAGTTCGTAGCGTTCTTCACAAGCTGATGAAGATACTTCGCCGTCCTATCCCCCTTTTTGTCCAGTCCGGTAGGTGCACCCTTAGTGGTTCGGATATTGTGTGCTTCGTCTATAACGATAAGACGTCCAGAGAATTCATTGTCTATTCCGGAGGTAACAAGCCGTTTCCGATCGGCTGGGTTTTCTATAGAAGCATATCTCTCTATGATCCTAGCAATGTAGTTCGAAAACTGCTCAGGTCCCATGAAAAGATAGCTACGGCGTATGATCTGCTTCACGAGCCGAACTATATTTGGCTTTTCCAATCCTTCCACACCCATTGGATTGATCTCGCGGAGCATTTCTTCGCCGGCACATGCCTGGATGTTCCAACGCCCACCTATCTTCTGCAACTTTCGATCATCAAAGAGCTGTTTCTTGAAGTTCTCTTGGACATTAGGCGATGCCACTATGATAATCCTCTTCTGTTCACCAATCTGATTTAGATACTGCCGCATCTCCTCAGTCACTGAGATTGCAGAACAGGTCTTCCCCGTACCTAGACCATGGAACAGAATCAATCCGTTATACGGTGTCCTAAAAGAGAGGAAATTCCTCACGAATGCCTGATGTGGCAAAAGCTCGAATTCTGCCGATTCGCATAACTTTGCAGCCTGGGTCTCCAGATCATACACCCGGGTATCGGATTTTAAGTCTGCGAATTCCTTCTTCGACACCAACCCTAGGCTGAACATAGGATCTGTGAGTGGAGGATACACATACGATGGCACACCGGTAGCACTGAGCTCTTCGCTTTCCTTCTGCTCAAGATAGCGGAGGTACATGTCGCGACTAGCACCATCCAATGTACCAGACGATAGGGCTGATGCGGCACTCTCTATACTCTCAGGTTCAATTACCAGCCTTGACTTGACGCCCCTTTTGGACATACTTGCTATACCCCAACATTATCAGTTGGTATAGAACAGCCGCAAAGATTCTAGCGTAGATTTAGCATCTTCTATGATTTTCTTTCGTTCGCCATGATATTCTCTTACTACGTCAAGAGCCTCGCCATAAGTGAACCATCTTGCGTCGCCAATCTCACTTACTTGATAGTTCGAGAGATCTCCGGTAGTGTCTAACACGTTGGCCAGGAAATACTTATACTTGTATGTCTTCATGTTGCTCCCGATGAATGTCTCTTCGAGTGGAATAATGTTCTCTATAATATGAAACTGCGACATCGGCAGACCTGTCTCTTCTGAGACCTCCCTATAAGCACATTCGATATCCTTTTCCTGGAAGTTCTTCCGCCCCTTCGGGAACTCCCACTCAGGTTCTACCCAGTTGGTCCTACTCCGATCCACTAGATATTGCAAGTCTATAATTGTCCCATTGACACTAATCCCTCGACGTAAGGAATTGAACAACGAACATGCATTCTCCGTCTCGAACCTATAAGAACATGTTTCATGCTCTTCTCCCCAAGCTTGCTCCCAGAGTTCATGGTGCGTCTTGATGAGAAGATCGCTCTTCTCGGTTACTGTCATTATATCGATCAAGATCTGTAGCATACGGGTATTCGTAAGATCAAACTTGCCGCGTACAAAGTCCATGAAACCAACAGTTGTCTTCCGTCGCACCATCAAATACCGTAAGGTCCCATCTCCACCCAGAGAGAAAGGAATCATTCCCACGCTTAGTATTGGTGAACGAACGCCATGACCCATTATCCAGCTGTCGCCTCTCATCCTAGTATAACCGCATAACTGGTTCTAAGTCAATGCGTCAGAAAGGGAGTTGCCCCGTTACCTAGCAACATAGCCTTCGTAAGTAGTTCCATTCATCTCGATAAAGTATCGCACTGAGCTTAACATCTTGTACATTCATTAGATGCATATTGCACTGTGGCTTCCAAATGCGTACCGAGTTGCCAAATAATAGCGGTGTAAATACTATCATGATACCGGAATTGTCCTATCTCGACTGGAGAGATAGCTTCTGGCACTACGCAATGATAGTAGTGTCTTCCTATCCAGACAAGCCCTCCCAGGTACTACGGAAGAAAGTCTATAGATTCTTCACGGATATCCCTGCGATGATGCCCGACCAGGAGTTCAGACATAAGTACACCGAACTCCTTAGTAGATTCCCTGTGTCGCCTTACCTCGACTCAAGAAATGATCTCTCGAAATGGATAACATTCTTCAGGAACAGGATAGGAGAGACATACAATGAAAAGACAGTCACAGAGCCGGACATGTGGAAGGAGTACTCCGACTCATTAGGTCCCACTCCGGCTCAACAACCTCATCATCCGAAGTGGTACGCACTCGTAACGATGGTCACCGCAACGTTAATTCTCCTTCTCTTCGCTTATTCTGGCGAAGGACGCCGAACGTCCGCAGCGTGAAGTCAGTAGCCGTTATTCTCATGATCATCTAATGAAGTTAGAACTTGTTGCACTGATAGTGACTGGTCTAGCCATGGCTGACATATACTATGACCGAAAGTACACGAAAATCGTCCTCAGCTGGACTAAATACGCTCGTATTGCTGCAATAGGCTTTGCTGGAATTACTGCCTATTCCATCATGAGAAAATCACCCAGACAGACACAGTCCCTTTTAGTCAGTGCTGGAGACCTGTTCAGACATATGCCAGTCGATCGACAAACCGCCAAGTTATTTAGCCCATTCTTACCGGACGCCGAAACCCCCACTCCCAACGAACAACGAATTATATCTTCGGGAAGCAAGCATCCTCCGCCTGGTGGCACTGTTAAGAGATCCGTTAGTGAGTCTAAGAAGAAATATGTAGCCGCGTCCCAAGGATGGAAATGCCAGAAATGTCAAACTGTACTGGCAGCAACGTATGAAGTTGATCATGTTCTTGACTTACAGTACGGTGGGACAAATGACGTGGGGAATCTAGTAGCGTTGTGTAGGAACTGTCATGGAGAGAAAACCATGAGTAGACACTTGTGAGATTATGATGTGCAAATATAACAAAGACATGGAACCCTATGTTCTGCTTATCATAATCATAATCATAGCACTCCTCCTTGGAGGGTTATATACAGCAAGAGGTTGGCTCACAGGGAAATTTCCAACTCTGGCTCGGGCAGCGACTGCTGCTACTAATGCGACACAGGCACCCCAACAGACGCGTGGTGGAGTAACTGCAATGGGGGTTGGTGAGAAATTAATCTACTGTGCGAAGGCAAACAGAGGAACTGTAGCCGCTACCGCAGTATGGCTTATTCTCTCAATAGTGACTCTCTTTCTAATCGGCTACAAAGATGGAGACAAGACAAGTATGTTTTTCCTGGAATTCATCCTCATGGTACTCGTACCAGCCGCTATAGCTCTGCGTGGGGCAATGAAACCTCCATCGACCCGTATTCAAACTATGGCTATACTCAAGTCAATCTATCCAGATATCCCAAGAAAGCCTACTATAGAGGATACTGACGATATAGTAGGGGGATTTAATCAAAGAATAAACGATGCCACTAACGCCCTCGGCCTGTTAGATCCACCAACAAATGATAACAAAGCAGCTCGAACCCGGCTACAAAATATCATCATCACTGCAACCTCAACTCGAAGGAGATTTAATTTAGCAGCTGGAAACTATCATAATGCCAATAATGATGAAAGTGTTAGTACCGGGGAACAATGTACAGAATTCCTTACAACTGATTTCTTAAAGACAGGTGGGCTTATCGTATGGGCTCTGATAGTAATCACCACTCTTGTGGTTTTATGGGGTAAAAGCGGAAACTCACAAGCCAATGTGGCTATCTCAACATTGCTGATATTTGTAGTTCCGTTCTTGATCTGGTATCACGGAGCGAAGTCTGGACAGAGTGGTGGTGCAAGATCAGAAATGGATGAAGGTAGCCCATCAGAGTCGGTAATATTCCAGTCCGGTTTGTTCGCTCTAGCGGCTGCATTAGTAGCAGTAGGGGGTGTTTTTCTAGTGAAGGAGGCCTCGCAAAGTGAACTAATCGGTGCTGCTGTGAAATACATAGTCTACGCAGGGGCAGGGGGTATCGGTGCCATCATCTTGTATAGGCTATTCAAGAAGTACTCAGGGAACGTCCCACTTGACGGACTGGCGAGTACCGATACATTAATAGAAGGCATTCCATTCGGTGTCAAATTCCTGCTCCTCGAATTACTCGCTGTCGCAGTAGTCGTGGGCTATCCTGCTGTCCAGAAGAAACTTCTTACTATTGCTATGCCGAAAGGATCCAAGATATTCTTGGAGGACCCTGTGCCCCTCGATAAATCAACGAACATTAATGCATTTTCCGACCTGACCGGAACTCTGCCAAAGTCGTACCCCTACTCACCTATGTATAACTACTCGGTTGGTGGGTGGTTCTTCTTTGATAGTGTATCAGGTAGTGGTACTCCACTGAAGACGACTGGATACATACCTATCCTCGACTTTGGAGGGTCTCCAATACTCACCTTCAACCCAGCAACTGCTCACATGAAGGTTGTCGCTGATATCGCAGGAGGTGGAAAAGCAACGCTATACGATGATATTGTCCCTCTCCAGCGATGGAACAACGTTGTTGTGACATTCAATAAGGGCACGGCTGATGTACTGATTAACAATACGATTGTGGGAACGCGGAAAAATACAACGCCTGTGCAAACTAGGGGTCCGATAACGGTGGGATACAAGATCCCAAAGGAGTCGGGTGTTCGTGGCGGTGCCACTAACGTATTTTTCTCTCCAAAACCGATGAACCGATTCATATCGGGACTGAACTATAGACTAATGGCACCGACTGAAGGAGTCTAGGGGGGGGGGGGTGATAATCTTCTGACACTCTATATATAATGAAGTTCAGCAACATCGTCCTGGGGGTCGCAGTGATTCTGGTGATTTACTTTCTCTATGACTACTTCTTCGGCGGCAGCTCTACTACATCGAGTCCATCATCGCTTCTTGATGCCAAGTCGATGCAGGTAGTAGGTGCAAACTCGCTCCCTGCTAACGTCTCTACAAACTATGGCTACAGTATATGGTTCTATGTTGACGACTGGAGCTACCGTCTAGGAGAATCTAAGACTATCTTTGATAGAACTGGCAGGGGCAAGAATTCGGGGTCACCATTAGTCGTCTTCGATCCATCCGAGAACAACATTACCATTAGTCTAGCGACAACTGGCTCTGGTGCCGCATCTACAAGCAAGTGTGCCATCAGCAATGTACCTCTGCAAGCATGGACCAACCTTATCATCACACTGAATAACCGTGCTCTTGATGTCTACATCAACGGAAAGCTTGTAAAGACATGCCTCCTTGATGCACCTCCCGCTGTTGAGTCGGGTTCGAGTGTCAGAATCACGCCGAACGGCGGATTCTCGGGGTATACGTCGCGGTTCCAATATTACGCCATGCCGCTCAGCCCTCAGCAGGCATACAACATCTACAAGAGTGGATATGGCGGCAGCTCTGGTCTAGGGGATGTCTTCAACAAATACCGAGTGAAGGTAGGATTCCTTGATAACAATCGGGAAGTCAACAGCTTCGAGATATGATTTTCTGAAGCATGTATATAGTAATGAGTGCTCCAGCTACCCGCAGTGTTTTTCCTGGACAACCTGTATTACCGGCAGCCCGTGCCGGTGGTTCAAAGACTAATGAACTTGCGGAATTCCTGAACTCGAACTCTGTAATTGCAAAGATAGCTTTCCTTCTGGTGGTGGTGTTTGCATTCAGCATCATTCTGAAACTAGGATCACAACTAATGGCATATATTTACAGTCCATCTGCATCCCCGCATCTAGTGAAGGGGGCAAAAGAAGCCAAGGAAATGTTGCGGATTCCCCAAGACCCTAGCGTTAAGGGTTCTATTCCCGTGATGCGATCTAGAAACCAGGGCGAGGGTATCGAGTTTACATGGTCTGTATGGATCTTCGTGGAGAGTCTGAGCGACTACAAGCCAGGTCAGTATAAGAATGTCTTCTATAAGGGCTCTGCACCGTCTTTCGGCCCTGACGACAAGGGACTCAACTTCCCTAATAACGCTCCTGGGCTATACATTAAGCCAAACACAAACGCTCTCTCCGTCATCATGAACACTTACACACAGATCATGGAGGAGATCACTGTACCCGATCTTCCTCTCAACAAGTGGGTCAACGTGATCATAAGAGTTGAAGGCGACATCCTAGACGTCTACATCAACGGCATCATCGCTGTGCGGCATAAGCTGAGCAGTGTGCCGAAACAGAACTACGGTGATGTGTGGGTGAACGCAAGTGGAGGGTACGACGGACTTCTCTCTTCACTCCGCTATTTCAACTATGGACTGAGTAGCATGGAAATATATTCGCTTGTTCAGGAAGGACCTGACCTCACCATGGACAAGAGTATAGATGTCAGTCCACAATATCTGTCAATGCGATGGTACTTCGACAATGCAAACCAATAAACAGTAGAAGTTATTATGAACTATTGTTTATTGCCTAAGCGATGGGTTCGTGCATAGTTGTTTCGAAGAGTAGACGTTACCTGACTGGCAATAGTCTCCAGCACCAACCTGCAAACAAGATCTGTAGCCATCCTGGGTTCCCACGTAACACCAACCCTTTTTGCCGCGGCATTGAACAGCAGACGTCATTGTGGAATCTGGTTTTGGGACTTGTGTCTGACCAGCAACGAGTGCTGCTCGGCTAACGCTGTCGAGCGAAGCCTCTATCTGTTTGTCGATCCCCTGTGCCGTTGCCACTGCACCTTTAGTGGTGAGACCCAGCAAACCAACGAACTGTGATGTGAACTTCCTAATTGTGGCGGCAGCAGTCGACCCGGCGAATGCAGTCGTATGTGCAAGAATAGCAACGATATTGACACCGAGTAAGATGAACAGACACATAATAATGATAACTTTCATGCCACTAGAGGACTGTGGTTGGACTACCGATAGAGCGGTGGGATTCGACACGGTAGTTTGGTCGATAACACGATTAAACCAATCCGACTCAGAAGAAGCCATATTAGACTATTAGGATAAAATCAATCGTCTGTTTCTTCCCATACCACTTCCGGGGGGTCTGCCCATTCCGCGAAAGGCAATGCTGCTGTTGTGGCTCTCTCGAGTGATAGAAGGTCATCCAAAGCTGTCCTCCGTCTTTCAAGAGCACCGCCTTCTTGTTTCTTGTTACGTTTCTGCCTTGAGATGAGCTTCCACCTCCACTCGAATTGGAGTGCCGCCTGCCAGCTCGGGAAGTTTTTGACGTAGCACAGACGACGCCAAGAGTGTCCTTTCTTTACGTGACGTGTCGTGGCTACTGCACCCCCTTTTATCTCTCCGTTGTGCTGTCGCAACCTCCTATCCAAGTTTTTAGTCGCACCGACGTAAGTCATGCCATTTGTACACACAAGGCAGTAGACGAAACAGGGAGATTTCTCTTCGGTCTCCATCGGCGATATATTGAATCTTAGTATATATTAAGGTTGTTATGGATATTGTTCGGCGTGATCCGAGTAGTGCCATCTGCCCAAAAGGCTATATGAAGCTTGGTGATAGCGGTCTGTGTGTGAAGAGCGAAAGAATGAAAGAGGGTTCGTTTGAACTACCGGCTGACTTCAAGAAATGCCCTAAAGGTTTCTTGATAAAGCCCAAAACCCGACAGTGCCTGAAATCAACGAAAAAGAAAAAAAAGGGTTCCGCTAAGAAGACCGTGAAGAAACGCTATACTGATGACGTGATAGAACTGGCGGCTGATGCTAAGCAATGTCCACAGGGTTACGCTCGCATAAAGGGCACCAGAAAATGCAAGAAGCAGACCACAGGAGCAGCTAAGACGGTAAAGAAGAAAAAGACTACACCTTTGAAAGGCGTACCCCTGCCTCCTGGTGCGAAAAGGTGTCCAAAGGGATCTAAGAGGATTCCAGGCACGGCTCTGTGTCGTTCAGTTGTTGTCGTTGAGCCAGCAAAAGTCCCGAGCAACCAGAATCCGTATAATCCCCCGCCCTCACACAATCTAGGGGAAGTGTTAAAAGAAATATCTCCTTCAAAGAAAGTCCTGAGGACCCGCTCACCTTCTGTGAATAAATACCTTGGCACGAGGAAGACGCCTGCCCTACAATTCTGTCCGGCCAAAATAGGTGACTACGAGATTGGGTCGGAAAAGCATCCCAATAAGGTCTTGGTCATGACCAAGACTGGCAGAACCGAATGGGTTGGTTGGTCTACAAAAGCTGCTAAAGAGTACATGATGCAGCAGTTTCTCTCGAATGCTATTATTGACTGTAGCACGATTCGAGGACCCAACCAATACTTTAGTAACTGTTGGTTCAATGCCTTCTTCATGGTGTTCTTCATAAGCGACAAGGGGCGGCGTACATTCCGCTACATTCGCAACGCTATGATCACTGGTGAGTTCCCGGCTACCACGAAAAAGGCGAGGTCCGAGATACCAAAGCCCTATAGGAAGGGTATGTTCTATATCAACGCCCTAATACAGAACTCCCTCCATGGAGCACTCCCAAAAGTTTATGATACGAACAGTGTTGTCAAAGCTCTGAATGCAGCAAGCTCCAAAGTCAAGGGGAAAGCAATCTTCCCAAAACTAAATCAGTACTCGAACCCGCTCGCCTTCTACATAAACCTAATCAATGCACTAGAAGGGACAGCCATGACCAACCGAGTCAAACTAGCTACGATCAATGTATCATTGAATGCGTTGTCCGAGTTGAGAGCAGCTATCTCTTTGGCACAATTCAGTCCTGCATCCTGGCACAAACGACTATACGAAAAGTCGGGGCAGTACATGCACGATGTTGACAATAATGTTATGCCTGATTTCATAGCTATTGAACATCCGGAACTTATAGATACTCATAAAGACGAAAGTGTCGCAAATTGGTGGATAAAGGAAGGAAAGAAGAAGTGGGGGTTCCATGGGTATGGACACAAAGACGGAGACAGCCCGCGGTTCCAGCTAAAAGGAAAAGATGGCAAGAAGTACATCTACGAACTCGATTCACTCGTCTCTCGCGACACTACCCAGCAACACTTTGCTTGTTTCCTAACATGCAACAAGACTGAATACATTTTCGATGGAGCCTGCGATACTAGTATTATTCCACTTGACTGGAAGAAACAGGCCAGAGACCATACACCCAGAAAGCTTTTGCAAAGAAGCAGCACTGGACTAAAATTCGATATTCTCCGGAACTACAATATTTCGTTCTTCTATCGGGTCGAATAACGTGGTGACTCCCCCATACGTACTTCCGTTTCAGTAGAGAGTTGTCCTTTCGCAGGGGCAAGCAGACGCCATTTCCTAAACTTAGAGTCGTAACGCCCGGTCATCAAGATCGTACTCCTCTTTACGTACTTTGCAGGATCGATATCCTCAAACTCATCCTCGTCAGGACTTATCTCACCGAGGTCTACGTCTGCATTTTCCCGTATTTTCCGGAAAGCCTTGTTCAGTTCAATACTCTCTACAAGAGACTGTACACAAGCCCAGCGGGTAACGTTTCCATCACCCGAACGAAGTTCGTAAACATCTTGGGCAATGTGCGGCGTCACTGCAAACGTACACTCTGTTGTTCTGCCATCATCCTTCCTTTGCACGGTGAATGGCCTAATCTTCCCAGGACCCCAATCTTTGTGGCGGTACAGTATGGATTCCACATCATATGGTAGGTTCCTGATCTTCGTAGACAGTTCTTTATAGGACGCTGCCAAGACAGGTTGTCCGAACGTAATACACTGTTCGTTGTAATGCGTTGGGTTCAAATGCCTTCCTACTACCTCGATATATGTAGCTCTTTTGGAGTATCCAATATCTGAAAGCATTGACCCAGCAAACTGATACACATCTGTCATTGCAAAGAATGCTCGTCCCTTAACAGTGAACAGTGTGCCAGACACTATAGTGCCTGCCGAGACAACATCATCGAATGAAGAGATATATTGATAACCATGTGATATACCTCCACTACGAGAGTCAATACAAAGAACGTGGCATGTTGGTCCGCTCTGGGACACGTGCCACCAACCCAATGCGTTCTTTCCTTTGGGTATAGCATGACAGCTGTCATACCCAAAGACACGTGATTCCGACTTTGTTGTTGATTCTAGTGAGAATGACGGAAGTTCATTGACTAGATCACGAAGGGGGTGTTTCTGTAATTCCATCTCCTTTTACACGATCCATATCTCAGAGTTGTTTTAGAAGACTGTTAGCGTAATCATCCAGCTCTGCAGGCTCTTCATCAGTATTCTCTCCGCCATCCGTCTCGGCTATCACCTGAGCTGTCATTTTATGTGCAACAGACTCGTCTCGTTTTTCGAGGGAACGACTAGCACCCCAGTTGTTTTTTGCTTGCTTGTACGCTTGTTCGAGAGAGGACAGAGCTACAATTGATAGGATTGCACAGCATATTATGTAGAGCAACCACGACATGGATATATGTCATGGTGAAAAACTATTCCGGGACCCGAACGTAATTCTCTAGAACTTCCTCTAGGTTCAGGTCGCCCAGAGGATAGTCGCACTCGAAGTATGCCCTTGACACCCCTTCTCCGAGAGTTTCTTGTATGAATATGAGTCTTTGGTTGATAAACCACTTGTCAGTCGAAACAGTTACTGGAACGTGGTTCACTGGAATACGGTATGTCTTCTCTCTCTTTGACCATTGGTGATTCGATTGCCAGCAGTCCACACCACAAAGCACTGATTTCTGTGATGATCCTGTTTCTACGAGCCTCTGGACCCATACATTGGTTTTGCCAAATGTATACTTGCCATCATCTGCCGCAAGCATCGTGTATGTAGACGAATAGGATGGTGGTACAGGAGGAGTTTTGAGATAATTTGGTGGGAAGTAGAGTTCATACATTGATTTACCATCAAGGAAACCATTTAGACCCTTAATGTGATCACATCACACCATGGTAGCTATCGTGATTGTACAGAAAAACGGCGATTCTGTTTCCCAAGAGGTTCGGGACGCTTCCAGCGAAAACCTTTACAAGCGTGTTGGGCTACGAGTCCCAGGAACGTTTGCCAAACAGGTCTCATGGAAAGTGGGATGCGACGGGAATAGCATCTATGTTTCGATATATGCGAGAAACACCGGCAATGCAGGGCAGGAAAACAAGACAGAACTCCCACCACCTATTGACAATGACCTCTACTTCGGAAGGATAGCAATTGTGGCATCGAAAGATGAGGATGGCGAGGATCCTGTTGATCTCCCGTTCGAGATCTGGAAGAGTGTTAGAGAAAAGCTCTTCGGAGGATTTGAAGATCTGGGGGGAGACGATAGCAGCGAGTCCGAAGATGATATCGCCCCAGAAATGATGACGAAGCATGGTTACGAGAAGGATGGTTTCGTTGTAGATGAATCTGATGATCCAGAGTGCAGTGACATTGGAGACTCAGAGCTTAGCGAGGATGAATACGAAGGGGAGTCAGAATACAGTGAAGACAAATCCTCTTCGAACTCCTAAATTGATTTACAAGTAAATGTACGCAACACGTCAACAACATGTCTATTACAGATCATGGAACGCTGCGAGCCAAACTCGCGGAAACATTCGGGGGGCTTTTGGAGTCCCCATCGCGAGGACGGAACGCAGAGAAGAGTATCTACAATGCTGTTCTGAAAGAGGCGGAACAACGGCGAGTTCCGACGAAGTGGCGGGATCCGAACTTCTCTACACTCTATCTCTCGAGGGCAAAGACAATGTTCACGAACCTCCGGATGCCTGCACCGAAAGACCAGATATCACTCGTTCGCCGGATTCAGCTGAAGCTCGTGGCGACGAAGGACCTCGGTACGATGACGCACCAGGAGATGTGCCCATGGGTATGGAAGAGTCTTATTGAGGCGAAGATCGCCCGCGATAAGAGTCAATACGAGATCAATATGGAGGCAGCCACAGAGGAGTTCAAGTGCTTCAAGTGCAAGAAGCGGAAGTGCACCTACTATGAGTTACAGACCCGGTCAGCGGATGAGCCCATGACCACCTTTGTCAGCTGTCTTAACTGTGGGAATCACTGGAAGTGTTGAACACTGGGCTTAAGGACAGCTTGCACAACCTTGGCACGCTACAGAGTCGGCCTCAAGCAGATAACCATGCATCTCGGATGCTAGGGTCTCTAGTTTGCGAACAAGCGTGTTGTCATGTGCAGTTTGAGCCGTGGCAAGATCGGTTGCGGCAGTGGCAAGATCGGTTGCGGCAGCGATGAGCACTGCTAGAGCGTTGTTAACGGCATCTTGTAGTGCAGTATCATTGGTGGTATCAGCAGCTTGAGCGGCCAGAGCGACTTGGTATGCAGTATTAGCATCTGTATGGTCGGTTACAGCATCTGTATGAACGGTCTTAGCAGCATCCAGTGCTTGGCTGGTGGTAGAATGATCGTTGTCAGATGCCGCGGCGAGAGCATCTGCTACCTTATCTTTCAGAGAGTATGTGAGGGGGACGGTCACTACAATATTGTCCACCAACTGCACGCCAACGCTGCGTCCTTCGAGGGCGACTCCAGCAGGAGAAACGGGATCTAGTTCATACATCCTCGATACACTTGCTGTGAAAGTATTGATCGGATTATTAGCGGCATCGTAATCGGCCGCTACTTGGTGAGCTTCCTCCTGCACGGCCAACGCAACCGCTGGTAGGGCACTTCCGGAATTGGCTGCAGGTGCCACCATTTGGTTTGCAGCCCGGTCGAATATCCTTTGCTGTAATGCTATTTTTGTAGTTATTGGTATACTTTGGCCTTCCACCACTCGTTCCGCGATTGCTCGTGCAGTTTTGGAATCATTGCCTTGGTAGAAACACGCGGGCAATGTATCTGATGTGTCCTGGGCTTCCATGAGGTTAGTGTAGAAAGCACCAGCCGCACCTGGGATGAACACCTGCGAGTTGCTCTCGAGTGCGTCCCGAATGATGGTATACCCAATCGCCTTCTGTGCGGCCGTGTAGTATATGCTTGCATTAGCTAGATCTTCCACAACATTGGCCAGCCAGTTCACGTTAAATCCAAGCAGCATCGTAGCAAGGTCCAACTGGGGGCCAGACTTCCGAACAAGAGCCAGCACGGATTCAATCCGTGGTGTAGGCTTGCAACTGCATGTGGTTGGCAATGGAGGCGGAGAAGCTTCACAGTTACATTCCACAAATGGAACAACATTATTTGCCTCTGGGTTCCAAGACGGACATTCTCTCGACAGGCCCACCAGCGGGAGACGCCTGTTACAGACCGCTGCCCCTCCTCGGTAGTAATAGGGGGTCGCTTGCTGCTGTATTCCCGCCTTGTTCATCGCATATGCCTCCATTATGTCCGCATTTCGCGTACCGCGGATTCTATTGATCGGATCTGACGATGGAGGCAGTAGTGGATAAGTCTGAATCACTCTAGATAGTGCTGGTGTTCTATCAGAATCGGAGGTATTCAGGAAGCCGAGGTAGGCATCATTAAGAAGAGGGAGCAACGGAGTCGGAACGACCCAGGATTTCAGCTGGTTCAAGGTTTCTTTTAGAGCTTGAATTTTAGTCTGGAGTGCGTCTTTGGCATTGCCGACGGCTGTATTCTCGTAGACCATGCCGAGTTGAGAAAGGAGACACTCTAACTGGAGGCTCGCCTGATGAGCGATCTGGGCATCGGTATCGTTATCGGCACTCATCGTGGTGAATGTGCTATCAAGCACCTGGAGGATAGTGGTGTTCCCATCTATTATAGGCAGCACTCCCAGAATCCCGATACGTATTGGAATGGGGGCATCGGGTACCTGATAGCATCTACGTGCTTTGCAACTAGCCTGTACTGGTGCCATGCAACACTGTACTTCTCCTGCTATAGAGTATCCAAGCTTCATCTGTGCGATGGCAAGTGCAAGCACAAGCATAAAATAAGAGTTCGATGATAGACTGGTGGCGGTGGCGGTGGTGCCATCCTCGTAAGGCAGTTTTTGTGCTAGGATAGACCGTACGTCCGCGTCGGTCAGATTTGTATAGTCGTCCTCTTGTAGCAGGTTAATTTCCGGATCGCCGGGGAGAGTGAACATCTCAACGGTCTTAATTCCTGAGAAATCACCAATCGGTGTGTTAAGCAAGAGAGCTAGTTTTTGGTTGTCGGTGGCATTAGCCCAATCTACGCCGGTAATATCCTCGCCGCGGACAAGCGTTACTATGTTGTTAACTTTCGCAATGTCCGTTACATAGTTTGTTTTCCACCCTCCCGGTGAAGCCTCGGAGGTTACACCTTGAGCCATCTGGAGAAGCCCTTCAAAATCATCTAGAATCATGTTGAACTTCTGCTGCTGGGCTTCTTTGGAGCCTCCGTAAGCCAGCTGCTTAACTTCCTGGAACGGTTGTGTTGGGCTGAGTCCGCTCACGTCAGCCGGGACTACAATGGGCTGTTTCTGCATTGTCGCAACAACAGGGGTCGCGGTTCCTGTTGTTGTTGGCTGGCATTCAACGGTTGTCAGGGTCGATGGCGTCTCTCCCTCGAACCCCAAAGTGTTCGCATGCACGTCGATTTGTGAATTAGTAACCGTCATATACTACTTACTAAGAACATTCCTATCACAAGAATTTCTATAAAGAAGGCGTATATATACAACTTGGTCGCCTTGGCCTACAGAAACGATGATAGACGCACGCTCTGGCAGTGGCAGTGTTGAGATTGTGGCCTTGTATCCATCCAGCTTACGAAGCTTTCTTGCCGCATCCTCAAGATACATACTCGAACACGGTGTCAAACCTTCGCCCCATCCTAGAATCTCCAGAAGAAGACACCTATTCACGCGGCAGCCTTGATACTCATAGTTCCACAGGTCAAGAATAGGACATGTTCTTGTTCTTGTTCGTAAAGCCTCACTAAGCTTCTCAGGACTAACGGGGCAGCCGAGCCACTCGAAATCATATTCCCGAGTCTGTCTCTCCTCAATTGGAACCTCGAATGTAATGCTGCTTGCTGCAGCCGTCACGTTCATTATGATCTGTGTATGTTCTTACGAAGATAAACAGAACTACTTACTGTCCCAAGGAGAGAATGGGAACTCTGGTTTGTCAGAGAGACTGTACTCTTTATGAGCTCTCTCTAGAATGTCAAGTGCTTCTCCTATCTGTTTGTTAGTGACCTTACTAGAATCACCATTAGACTTGTCCGGATGGTAATCCTCCGGAATGACTGTGTAACCACTGTCTTCATGAAAGAGATGATGGAACACAATGAAGTATCCAAACGTCAGACCCAGCGATATCGCCAGATCTCTCGTTGTTGTGAACGCGAGGGTAAATATGAAGACCAGGTCTACATACTCTAACTCGAGTGCAGACCGTTGCAGTCCCGAGATCTTGAGACGCTCGGCTTTAGACAGCACAGGCACAAGTAGTGCAGCGGCACCTATTACCCATTTACTCTGCTCTATTGTAGCCATGACCCCCAGTGATGTTGCGACTTCAGGCTTCTTAGACATACTCTACGCCCAGATAATCACATGGCTTTAGGGGGGGCAGCATCGCATGGTGCACAGTCAGTTTTGCCGCACAGTGTCTCCGCATCGCCTTTAGGATTATTTGGACCCGGCCCTTTCCACATTTGCTTGTTCCACTCGTAACAGGACCCAGCTATTACCGCCTTTGATGTGGAAGTTCCGGCAGGTGGTTTACTACTCTTTACTTGCGGTGGCACCGGTAATGAGTCGGAGGGTTTAGCTCGGATTGTCTCTTCAACTAGGATACAACTAGGTCCGCTGGATACAACTGGTTTCGCAGCATTACCCTTATTCTTATCTTTCCCCTTGCTTTTCTTTGACGAACTGCCGTTCGGTCCCGCCCCAGACTGCAGTCCGGTGTCGGACCCTGTATCAGAGTCTGAATCAGAGTCCAATCCAGAATCAGAATCAGAGTCGGAATCAGAACACGCATTCTCTAGACCTTCCTTTGTGCTCCCCAAACTGCTAATGACGAAGGCAAGTGCTATTCCGGAGAGAAGTGTAGCACATGTACCCATTCCCTTTGGTGATGCGGCTATAGTCACCAAGCCTACAGCGAGTGCGGCGTTTTGTGGGGTGTTGTAGTGTCCCATGGTCATGCTCCAAGCAAGCACACCTAGAATAGCTATAACTGCCTTCATATTTGCCGGAGTAACCTTCGCAAGCATCATATACTATTAGCGGAGGGAATATCCAGCGGCGGAGACCGCGAGATTATATCTGACCGATCTATAGTAATGAGTTCTGCATTCTCGAGTTATGCGGCATCGCCGGCTAGCCTAACTGATGCATATGGAACACAGCAGCCCCCGGCTGTAGCACCTGCTAGTACATCTGTGAGCGGTGATGCCGAACGCACAGATAAACTGAAAGAGCTGAAAGCCCGAATCCACAATAGTGTAAGCAAGGTCAGTAGCAAAATGAGTATGGGTGAATTTAGCCCACCCACCCATGCGACAGTCGCTTCGAAGAGTCTAGAAGACCCCCCTGTTTATCCTGGTGAGAGTTTTCCTGAGCAAAGCATAGCCGGATTCACATCAGACTATAGCACAAATGCGTACGGAACAGGTTATGCAAAACCAGAGGAACAGAAACATCTTCTTGAGAAGCTGAACTATGCTATACACCTTCTAGAGACCCAGCATGACCGCAGGACAGCAACTGTTACAGAAGAGCTTCTCCTCTATGGTCTACTCGGAATGTTTATTATCTGCGTTCTCGATAACTTTGCACGAGTCGGCAAGTATGTCAGATGAGCATAGCCACTCTATTACATGGATGGGGATACTCAACATAATTGAACAAATAGTATTTGGCATAGCTTTTCTCCAGCGGGACTGAGACTTTCTCAGACTCCTGTTGTATAATAGCACTGTCTCCAATGCCATCTACCACAATAATATACTTCCCACCTCTATGGGACCGCACAGCATCACAGTAGTCACGAAAAAACCCCGCCCTATCAGTACGGTTGCTCTTGAGAGAGAACATGCACTCTTCTACTGGTTGACGTGATTTGACCTCGTTACTCCTGAACACGAATATTGACCCGCTATTAGCACGATACACGCTGTAAATACCTTCCTGTAGGGCAGACATTGTACTCAAAGGGGATGTATATGCTATACAGTTGTATTTCTCCATAGCCGGTACATTCTGTAATAACTCGGCAGCTTCCCTTACATTTAGCTTGACTATACTGTTTTCTGCCGATGCTGGACCAATGGGTGCCTGCGTCGCTGCTGATATAACACATGTGAGAGGAACGAATGGAGTCGACGCACCCTCCCGTTTGAATAGGCAAGTTACGCAAGCAGTTCTCTTACGGATTGTTGCAGAAAGGGTTGTAATTAGACGCGGGGCTAGTCCCTTGTTTCGGCTCTTTTTCTTAATGCATAGATGGTCAATATAGTTGACAGTGACTGTTTTTTTGCCCAGACGGCATTTTGCAGGTCTCGATGTGATACATCCTATAAGACCACCATCTTTGTCACTCATTGTTGCTATGTAAGAGTCAGTAGCCATAACGAAGGTTGCCTTAAATGTGTCAAGTGACGGAGTATAAGTAAAGTCTCCGAGAGGTGAATAGTTCTCTTCAAGAAACTTCAGAACCTGGATGATATCACTCTCTACACAGTCATCGATACTGCGGACGAAAATAGAACGATCATAGAACCTATCATTCTTGTTAGGCCGCGATTCATCGATTATTGAGCCCCTCCGTAACCATTGGGAGAGGTTCAAGTGCAGGAAAACCGGCTGTTTGTTCCAGAAAGGGTAGCATATGGCATGTGCTATCTTTCCAATAGCGATGCATAATACTAAAAGAGATACGAGCAACACCCATGCCTTCATTTAGATCTCTTATTGAGCCTTCTGCAATATGTATACTTGGTTATGATAATACCCAACGGGCTCGAGGCTGAACCGTCCAACAATAGTGAACCCGGCATCACGAGCGACTGCAAGCACATCCTTCTGTCGAGGCATATAGAGCGTGTGCCGGTTCTGCGTGGGTTTCCCTCCATCTTTAGGAGTAATGGTCTCAACAAAGGTGTAGTCGTTGCCCTGAGAGGGTTCCTCAAGACTAGCAACATAGCTACACGTACTAAATAGCACTTCCGACCGGGTCAATCGTTCATTAGCATAGTCTTGGGGAGAGACGCTCTGTATGGGATTCGCTGCTGGAACGATTGGGTCGAACCTGTTTCTGTCGACGAGATGCACAGCAAGTTTCCCTCCTGGAACAAGCAGTCCGTTCAGAATCCTGAAGAGCCTGTGTTTGTCCTTGTGACGATAGACCTCGAAGTACAGTACAGTAACATGCGTATACAGCTTCTGGTCGATGAGCTTGGAAGGCTCAATGATGTTATCGACTACAAGATCGAGAGAAGGATATTCTCGTCTTGCTTTCTTTATCATGTTTGCTGAACTATCAACGCCTTTCACGCTGGAAGTTACCTTCTGGAGAAGTGCTGTCCTATGCCCGGTCGAACAGCCGATATCAAGAACATGTGAGTCCTTTCCCATTTCGGTGAATTTTGCCACCTGTGCCACCTCGAAGTTATCCTTCTCCTGCACTCGGAATAGTGTGTCGAACATGCTGACATACTGTGGAGTGAATATGGCGTTGCCTATTAATTGCTGGAATCTAGAGTTCGGGCTGTCCGTCATCCCTTCACGCGTTGTGTATTTTACCACCAAAAGCATCGCCAGAATGACACAGATGAGAAGTAGCGGCGATATATGGAAATTATTCAGGTTCCAGAACATTGTGTATATAAACTCGCAATAGATTATCCGTACAATAGGTACACATGTATATATCTGACGTACGAGTACCAAAAGATTTCACTAAAACCACCTTCTCCGGTTACAAGAGGAGCGATGTAGTGAAGGCTCTTGACCGTTGTTTAGTGTCCGGCTCTGTGGAGAGAGCGTGTTTCTGGGCAGCCGAACTGGTCTGCTCGGGGAGATTCCTTGACATATGGGAGACTCTAATGGTAACCTATTCACAGAACTGCTTCTCGTCGGCCCCCAAAATAGCCATGGTGCTGTCTGAGCTCCTCAACAGTTTTGGATCGCTCGCGAATGGTCAGTATTCTGGGAATGAGCTGGAGCTCCGGAACGTCGACCATATCCGAGCCCTAGTCGCCCAGGCTGTGGCTTCTGTTGCATTCTCCCAGAAGACACATGCTATCAAGAGGATCAAAGTGCCAACACCCGAGTTCGACATCGTGGCAATTCCCCATAGGATGAAGGCCCATGACACCAGCTATGCTGCAGACTACCGGGGGGGCGATCCAAAAGAACTATTCATTTCAATTAATGAGCTAGTATTTGCACTAAGTGGTTCATATGACGCGACGTTGGCGTGTTACTGGATAGAATGGATATCTGGGTACACTACCTTCTGCAAAAAGAAGAAGGTGGTGCTGACGTGTGCGACACGACATGACATCTCGGGTGGCATTCGGCCGAATGATGTAGTCTGGATGATCTGGGAAGAACTTATAAAGGCTGCGAAGACCGAGCACCAGAAGAAGGGTATTGCTGCCTTACTAAGGCTATTCAAAATGCAGTACAAGAACAGCAGTATGTCAAAACGTATTTACGTATTGTATGCAGCCGTGAAGGCGTGCAGCCCTAACTTCATCCTTACTGGATCATTAGACAGTATAAGCACCGGAATGAAAGAGGCATGCTCTTACACCAACCGGTTGTACAAGGTAGTCTCAACATCGAGTGTCGCTAGAGAGAAAAGGCAACTGGATTCGGAGAATTTGAACATGCTCCTTAGCGTAAATGCGTTCGTGCCATCACGCTAAACATAGCAGACGCCTTGTTGGATCTCCTGTTTTCCAGAGACCGATGCAGGCAGTGTAGCATCGCTCTCTACAGTATAGTTGTTCTTTTGGTAGAACTTCAGACGCTTCTTCCACTGCCGGCGGAACACTTCATGCTGGTCCACTATGTCGTATACAATGGGTGTATGTTCCTTCGTGCGGAGAATCCTACCTATAGCTTGCTCTACGGAAGTACGTGGAGAGGCAAGAATAAGTGTGGAGAGACCCTTAATATCCAAGGCTTCTTCTGCCATACCGTAGGTTGCTAGTATAACGCGACACTTGGACGACTTATCTAGGTCATTCTCTTTCATCCCGCCAACATAGTACCCAGTGTCGATCCCCGCTGCGGTAGCACTGGTCATGAGGGATGTCAGGAGACATCTGTTCTGTGCTAGCACCAAGAGTTGCCTACCCTTTTCTTCGGTATTTACTATGTCTCTGATGGTAGATGCAACAAACTCGACCCGAGGGACGAACTCATGTACTTTGCTTATCATAGTAGCATACTTCACTTGTCCCCTGAAATCCATCTCGGCTCTGTTAAACTCTTCATCAGGGGATGAGAAAGACCTTACCCGTACAATGACTCGCCCACCGTCGTCTCTCTTCTTCTTCGCGACAACGCCACCAATAAACATTTTGAATACCTTAGACAACCCATCTTTTCGGGTCATCGTAGCCGACAACCCTAACATACACGGTGTGACAATTTTGAACAGTGCATTGCTGAAAACCTCTGCGGACATGTGATGGCATTCATCAATGATAGTAAACCCGAATGAATCCCATACTTCGGCTGGATAGTCCTTCATAGCAATAGATTGTAACATGGCAATAACGATGTCGCAGCCTTCTATTTCTAGGTGCGGACCCTGGATTTTACCTACCCTAGCCCCAGGCAAAAACTGCCCGATTCTCTCCCGCCATTGGTTCACCAAGAAGTCCTTATGTACAACAACAATCGTTCGCTTCCCAAGAGCCGCAGCAAGCCACAAAGCAACGACCGTCTTGCCGAAACCGCAGTACAATTCGAGGAGACCCCCCCCATCTTTAGCTTTTGTCATGAACTTTGTTGCACATTCTTCCTGTTCTGAACGGAGAGAACCGGAAAAATCCATCGTTACATCCTCACCTGGGGGTCTCCTGTCGGACAGGGGTTTCCCGAACGATTTCTCTCCATAGCACCTCGGAACATACATTTTCTTTGCAGATTCCCTATAAATAGGGAAGCTCTGAGGGCTGCCAAACCCTGGTCCTGGAGCTTTCGGAGATACCGTCAGATCCTTGCGTATTCTCTCCTGTTGTAGCGGTGTTAGTTTCGACTTTGGTATAGTGTAACCACGTCGGCCAAAGTAGGTGTCCATTATGCTATACTCACGCTGAGCGTTGAAACTGTTTACTCAAGAGAAAATATCTTAGTAGTTTATACATGAAGTTCGACCGCAAATTCCTGATGGGGCTATTGACAGAATTTGCAGGCATTGCGATATGGGCTGTTGTCCTGAATACAGCAAATAACCAACCACTGGGGTCTATGGCAGAGAAAGCGATTCTTGGGGGAGCTCTCCTCTTGTCCCTTGTTCTAGCAACCCGGGACTCCAAGATCGTCGGTACAGCCCTCGTAGCTCTTTCCTTGGTGCAGATTTTCAAGGCATTCACAAGTAAGGAAGTTGTAGTGAAGAAGTTTACTCCGAGCGAGGCTAACAAGCAGGCTCAGTTTCTTGCCTACAACAACCAGAGCGTCACTCTGGAGGAGGAAGTTGTACACAACATGATCCCTTTTGCGACGAATACACCCACTCAGGCCAGCTATCAACCTGTCTTAGGGAAACAGCACCTCGCCACATCACTGTAAACCAATTATGCTAGAACCCATACGCTCTAGCATAATCTATATTCGTTCATGTCCCGCCTAACTTTGCTGGCAATCTTTGGCGTATGGACGCCATTGCGGTTCCCATACCGGTTTTTGCACCTCTCGCCACAGCCCCCCACCCCCCGTCAACACGCTTCTGTACGAGCACGCCTATTCCCAATACCAGAGGTATTAACGTGCAGCACAATATGATAGTAAGCGTTGCATCCTTTGACAACCCTTTCTTACTTGGATCACCGACGGAAAAGGCAGCGGCGGAGGAGCCGCTACCCCTATCACCATTATTATCATTATCATTGCAGCTCTGCCCGGCAGGACAAGATTTCCCCCATGGAGGTTTGTCTATCGTGTCATCGGCCCAACATTCAATGTATTCAAAGTGGTCTGGCATTACGTTGGTATGAGAAAAATAATGCGGAACTGTAGTATACCTGATGGCTTATATTGAGAGACTAGAGAGTGTACTTCCAAGATGGCCACCGGACGAGGGCTATCCCGGCTGGATTCTGCCTGTCCAGCAGCAAGGAGTAACGAGAGGGCTCAGGTGCAAAGACCTTATGAAGCTTGATGCCGGTACGCGAAATGTGGCTTGTGCTTCGGATAAAGCTTACACACCCAATCTGACAAATGCAGTGTACCCTTCAAACGTTCCTGTGGCACTCATGTCAGTCAACGGGAAGACGGTTGCCTTTATGATGGGACATCATGCATGCCCTATGCAGTGCGACCAGGATGTCATACTAGGACCAACTTATGAAGTTTACAGGGGTGTCAACATGTTGATTAAGCCCGATGGTACGGTTACCGTAATAGATATGACGAATGGTGAGAGGACATCATTCGACTCAAGAGAAGAACTGGAAAAGTCGGACTATTTCCAAAACACCCTAGCCGCCATTGACCCCAGGAACGTCGATAGCGACATGAAACAAGAAATAGATACCCTTGGTTCAGTTCGAAAAGACTTCTCGGATCTCAGTGCTAAAGAAAGATCTATTGCTTTCAACAAACTCTGGAACGCCGCTCATGCAGTCCCTGTAGAAGGCGAAGTTGCTCCGTTCGTGTCCGATGCTTTTGAAAAGGATTGTTCGGCTGAGTCTATCTGGGCTATAAACCAAGCCCTCCCTGGTACAGATAGAAACCCTATTGCATTCGCTGTCACTACAGAGTGTAAACCAGACCCGTTCGGACAATCCGACCCCAGCTCTATAGATGGTCCTATAGACTTCCAAAGTCAGCCACACGTCGTGCTCAGTCCCGATCCCAGCTCTATAGACATAGATGGAACTATTGAGTTCCAGACTGCTCCGAAGGTGAGACTGCATTTGCCACAACGAGTGTAGAGCCTATTGCTGCAAATCTTATGCAGCCTTTCGAGAACATATCGAGAGATCGGGTGTACCCGTCTTTGATAGCAACGATCTCTTCATCACTGTCATAAGTATCGTTCAGGTGCTGTAGTCCAGCATTAACATCTGTGACCAGTTCAGCAATTTCAGAATACAATGTATGTACCTCATCTGTGACAGAATGCCATCGCACATATTCTATATAGTGATCAAGGTACTGTTGCAGTTGTATAATAGCCAAGTTTGTGTAGCTAATACACGTTTCTTTGCACTCTCCAAGGGCGTATCTCCACAATCCCTGTGTTCGTCCGGGACTGCCGACACATATTTCGCCTGTAAACCTATCTGAATATGGTTTGCCACCTGGGACCATATCGACAAGGAACTTACACTTTGTATTGACATCCACGAACTCGCTCTTCAGTGTTTCCATTCGTATACCCTTGTATGCGATTGTTATTCTTATACGAATGGAGAATAAGGGATTCCGTTTCTCTCGTACATTGTAACCCTAAATAGCTGGTTATACCCCTCGACGTAGACTTCATCCCCGTTCCATAGACTCTGGCAACCATACTCGCCCGTACATGATCTTCCGCTCTTCGAAACAGGTAGCTGAACACCATAGCCAGTATCGCTAGCTGTATAGTACTGCCATGTATCGCGACCTGGTGCTAGAGGCCGACCCATTAGCGGCAGAATCTCTCCGCCCCCGCCCCCAGACAGAAAGCCAACCTGCTGGTATGGTCCTTTCCCTGGAATATGTGACGTGTTACCATAGAAGACTGGATCTGGTGGGGGGGGAGGAACCATTTGTTGTGTATACAGTGATATGGGAAGGCTGATATCAGGCACTCTCCTAATAACCTCCTGATCCACCACTACCTGTTGTGGGGAGATATTCGCTTTGACGGACTCCGAGTAGACATAGTATGACAGAGCGAATGCGACGAATACAACAAGTACTAGAACAGTGCTTTCTACACAGATGACTCCAGGTGGACACGCTTTCATTACATACGGGATTGATAATAAACTCTTATTAACTGGCCCCCCCATTCAAGGTAGCCATAAGAGCTGACGCTTGTTGCATCAAGGGTTTCACATGATCCATCGCCTTAAGCAGAGACTTCTGCTGTTCAATGATTGCCTGAGTGTCTTTAGCCATATCACCGGTAGCCTTGGTACCGAGCTGTTTCGTGATATTATCAATTGCAGCTACGTCGCTCTTCTCGTCAAGCTGTAGGACATCAACTTTGTCCTCGTTTTCGTCGAGTGGGGTTGTGCCTTGTGCTCTCTCCTTCTCTTCCTTTTTCGCAACCTTCTTCTGTTTGGATTGCTTCACCTTTGCCACAGCTTCTTGCACACTGCTCGCGTCCACAACGATACTATCCTTGTCTGTGTCACCATCTACCATTCCCTCTTTCATAGAGGCAAATTGGGCTACCAACAGACCCGCTGAAATGCCCGCGGACAGGACGACTATCATGTTGGCTGAGGCGGCACGAGCTACGACGCCGCCGACAACCATGGCCTCTGCCTTCTTTGTATTTCCCATGGCAATCGACCCTACGAAGCAGTATGCCGCAATAACAGACACTACATAAAGCAAGCGTTTGTCTGTTAGGAGCTTTGCAAGCTTCATTTGTATATAGTGCCTTTACATTAAAATTGACGCGGGCACCCCTCACCACCAATAGAACACTAAAATGAAGCTCGGCGTTGTCTCGCTCATCCATCCTAGATACCACGGACGGCACTGTGAACAGGCGTCTTATTTAGTAGACATTTCGTACACTCCAGAAGCAGTCCCGTGGGAAGACCTATCTATCAGGGCACATGGGGCTGCAAAGAGATTCACCCATGACCACCACTCCTCAATCCGGAATTACATTCCGGTGGCCAGAACGCTGGGCATTGAGCTGATAACCGAATGGGAAAGTGGCGAAGGGGCTGTCTACGCGATCCTACACACTTGGGTCATCCGTATGGTACAAAAGAAGTGGCGTGATCTCTTGGACCAGAAGCGCGTTCGCCTAGCCGAGCTGTCAACTATTTCAGCACTGGAGTACCAGCGGGTCCACGGGAAAAGCATTCCGACCAAGTTACGAATATCGCCCTGGTGGAAAAGTCGGTACATGTGGATGACTTAAAGATGCTGATATATCGGTCGCAAACGCTATGTATGCCGCCTTGCACAATGAAGCCCGTGCCCAGATTTCTACCGCTCGAGCTACGCTGTTGATATATTTCACAAGCCCTGTTGGTATTGGGGAGCACCCGCAGCATCTGGAGGAGATGACTAAACTACTTGACCAAATCTCACAAGCCGAGGACCGGATCACAGCCCTTTCTGAGCACTTTTCAGAGTTCGGCAATACTGAACAATCTCACGCAAGTTCTTGATCTGAGCTGTGACATTGCGTTTCTTCCATGCCGTAAGATCGCGCTGGCTTTCCAGATCCTCAATCAGGACCTTGCAAGCTTCTTCCAGCAAGACTGGTTGCTCGAGTTCCCGCTCAACTTGTCTAAGCTCTCCCGCCATAATATCTTTGTAGAACTGTCGTTCCGCCATTATTCATTGGGAGATATTTAAACTCTTGCCACCGAGTATATAGCATGTCGAAAAGCGAAACTTCCGAGAAACTCCTAGTAGAAAATCCAAACCGCTTTGTTATGTTTCCACTTGAGGACCAGACCATATGGGATGCCTATAAAAGACAAATGGATTCCTTCTGGAGGGTCGAAGAAGTCGATCTCTCAAAGGACATGTCCCATTGGAAAACACTGACGAAGAACGAACAGCATTTCATCAAGTACATTCTCGCGTTCTTTTCTTCAAGTGATGGTATTGTTCTCGAGAATCTTGGAAGTCGGTTCATGACGGAAGTACAGTTGCCTGAAGCACGGGCTTTCTATTGTTTCCAAATGATGATGGAGAACATACATAGTGAAATGTATAGTGTCCTAATAGACACCTACATAGCTGATGAAGGAGAGAAAATGGAGTGTTTCGGTGCGATCGGTGCTTTCCCTTGCATCAAGAAGAAGGCCGATTGGGCACTGAAGTGGATATCCGATAAGCGGAGTAGTTTTGGAACTCGTCTTGTTGCATTTGCCTGCGTAGAAGGTATTTACTTCAGTGGGTCATTCTGTGCTATCTACTGGTTGAAGAAACGTGGATTGATGCCTGGTCTGTGTTTCTCTAATGAATTGATCAGTCGCGACGAAGGTATGCACACTGACTTTGCAATCTTGCTTCTCTCCCGCCTACATAAGAAACCATCGAAAACAAAAGTACACGAAATGATAAAGGATGCGGTGAGCATTGAGAAGGAGTTCATCTGCGAGGCACTTCCCTGTCGGTTGATTGGGATGAACAGTGACTCTATGGCACAGTACATTGAGTTTGTAGCAGACCGGCTTTCGCAGCAAATGGGATACGGCAAAGTGTATAACGCCGTAAACCCATTTGACTTCATGGATATGATCAGTATGGATGGAAAAACTAACTTTTTCGAGAGAAGAGTGGGAGACTATTCACTGGTTCGTGAGACTCGCAGTAACACTGCATTCGACACCACCGATGTAGTCTTCTAATGTCGAAAGTGGTCTATTGCGGACTCTGGTACCAACTGACTCTGGAGAGCAGACAGCTTCTTGTAGCACTTGTTGATAGTAACCTCACTGATGTCGCTGGCATTACTCACATCCCGTTTCGACACGGCCGCTTGTGCGAGTACGGCTACGAAGTACACGATTCCTGCGGCTACAGCATGTGGTGTATTCTCCGGAATCATGTTATCGGACTGCACTTTCATTGCTATGAATGATGCGAGACGGACTAGGTCGGGGGACATACTAAGTTTGCTCGAGTACCGATCGACAAAGTCCTCGGGACTTGTCTTTTCGAACTTGCTCTTGTTCTCGTTGTCCTTGTCCCTCTCGAGGCTATTCAGGATGGTAAGAGCATTCTTGCACCCTCTGGTGGCACTAGGTGCATCGAGGTTGAATATCACTGCAATCTCACGGGCAGTACGTGGAAACTTGTTAACACGACAGGCGATATAGATTGAGGCCGCGATGATGCCATCCCTGTTGCAACCACGGAACGTACGTTGTCCCGATATAATGGTGTGGTAGCGGTGGGCACTGTCTACAGCTATCTTCGGTATACCGGCCGCGACGGCGTGAGCTCGAATTCTCTCGAATTCATCATAACGGGCCTTCTCCTTATAGGGCATGGCCTGCCACTCAGTGTAACGACGAACCTTCCGCATCTCATATGATGTCCCCCAACCGCATGCGACGCGGCATCCGAAGGAAGACTCGTGTAGGAGTGGATTAATCGGCATGCCACATCGCGTCGGATTGGCACCGCCATCACTAGCACTATAGTACCGCCATTCAGGAGAGCTGTCAAGTTTGTTGGTATTTATCTTACCGCATGATGAATCACTACAGCCCTCGAATCCGTTTTCCAGTGTTCGCATGCCAGCCCCGCAGGAGCAAAGATTGGCTTCATGAGCGGAAGTACGGTCATAGATTAACTCTACTGGATCATGGTCCTCCTGATGGAATGCGGCTAGGATAGCATCAACACCTCCCTTCCTTTTCTGGTTCTTTCGTGTTCGCTCGGTTTTGGGGATAGCGAGTGCCATTGTCAGTGAATGACAAGCGTCTCTATGCGGTTTACGGATTCAATTTAGTGTGTTTAAGTAGGTTTCTCGAATACGTACGGAGGAGGTGCCGTGGGAGCAGGAGATACAGATGACCGAAGCATAATTGTCTCTGGAGAAACAGCTTTTACAGAGTCGTCTGCTGTTATGCGATTTACTGTTGTTCTAACGATGTCCGCCCACATCTCATCATCTAGCACTCCATCCCGCCTTAACTGGGCAGCAGCATCTAAGCTGAGAGCCAATTTATGTGCATCGCCTGGTGACGCCTCAATAGCAAGCTGTGGTGGATCAGATGACAGCATGTACTTCACTGCCACACTAACACCATACCCAAGATGCTTTATCATCCAATATCCTAATTCGAATGTAATATCAAGAACAACACCAACTACCATAACTGTAGTCTGGAACAATTCTTGTCCACAACATTATAGCCAAGAATTATCATCCACGTACTTATTCCTATGCCCCAGTTGACCATTCGGAAGGGTTTCATAAGTCTTCCTCCCATAATCACTGTGTTCTTCTTGACCACTGGGTCGGATCCTATTACCAGTTTCCTAAAGAATGCCATATCCTCTTTCAGATGCCATAGTATCGTATTTGCACGACATATACCCCCTTTGCTGTCACAAGCAATTATAATCGAATAGGTCCGGAAGCACGCCATTTTGTCCGCAAATACAACCCAAACCAGAGTTGACCATGATGTCCTCCAGTGCAAACTCCAGAGGATTGTACATCTCTATCACCTTGCATATAATCAAAAAACAAGAAGGAAATTCCTATCCTCAGAAAGGAATTGAGAAAACGAAGGTCCGACAGACCAAATAGAAAATGCCGATATTGTTATGATGACTAGCTAGGCTTTGTTATTCGCCACCCCGAAGACGCAGGACAAGATGAAGTGTCGCCTCTTTCTGGATGTTGTAGTCTGAAAGAGTACGTCCATCCTCAAGCTGCTTGCCAGCGAAAATGAGCCGCTGCTGGTCCGGAGGGATACCCTCCTTGTCCTGGATCTTGGACTTGATGTTCTCGATACAATCAGACGAATCGCATTCCAAAGTAATAGTCTTACCGGTCAGAGTTTTCACGAAGATCTGCATTATACTATACTCTGAGACTAGCTTCTAAGCGATTTGAGCCGAGATAGCGAGAGAAACATGATAGAATCCAACCGATAGATCGGGATGATGTATAGGGCGAGGTGGCTGGTGGCTGGCGATAACGAAGCTGTTTGTGCAACCGAGGCCTAAGTGATGCCGCGGGTCGTGTCTCTTGAGGAGCATCGGTTACAGGTGTAGTCTCGCTATCCGAGTGGCGAAAGTCAAGAGGCTTCCCGCCTATATACCAAGTTATGTTCCCCATTTCTGTAATTCGTGCAGTAAGTATCTACCCCCATCAATTTGACAGGGACCTAGAGCCCCATATAAACATAGCAAGGATGGAAAGACATACTGTCGGCAGAATAACTGACAGCAGAAGAAATAGCATTTGCATAAGCTGGAAAGTTCTGGGAGCTACAGTAAACAGTCTTGTCCTCCGGGAATGCCAAGTATGGATGCTCACTGTATAAGGTGATAGAGAAATCTATTATACATTATAGCATGAATGTGGGTACGACGGGAGCCATCGTCGACGAGATAGAATGTCCTGTCTGTCTCAGTGACATACCCCAAAGCCGCCGCGTGACCACAAAATGCGGACATCACTTCTGCAGCGGATGCATCTACGAATGGATGTCAAGAAAACAGATCTGTCCATTGTGCAGGACAGCCGATCCGCTACAATATCTCCAACTAGCTCAAGAGTCAGGACTCATCGAGCTAGGACAATGTGCTATTTCTCGTAACGGAAAACTTATCTCGAGATCAGGAATGAGAATGGTCGTCAGAACTCCTGATACACTTCTTACGATCATCCAGGGAAAAACAGTTCTTCAGTTCAAAAGACAACACATCGCCAACATACGACTTGACCAATCCAGATCCCGAGTAATAGTGCACCACATTTCGACTCCCAAGCTGTGCAAACCATCGTGCATAGTGGTGGAATATATCCTATATCCAGAGGTTATGCATGCATTTGCGAGATTTATCTATGGGTGGTGGTTAACATAAGTAGAGAGATCCATACTCAATGAAACATTTATATGCTCAACCCACAGCTAGCAAGCTATCAAAGAATGAATAAGTTCACGAACCTCCAGCTGGACGATGTACATGCTCTGAGTGCATAAAGACAAGAATGCATTGGGCATACCAAAATATATAGAATCATATCGAGAAACACCGATTCCGGAACCGAATACAGCGTTCCAGCGTGTGATTATAGCACTCATCACTATGACACTTCGGGAACATCCACATACTATAATCATCTGACGTAAAATCAAGACTATAGTTACAGAACATATCGTAGTTGCTCCCTTTCTTCATCATTCGAATCAGATGAATGGCTTCGTTGAGAGACATAGCACAATTGGCAGCGACTCGGACAATGTCGCTGAATGTGTGGGTTTCGGGAAAAGGGGATGTATTTCGACAACGGCAATAAAAATCCATTATGTGCTACCTCCCGATAATCTCTACAGATACCTCATATGAAGGTATCTGTAGGGTTCGTTAATCTTTCTCTCAAACGAATCGCAGTAGGTATACTCGCTGTACTCACTATAGACGGCATATGGCTAGGGGGTCTGTCCAGATATCTTGGTGTCTACGATGGGCATGTTGACAGTCTGCCGACCTGGCGTTATATGACAGCCATGATTATGTACGCCCTTATTGCGGCCGTAGTCGCATCCGCAATCATCCCACCCAGCAACTACGATGCTATAAAGCTCGGTGCCCTTGTTGGATTCTTCGCATTCTCCGTATTCAACGTAACGTCATGGGGAATCAATAAAAAATGGTCAGCTACAACAGCCCTGATCGACACAACCTATGGCACAGTGGCTTGGTCCCTCCTACTAGGAACACAAACTATGCTCGGATAGACTTGTATGTGCCAGCGATATATGAGACGTTCTCATATCCCCGAGATTCGAGCTTCTCAGAAGCCATGCGAGCTCTCTGCCCTGTGTTGCAGTATACAACAATTTGATGTGTCTTGCTCGGTGCAGGAATTTTAGATGAACCTATCTTCCCAAGAGGAATAGATTTAGCTCCTTTGTAGTGCCCCAAGCGATATTCAGCTGGTGTACGAACATCAATGACCACCGCACCATCTTTTAACAACTTTCCAGCTTTACTATCACTTACTAACTGTGGTCCCGAATAGGTGTAGTACATAGCACCAGCGACGATAGAGTAGAGAGCAGCACTGATACCCGTGTAAAGAAAGAATGATGCAGTGTCCATTAGAGTGTAGAGAGATATTAACGGCGTTGACCACTCCAAAACTCCATCCAGAAGTCAGCCCGAGGGGGGAGTAACGACCGCAGACGGCTATCAGTCGGAGGGACACACGGGGTATATGTATTAGGATACCCCGGCTCGGGGTGCTGTGTAGACATCCACCACTCACAGTACTTCGGGTCGTTCTTTCTTGCCCAGCGGCCTGGGAGAGCATTCTCAACAGGAATGAAACGTGTTAGGAATCGGAACATTTTTTATTGTTGGACTGAACCAGCAAAATAGTAAGTCAATTTCTGCCAATTCTCTTGCAACAGAGAATTAATTTCTATACAATACCTGTCCTCTACATCTCCGAACTTACAGAACAATGGGGTTGAAGTACCGGTATAAGTGTATGGGACGCTCGTTCAATTGTGTCCTCTGTACGGATTGATGTATCGAGCAATGTAGACCATTCTGAACCTCTTTGGAAATGCATTGTCGTTAACGACCGTAATGCCTGAAGGATCTCATGTGATGGCATCTTACGGACAAGAACAGCGTGCGATACTGCATAGAACGCCAGCTCCTCAATAAGGCGGGTCTGGCGTGGAGTACCATCCTTGCTGCGACCCAGGGGTAGGTATAATGGATGTGGAGCCACACCGTCTCCATCAACAAGTAAAGCTGATCCACTACTTGTTGATGCACGATAAAGCATTTGCACTGCGGCTATGACAAGCGGGAGTTGCTGGGTAGTCGCATCCATCCATCCTGAGTCTCCAGACTCATTGCCCTCAGCAAGAACGTCTAGAACAGCTTCGGATGGCAAGGGGTTCGTTACAGCCCCAGTCGCCCAGAGCCCGAGACCAGTGCATAACGCAACAACCATTTGGCGATCGCGAAAGACCTTCGCAGACACTAGGGACTTGAGAGCACCCTCAACCCGTGAACAAGCCGCACCGAAGCCATCTGTGGAAGATGTTGCACCCCCAAGCGACACAGCATTCAGCATTTCCGGAATGGTAACTGGCGACTTGAACCGGTTCAAGCTGATGAATACCTGTGTCTGTATTGGTCGTGGGAGGTCTTTATACCAAATCACAGGTATCTCGCGGCTGTCTAGCCAATCCTGCTCGTCTGGAGTCATGACACGACTTGGCCAGGTAGGGCTGGGTGGAGTGCTCGAATAGAATACACTCTGTCCGTCCGATGACATATCCGAAGCCATGCCATATGCATTGTCGTAGTAGCTACACAAGGCTGTTAGTCGGGTTTTCCCATCGAGAGGTTCGATGATGGTAGTCTTCGTACCCACGACTCGCATGATAGTTCGGTTCAGATGGAAAGGATCCAACCCCACTGTCTGCTCATAAACCGAGTGCATGTACTGTGTGTTGAACTCCAATCTCTTCTTTACGGACCTGTGGGGGTTCTCTCGCTGGATTGGCGGGATTCTCATCAGATGATTTGGCTGTTTGCTTGGACCACACCCCAACATCGACATCAAATCTCCCAGAGGGATCTGCTCCATCTTGTGGACGGACTGACCCCGAACATTAGTTCCTTTCAGCATATTCAGTGGTTGTTATGTCATATTAGACAATAACAACAGTTCAATTTATCTCTCTATCGCCGCCGCCTGGTGAAATGCCTTCGCCTGCGTTTGCTTTTAGCTCTGCAATGGCATTGCTTGCATTTCCGGGTTTTACGCCCCTTGCTGTTGGTCAATGCTCATCGAAGAGTTCGCTGGAAACTCTAGTGGGTATGGGCGGATATAGCTCCCAGTCAACCGACAATTATGTCTTGCCCTATCTGCTATAATACCCGATTTCTGAAAATATCGTGTATAAGCATATGAACATTCCCTCGCAGTCAGCCAATGCACGGCCTTCTATGACCAATAATTCGAGCCATGTTATTGCAGAGACAAACGTACGACCGCAACCGAAGTACGACAGCTTGCTGCCACCAAAGTCACCCCCTAACATCTCCGGTCTACATGCCCCTCGTGCAAACCCACCACTCCCACAAGCAGGCATATCACGTCCTGTTCGGAATTTGCTCGAGGCGTCACTCCCCGGTGGGGTCCGGGGGGTATGCAATGAGCACTGCAATCCACAGTGCCTATGGGATGAAACGAAGAATGACTTCGCTACCCCCTTACCGGAGTACACTCCTAAGAACCCTGCTCTAAAGGTGGGATGTAAACAGCTTTGTCGCAACGAGACTTGTCGCGAACTCGATACTGCCAGCAGACAGGGTATGTTTAAGAGTGCAATATGGAAAGCTACAGAAGCAATTCCAGGTGTCAAGCACATCCCAACGGCAAATCGTCTAGGCAACATTGCAGCTGGTGCTTACAACTGGTATGGTGAACGGTTTACCGGAACACATCAGGACAGAGTGAAAGCTGCCATTCGAGAAAGACGCGAACGCGATCCATACAAGTCACCAGATATTGTAGTCACACAACAGCCGAAGTACAGTACAGACCGTCGTATGGTCACACAACAGCCACGTCCCATACGGGGTGGCACACGACACATACGAGCAAAGAAGACACGTCACCAGAAAAATAAGCAACGGAAAAAGTCCCGTAAGCACCGGCGTACGAAACATCGCCGCTCTGTGCCGAGAGGGACAAGAAAGCTGCGATAAGGAAGGTAACACACCCGAGCATATGCCCGGGGTTGTTACTTAGTTATAATTGGAATTTGGATTGAAGCAAATCGTGACTTACTTAGTTCGAGTAGGCGAGACCACCCATACCGCTCATGATCCGCAGCACATTGTAGTTGGTAGCGTACACTCGGACGTTGGCCATACCGCCAGCCCGTACAGTGTTTGCGGACACAACCATCTGGAGCGAGGCATTATCGATCCGCGAGAAGTTGCATGTGCCCGACGGCTGGTGTTCCTCCGGCCTGAGGGCGAATGAGTACACGTTGATACCAGTGGCCGGGGTGGAGGTGTGGTGCTGGAACGGCTGAACCAGGTCGAAGTACGAACCGAGGCGCTCCGAGAAGCGGTCCTGGCCATTGAGCATAAGCTTGGCACACACAACTGGGTTTTTACCCCAACAGTTCTGCGACCGCGAGCTCTCAGTGACAACCGCCGCGATAGCCCGGGCTGGACTGCAGTGGAGGGACGGGCAGTTGGTAAGAGTGCAGCTGTTACAGTCAGCACCGCCAGCAGCCGTATCGGCCCACTGTTTGCTGGTATTGCCAGTCGGAGTGTCGAAGTTCCCGTCCTCGTCCACGTAGGCCTTTAATATATCTGCGGGAGTCATATCAACCTTGGTGCACGTGGTTTGCGCATTGCTAACCGCAGCAGCATCGTTGGGTCCTATGCCTGCTGCCGCAAATTGCCCGTCCGTTGGAGCGAAAGCACTACCACAGTATGGTCCTATGCAGGCCATAGTTTGCGCGTTAACTTGGAAGGTAAGACCGTTGTTTGAGACATTACCCAGATCAATGCGGTAGTTCAGGGACGACCGCGGGAGACCATCAAGCTGGTCGGTGTAGTTGAATGGCTGAGCACCGTAAATCATGTTCTGCTGCTTGAATGCCTGGAACTGAGCACAGTAGTCGACATTGCACGCCGGCTGGACAACCCAGATAAGCTCCTTGCACGGGTGGTTGAAGTTGAGCTGGATCTTGTTCGACGAACTGCCGATCGACTGATCGCCGGTGAACTGAAGCTGCTCAATGAGGTATTCATGCGGGTTCTGAGCCATCCGCCGCCGCTCATCTGTGTCCAGGAACACATAGTCGACGTAGAGCGAGGCACAGACAAGGCAAGTGTTCGAGTAAACACTCTCTGCCTTTTCGAAGTAGCCTGACTCACCACCAGTAGTAGGATCACCCTTCTGAGTATCGGCGGTGGCTCTGACAGCCCACAGCATGTTCTCAAGGTAGTTCATCTCGAGGACGATCTTGACCTCGTGGTACTGGAGGGCAATGAGAGGGATCGCAAGACCCGGGTTCTTGCAGTACCAGAACTGCAGAGGAACGTAGAGGGTCGTGGTCGGGAGGGCATCACGGTGGACGCACCCTGTTCCGCACACGGTGGCTCCCGTATCACAGATCGTTTCAGTCTTCTGACCGCAGCAGGTAGCGAGGTAGGTCAGTTCAGTGGTGTTACCAACCATCTTATTATACCCTTCCTCTTGGCTGGCAGTGATAGTCAGCTGGTTCCAGATGTGCATCCAGTCACCATACTGGCGATCGATCCGCTGGCCACCGATCTCAACCTCGACACAGCTGATGATCTGCTCACCAGGGTAGTCGAGCCACCGAGCAAGGCTTGCGTTTGGAGAACCTGTTGTTGTATCTGCTCCAGCCGCCGCCGGTGCGGTCTGGATCTTCGGGAGAGTAACCTGAAGGTAGGTGCGGTAGGCGAGATCGCCATTCCGACTGATGGTGCAAGTAACCCGACGACCGAAGTCGGCCTGGCCGTTGAAAGTCTGTTCGATCGACTCTGTAGCAAAATTGGTGTATCTTCGGTATGTAACCTTCCAGAAAGTGATCTGAGGGTTGCCAGTGAGGTAAACGTCCTGAGCGCCGTATGCGACAAGTTGCATTAATCCGCCTCCCATTCTATACTATTGCTAAAGAAAAGATTCCGTGGATTTGCCCCAAAAAGAACGCTATGCCTATATCCCATCGGGGACCCTGGCGTGATTCTCAATGAAGGCATAGAGAAAATCCTTGGAAAACACCTCTTTCTTGCCCTCATGTGGTTTGCTAAACACGTATTGCTCTCGCTGTTTCCTAACAGACCACCCGTCCTCCAATGCACTGAAAACGAACATAATCACCTTCTGCTCTTGAACAGAGTTCAACATAGCCTACTGGTGTGAGAGAAAGTGCCAATAGGAACTTTCCGCTTAAACAGATGTTCCCTCAACAAAAGTATACACAGACATGTTTAAACCCCCACCTTCATCGAAAGAAGATATCACCCCCCAAGCCACTCTGGATGCCCTGCACACAGATATAATGGCTGGATTAGCGCTAGAGAAAGAAGCACACGACCGAGAAAGGGAATCAATATCAGACCGAGATCACCCAAATTCTGCTAGAAAACTCCGATCGATCGCCAAGAGAGAACGGACCCTAGAGAAACAACGTCGGGAGTATCTACTTGACTCATCGTCCCATGTCTTCAGCTATTTCGAGAATAAGAAGGAAGTCTCCGACGGAGGTAGTGCTAACAAGAAACTACTAACGTCATTCTTCTACGGACATCGGGAAGAGTCATCCACAGTCAGCTCAGAAACGGAACAGTACATGGAAAAGTACGATGAGAAAAGTTTCTCTATAGACAAATATGTTGTGAATGTATCAGAATGCACGTGTGGTGGAGAACTCGTACCGGTCGTAAGCGAGGGTGTGTCAATCTGCCGCCGATGCTGTGTTCAAAAAAAATACATCGTCGAGCACGAGAAACCTTCTTTTCGAGAGCCTCCTAAAGAGGTATGCTTCTATGCTTACAAACGGATCAATCACTTCAGAGAGATACTAGCACAGTTCCAGGCCAAAGAAACCACTCAGATCCCTGAGAAGGTTATCACTGCGATAAAGCATCAAGTGAAGAAAGAGCGTATGATCATTTCCGATCTCACCAACCAAAAAACGAAAGACATCCTAAAGAAACTCAACTTCAACAAATACTACGAACACATCCCATTCATCAAAGACAAACTCGGAATCAAACCTCCAGTGATGCCCCCGCGACTTGAAGAAAAGCTATGTAGCCTCTTCCTGGAAGTGGAAAAACAGTATGCCAAACATTGCCCTAACTACAGAGTCAACTTCCTTAACTACTATTACGTCTTGTACAAGATGTGTGAGCTACTAAAAGAGAATCAATTCCTAAAACACTTCCCGATGCTGAAAGATCCCATTAAAAGGATAGAACAAGATGCTATATGGCGTAAGATCTGTGGTGACTTGGGTTGGACATTTATTCCCACTATGTAGTTCTCTCTATCGAGGACAACATAGTGCTAGTTTAGACATTCAATCCGGCACCCGGGAAGTTAACAAGGTTACCGCCGATACCGAAGCCGGCACCGGTCCGGGCAGCACCACTGAGCTGGGGTGCGTAAGCATCGAGGATGATGAAAGTGCATGCACCCACCAAGGCAATGAGCGAGACCTCGTCAATACGGATCTGCTTCTTCGGGATCGAGTATGCAGCAATGGCAATAACAATACCTTCAATCAAGTACTTGATGAGGCGAGTGATCAGAGAGCCGATGTCGAAGTAGCTTCCTAATGCGTTACCAGCCATTTATAACTTCCGTACAGAAAAAAACACACATGGTCCAATGTGTTCATGCCCTAAAGGGCTTAAACCTCATTGAATGTTCATCAACTATATGCCTACCACTATCGAACAACCGACTTTCTCAGACGGTTCTGCTAATCCTCGCTATGTCGATCTGCTAGACCAGGACCCGGCACTGGCTGGTCAGAAATTCGTGTGCCTCTCGTTCGTCTCTCCAGAGAACATCATAAAAGACAAACAGCACTTCTTCTTTGAGCAATTCCTAAAGACTTACGAGCTGCGAACGGCGATCGAGAAGTTCACTCAGTTTCTGGCCTTTGTTTCTTACAAACACGGTCTAGACCTCGCGGCCCTAAACACCGATTTCGAGAGCTATGTCCTTGAAGAAAAGAATAGTCTTGCCGGCTCTAACATCACTGAAGAGTTCAAGACCTTCAGTGAACAGAACGACGAGCGGTTATGCAAACATTTCGACCAGGCCCATGAGTTCCAGACCTCTGTGCGATCACTTAAGATCCGTGGATCCTACGGAACACAGGAAGAAGCCGAGGTCCGAGCCAAAACCCTACGTAGAATGGACGACGCACACAATATCCTCGTTGGTGAGGTAGGCACATGGATGCCCTGGGACCCAGAAGCATACAAGACTGGTCGTGTGGAGTACCTTGAAGGACTCCAAAACAGACTCATGCAGGAGAAACAAAAATCAGAGGTCGCTGCAAAAGAACAGTTCGAAGAGCGTGTCAGAGAGCAAAAGAAGGCCGCTATCGAGGAGAACAAGAAGCGGGCAGCCGAAACTGGGCAGATACTCACTCAGGACATCGATGATGCAGGGAACCTTGTTCCAGTAGGTCCAGCTATTGGACTCACTACGCTGCAAGCAGTTGCAGGAAACACGTTTGGGAATGCATCTGCATCGATCGAAGCCGAACTGATGAAGGACAATATTAACAGAAAAGTTTAATAGAGTATGTTCTCCCTTTAGTTATATGCCCAAACGTGCCAGATGCTCCTGTCCAGGATGTATAATGAAACTGTCGGTGCTTGACAAAACCATATCGTGCCGATGTGGCAAGAACTTTTGTGCCAAGCACCGCCTTCCAGAAAGCCACGAGTGCAAATATGACTACAAGCAAGACAAAGTCATGCTAGTCTCGATACAAACGGAGAAAGTCCCACCCATCTAATCACCATGAGCCACTACCATGTTTCTTAACAGTAACAGCAGGTCCCTTCTTCCGACTTGCCGTTGCACTTGCAAATGTAGGACCATCTTCGTCATCGGAATCCAGGTTCCTAGACAACTCCCAGTACTCTCTAGAGCCCAAACGGAACTCACTGCGAGCCTCTGCTTTGTACCAGAATATTGAATCCTCCAGCTTATTCGACTTCACATTGTTGTCAATCACCAAGCACTCGTAGTTCTCTGTGCATTGGTCCATCACCTGGACAAATGACTCAAATGTCGGAAACATCCCGGCGTAGTTCTCATAAATACGTCTCTTGTTCGACAATACGGGCTCCCTAAGAATGAAAACATAGTCGATGTTTGTTCTGAGATTCGGAGGGACACCTAGTGGATACTGCATAGTGATCACAAGCATGATCTTCCAGTGCCTTCCATTCATAAATAGCAGACGCATCAACCGGTCTCTAGTCCATTTGTCATCGTAAAGACAGTCATCCATGATCACAAAACAACGTGGGTCAATCGTGCCAGACACCATCCTGGGTTTCTTCAGTTCCTTCAAAACTATCCGCTGACGCTGGAGAACATTCTCTATAAGAACACTCTGATACTCCTCATGGATGAACATCTTGGGAACTATCTTTCCATAGAAACCATTACCAGCCTCTGTCCCTGATATAACCGTGCCCACCGGTATGTCCTGGTGATGGTAAAGGAGATCACGAACCAAGAAACTTTTCCCAGTGTCACGCCGTCCGATGAGCACTATCACCGGACCACTACTCTGTTCTGTCGGAGAGAACTTAATCGATCGCATGTCGAATCTCTTTAGGGCGAGGGTCATTTGTAGTAGTTGCACATTAATCACGTCCCATAAGAACGAAAGACTGTGTTTGAACTTTGAGTTTATATCCTTATGTATGACCAATGTCCTTCAGTATAACTTATAGGAAAACAAAAGACCAGTCCCTCCTCGCCGCTCTAACCGACACCACGGGATTGCTATCTCCTCAAAACTACAATCCTATCCATGAACTCTTCTTTGGGCTGTCACCTTCAAATGCTCCAAATGTGGTGTTCGGAACCCCAGAATATATTACTGCAATCAAAAGCAAGCACGATGACACCCACTACACCATTACCACCAAAAATCAAAATGGATTGGCTAAGGATGTCGATACATTCATCAAATTCTCTCCAATACTTGATCCTCTAAAACACGTGTCCGGTTGCTACACCGACGATGACATTCACGGACTGCCCGCATTTGGAGGAGCGGGTCATTCACACCCCAAAGCCTCCCGGCCCAACAATAGCTCCTATATTGATATGCTGTGCTCGCTACTGTCTACTCATCTCAACGCTAATACTGGAATACCCAACCTACTGAAATTCTATGGATCATTCATCGGCGTGAAACAGGACTATAGATACATGATTACTGACGATATCGACACAGCATACGAATCAAACTTCTTCACTAACAACCTTGGCTCCAAGTTCGTACTCGAAGGGTCACTACCCTTCCGGACAGACTCCCTATCCGCGAAACCACAACTTCAAATGGGCGAAATATGCTCCATCGGAGACATAGATGTCCCTACTCTCATCAATGATGTATTCACACCCCAAATATCCGAACCAAGTGTAATCGCACCTGAAATCATAGAGCTAGTGAAACCCAAAGCCCACGACTCAGAAACCAGCAACTCAGAAACCAGCGATACGGAAAATGAAAATGAGTACGAGTCTTCACCAGGGGTCTCTCCAGACAGCTCATTAGGAGATTTCTCCGGGCAAGACAGCGATTTTCAGACAGAAGACGAGGATGAAGCTTTCTGTCGTATGAGCAAATTTCCCTGCTCTGCAATTTTCCTCGAGAAACTTGAAGGAACACTCGAATCCCTTATAACAGAGGATTCGCCATCTGATAAAGAATGGGCGTCAGCCCTATTCCAGACAGTAGTAAGCCTCGCAGCACTCCAGAAGAGCATCGACTTTACCCACAACGACCTACACACGAGCAATGTAATGTGGACACACACTGACCGAGTTTTTCTGTGCTATAAGATCGGGGGAAGACACTACAAAGTACCGACCTTCGGGAAAATCTTCAAGATCATTGATTTCGGTCGCAGCATATTCACATATAACGGGATGACCTTCGCAAGCGACAGTTTCGAGAAAGGAGAAGATGCCGAAGGACAATACAATTCTGCACCATTCTATGACCCTAACAAACCCAGTGTACCCCCAAACAAGTCATTTGACATCTGTCGTCTGGGATGTTCTCTCTTTGATTTCTTTTTCCATCGCCCCCCGAAAGAGACGGACGATCTCTCCGAACTAGAAAAGCTAATAGCGAAATGGTGTCAAGATGAACAAGGAAAGAATGTCCTATATAAGGCTACCGGAGAAGAGAGATACCCCGGATTTAAGCTCTACAAAATGATCGCACGTCGTGTAACTGGACTAGAGCCCCACAACGTACTAGCAAGCGAACCATTGTTCACACAGTTCCTGTGTCCCAGAAAGCGAATAAACAAACTCCCTCTTTACAATATCGATGACCTCCCCTGTCTGACTCAGAAGTTAGGCTCATTAGTAAACACGCCCACTGTCTGAGACGTCTTATCGGCTATGTAGGCACTGGCATAACCGGCAGCAGAGACTGCAACAAAAACGCCGATACCATCAGTTGCAAGCGATTTTAGTGCAAGTGTGTCCTTTCTAATGTACTTTCTCTCGATCACCTTCCATATCACGAAAGTTATGGCCCCAGCAAAGGCTAATGTATACACATTATCATCCATTTCTTGATAGGACGATAATGTTTATCTATATCAAACGAACTATAGTTCCTCGATCAACCCCGCCAAACTTCCTGCCGGAGCTGCAGATATCGTCAATGAATCGTCATCATCGTCGGGGAAAGCTGCACCATGGATAGGAATAGTCTTGTTCGCTAGAGAAGTAAGATCCTTTGGTGCTTCGACGACATCCACCTTGTTAGTTCCCATATCTAGCACTGCATCGGAGTTATTAAACCCCACCTTGGGTTTCCCAGACAGGCTGGTGTGTTGTGCCGGTGAGGGAGAGTCAAAACTCTTAACTACATCAACAGTGTCAGCCTGACCCAGCTCCGTAGCGGTCACTATTGGCTGGATTACATTCTTGATCGGTTCAATAACAACATCTACCTTATCAGACACCGTTCCCAACATCGTATCTATAGATGATACAGGCGATTCCGCCTGTACGGACTCCATTGGAGTGGAAACGGCACTCACTGCTTGTGTGGCAACCTTAGCTGGAATAGATATCTCAACTTGTTCTTCCATGCCCTGTAGATAGTTCTTGAGGATCTTGTCAACAGGCAGGCTCTCTCGCACAGCATCCATAATGCTATCATGAATCACTATGTTCACCTCTCTTGAGTTTTTCTGCTGCTCAAGTGGCAGAATCCCTGTCTCGAACAGAAATGTGTTCTGCCACAACTTCCTAGCAGCGTTAATATAAGTTCTGTGGATAAATGCATTCATCTTAGGCAAGGGAATCTCGACTTCTCTCGATACCTCGCTTGGACGAATAGAAGTCAGAATCTTCAAATGTGCAACATGCACACATGCCAGTAGTTCCTGGATGTACTCACATTTACTATCCTCCACAATTCGGTCAGCCTCCTTCACAACAGTTTCCTGGCTCCAGCTCGGAATTCTCGACAGGAAGTTCTGGAACGTCATCAGATACTTATGGGGCTCACCCGACTCCACACACAGTGCAACTGCCTCATTGAAAATATCGGTTATGCCCCGATAAACCTCTGGAGAAAGTACTTTCACCAGCCTAATCGCATATTCATCCTTTGAGCTGCCTAAGACAGACCTCTCGATCGACATATTACAGAACCATCATATTTCCTAAAGACACCACATGACGCATTTCCATGAATGTCAGTACCATGAAAAGCAACATCAACTCGTTGTCTATGCTCGACCGAGCATACTCGATATACTCAAGGTAGTTGAACTTCGCCTCTGGTGGAGTATCTATTCTTTCTAGAACAACCATCACGTCCAGGACACTACAACCACGTGAATACAGTTTTTCTGCCAACTCAATACAACCCCCCTTGTGCTCTGCTATTAACCTTGTCGCGATTCGTATGGGGTCAGGCGGGTGAACTAGACCGCAATGAGCTGTCATATGGAGATTAACTTCCCTTCCAGCTTCTAGCCTTCGTGGAACATGTATAACGCAAAACCGCGACAGAATAGGACTAAGTATCTTGTGTTTATCCTCTACTACCATAAAGAAACGGGTACTGTGATTGTACTGTTCAATGCAGCGGCGTAGTGCTGACTGTGCGTCGAGTGTTAGACGATCTCCATTCAGCAACACCACACTCTTAACATAAGACGACCCTGAAAGACTCTGTCCAAAGAACTTCAACTCATCACGAATAAACTTGATTCCTTTCCCATATCCACACTCTACTCTCATCACCAGCTTCTCCTGTACACCAGTACCATCGTATATGCCATCCAGCAATTCCTGGAGTAGAGTTTTTTTCCCTGAGCCAGCATCTCCCCAGAGTAATATATTGGGAATCTTCCCGCTGCTCTTGAAAGCGTCGAGAAGGTTCTTAGTTCTTTCCCGAGACATACAGGAATGATCGCAACCGTTCTAAGTCGTGAAGCCAGTGACAGAATGTGCATATGGATTGGATACATGTTGTGAAGAGAGACCGTCGTATAACCGTTCTGCTGTGCCCGAATGAAGCGGTAATCTGTGTGACTGACTTCCGACAGTATCTTTACTTGGTGGCTCATTGATAGAGGCACCCACCCCAAGCATGTGTTGGGCATGATCGATAGAATTCACTTCTCTCGTCGGTGTGTAATTGCTATTGAATAGGGTAGTAGATCCCTGGTTCGTTCTTCCTATAAGTGTACTCTCTTTATCCGACCCCCGAGCTCCAGCATATGCAGCTGTGTGGTCGCGTGGGAGTGAACTAATAGCGGTAGCTCCACCAGGCGGTGTGTATCCGTTCATGGACTCGCCGCGGTTAGTAAACACTTCGTGGTAGCTCTGCACAGTGGGACGATGCACCCCGCCTGAAGCCACGCCCCCAGGCGTCCCACGCCCAAGTTGCATTTGCTTCTTTGTAGTCCGAAGTCTGTTGACGTAACTTCTCGTAGCCCCAGAGGTCACACTAGTGCCAGCACCCCCCAGAGACCGTGCATTACCTATTACATTCTCTTTCCGGGTTGGAGCTAGCTGTTCCCGGAAAGGAACTGCCAAAGCTTTAACTGCAGATACCACCGGACCGAGGAGTCCATATTGCCTCCTACCTGTCAGAGCACGTGATGTATTAGAGGCTATGAACCCAGTTCTGCCATAGTCAGCGGTCGCAGCCGCAGCACCACCAGAACCACCCGATACAGCAGCGCCCGGATGAGAGGCACCTCCTTCCAGAATCCGACCAGCCTTCCTCGCATCCCGGTATCTCCCACGGACTTCCCCCAGACTCCCCGTGGCGTGACCACCGACCCCATATGTCTCGCGGGTGGTTTCAGTGCGAGACTGCTGCGGAAGATCCTGTACAGGGCGTCCAGTCGGCCTCTCATACGCCCCCGTAGTGGTCATATACCGTTCCGGACCTACGGCGTAGTGGCGGTCAGGATTGTTCTTCTGTACCGGTGCCTCGTTCCCACGCTTCGGTGCAAAGTGTTGTCCACCCAAAGTGACACCCGGAAACGTACGCTTCGGATTATTGGCAGCCCTGAGCTCATCAACTGTCCTATCCTTCCAGAGTTCTCTCGACTGTTGACCTGAGTTGAATCCCCCAGATCCAGATGCAGTAAAACCCTTTCCAAGACCAGGTGCTACCTGCACCGATTCAAATGGTTTCACATTATTCTTCGACAAGCCAGCAACCTGGCGTGATTGGATAAAGTCGGCAGACGATGGTGCCCCATGTGTCCAGCTTGCACTCGGCTTAGGTTTGAACAAAGGTGCTCTCTCTGTTTTCTTAATATACTGGCTACCCGCACCTGTCATATTGTCCAGAGCACTTTCGTTTCCTCTGGGCATAGTCGTTGGTTGTTTTACGCTTGAACCAAAGAATGGCTGCATATTGTTGTGCATAAAGTCACTTGCATTCGTCTTATCGCCAGAGAGCAACATATACTGCCCACTCAAACCCTGAGCTTTCTCAATAGCGACATCTTGCTGGAAGTACCTATCACTCGCTGCATTCGGGTCTGTATAATAGTTGAGATCATTAGTGGCAGTCACCGGAGTCGCATTCGGATAGTTGGGCAGCGGCTGAGTCGCTACATTCTTTTCTGACTTCACATCCCTTTGGTGTGTCTCCTCCTTTGATCGCTCATCCTGGCTGGCTAGAAACATACCCCCTACTGCTAGTGCGGGTACAACAAATTCCATTGGTATACCATAGGACTATATTATTTGGAACTAGAGAAGACAAACTTACGATCATAGGAATCTCTCATGCCCAGAGAGGTATTCTGTGGCACACCAACACTAGGTATAGCATGTCCTTGGAAGTCGAGCACGAGAGGGTGCGACCTGTCAATAGGTTGCTCTATAACCTCCCATGAGGGTGCAACTGTGCGGGATTCGACAATCTCCATGCTCTGTGTTGTTGAAGGAAGAGCTGTTCCCTCAATGCCTCTATTTTGGCGACAGTCTCGCGATAGCCTACTGTACTGACCACGCAATGATGTGTCCACGTCGATAGGATGTCCCGTTTGGGGAATGACTACGTTTCCTCCATTACCCTGCCACAAAATGTGTACATCTGAGGGCAAGGGTGCGTCAGTGCCTGGACCTGGCGTACTGAGAATATACCGTAATGGGAAGGTTGACTCTGCATTCCTCTTCTCACTCCTGACTGTGGTGTAATTATAACGTGTGGCAGCCATATGTATGCTTAACATATTATAAGTTACCGACTTCCATACACAGAGTGTCTTGGGTTTGCTTCGACTACCAAAGGGTCCGGAACCACAACAGTTATTGGTCTGTAGATGTGGGTCATAGGAAGACACAGTAGCTGCGATTGAGCTTCCGGTTGTGGAGCTTCTAGATTCGTACTACCAAGCCCTCGCAAGGCACTCTCAATATCAGCGGCATTACTAGAGAGAGCAGTTGGTGGCATATGAGCACCCAGTATACCAACACCTGGATGGGCGACTAGTCTTGGAGTGGCCTGTCCAGCGTAAAGCCGTGATTCCTGAGCTTTGTTATTCCTATACTTCCAGCATGCGTATTCACCCCTAGAGTTATTGAGCCTTGTTGATGACATCGTTACTAGTTATCAACAAGATAAGATTCATTTCTTGGCATTTGACGTAGAACGAGCATACTGGCGCGATGGCATGCCACCACGGATCCACCCAGGGTCTGCAGCACCTTCCACCAAGTTGGCCGGGTTGGTAATCGTCGCCTGGACCGATGGAACCAGTGGCTGCCACTGATTAGAGAACGTTTGCTCAGTCAGACTATCATCAGAATAACGAGTGTTAGTAGGATGTCCTATCCGGAGGATACTCTCCCTATCAGCGTTGTGTTTACCACGCCCCAAGTAAGGAACCGTAGCGAATGTCCGTTGATTCAGATTAAGTCTTTGCTTTTCTTGCGTGCTATCAGCCATACGAAGCGATGAGTCCATGTCTACACCACGCCCACCTACATCTGTGAAACTGTAACCACCCTTTGGAACACCCTGAGGCTCGCTAACCGCAAAATCAAGGCATGCATCTGCACTGCAAGGAGCAACAGAAATTGTCGAGTAACGGCTGTATGCATCATTCTGAAGATCCTTCTCAGTCAAATAGCAACCGTCCTGTCCAATCCGATCAGTATAGTTGAAAACTCTTGCCATCTGTACTAAAGCAGGAGAAAAACCATGGAAACTATCATACATTGCGTGTATGCAAGCTGTTAACGTTATTCCAACATTGCAGTCCATCGCCATCCTTGCATGATGGCATCGTGCCATAACAATACTTCGCAAACGCATCCTGTGCATTTGGAATAGTAGTATTGGGCATCGCGTAGAAGTTACGCATAGACTGGTCGAAAGACAGTTCATCTCCTAGATCCTGGAACAATCGCGACGTGTCGTCGCCGTGTTCACCTGTTCCAGGATAGAGTTGAGAGTCGGAAGCTTTCTCGTTAATATCTGTCTCAACCACAGGGTTGAAAGCTGGAGCTGCAGGAGATCTATCCTTGTCATCCACATAGTCGGTCAGCAAGACATTCATCAACGGATTGTTCCTAGTAGGTGCTTGGAACTCCACCTCGTCGACATGCTCACTACTACGCTGATCGGAACCATACATCGTGAACCCCTCCTTTGCATGAGTGTTCTGGTAAGCAGAGAGAGCAAGAAGCGACACTGCACCAATAATAATTGCACTTGGTTGGCCCGTCAGAAGCAGCATAACTACTGATGCATAGATAACTATCCTAGCGAACCGCACAGAGTTAGCGGCAGATGCATAGTGCCCGCTAGGCATCACGTCTAATGGGTTCTCCAACAACACACGCGGGTTCTTTGTCCAGAGAGAAGACTCCATGTATTACAATAGGTAATGAAAGACTTTTCATATGTTAGCACGTAGGGGGCTTCTTCTTTTTCTTCTTCTTCCGCTTCTTGACAGAAGCTGACGATGCCGGTTGCGACTGTGGTTCGGGCTGGGGTACTGCAGCACCTGCTCGCTCAGCACGTCTCTTGGCAAGCTTTTCCCGTAATCTGTCTCTAGTCTTCGCAGTCTTCATCTGTTCATCCATTCTGCCTTTCGCAACTCTCATATCTCTCTCGTTTGACACACCCATCTTTGCCATCATCTCATGAATACCTTCCATACCAGGAGTAGTTCGCATCTTCTCTAAAAGGTCACTGGCCTCTTGCAGCAATTCACTCTCCTTTAAGCTACCAGACCGGATCTCCTGATCGATTCTAGAGCCTATTCTCTTAATCAAAGTCATCAGCTTCAGGGGATCACCAACGAGCCGAGAGAATACATCTTGCACACTCGCCTCTTTTTCCATGTCTGAGAACTCTTTCGTCGCCTCCTCTGCAATTTGCCGAGCCAGCCTCCCGATTTTCCCTTCGAGAAGTCCTGACAAACGGTCCTCAATATCCTGGGGGTCAGGACCCTGTCCATCGGAAACTGCTCCTAGAACTTCCTCTAATTTATCCCTTATACTCGACGAGTCCACCGCCTGGAAGAATGCTTCCGCATCTCCAAAGGAAGATGAGTCATCTATCTCCGACACTACAGAGAACAGAATCAGCTGCAAGTGCTGCCAGATAGAACCCCTTGTCTGCTCACTAATATTCCGCTTCCAGATGTAGCTGAAGTCTATTCCCGGCAAAAACTCGATCGGGCTATCGAACACCTTTGAGTTCTTGTAAAGAACATCGAAGAATGTCGGAGGATATACCTTCGTAACATATTCAATCAGGGCATCCCCGCTCAAATTGTCTACACCATCGAGCTGCTCTGCAAACTCCGGAAACGTTGCCCTCATATCTCCCGCCAAAGCCATGACCAGTTCTGGTATAGTAGATGGAGTTTGAGAGGCAGGTGCATCGGGTTCAGATACAGGCTCGGGTGCATCGGGTTCAGATACAGGCTCGGGTGCATCGGGTGCAATTCTTGATGGTGTATCCATGTTGTACAATCTCCCTGCATACAACACTTAAGTACTTTGAGAGGCATATAGCATTGCTAGAGTGGTAAGGTTGAACATGTAGTCCATAACTTTCGCCTGGTTTGCTTCTGAGAGCGTTCCAAGACGAATCCGCATTCTCTCTATTGTAGCCATCAATGCATCACTCTTTACCACCAATTCTACATCATGCACATCATCACTGTAGTCCTTCGCCAAGAAAAATGAAATATCTTTCGCCTTGATCTGATTAGCATAAGGTGCTGTATACTTCCCCCATGCCTTGATGAATATGGTAACGTTCGCTCTCTTCGCCGCAGATATAGCTACTTCGGCAGCTGCAATGTCGTCATCATCCGGTAATACTTTCCTGATGTCGGCAAAGAACTCGTCAGTGTGATTGTTAAAGGCACTAGTGACACTTGTCATTTCTAGAGCTAGACAACGTTCTATAAGTGAATTAACCGCATTATCACTCTCTCTGGACCGGTTGTGGCACTTCGCTTGCCCGCTGCGACATGTACTGATCCATGTCCATATTCTTAAGGGTCGGTGCACGATCATCCGTCTGCACAGGTGTTGTAATAGAACCACCATCGCTAAGCCCCATAAATGAGTGCATTATCCTGTTCCCTCCGTTCCCCTGTGCCAGCATCTCTTCCGCCCCCACATCCAGGTATGCATAACCATCGGATAAACCAGCCATTTCACTAAAGGAGAATGCTGTCGGGTCACTCACGGCGTGAACACTATCATCGTCCCTAGAGATGAATCCCATTATTTTGTTTCCAACAACGAGCGAATTCCCCTTTTCCAACATCAGCAAAGAGGGCACTTCCGAGAGAACATTAGGCAATGGGACATGCTTCCCACTTTCAAGCATGGCATAGGTGGTGCCGTCTTTAGTGACTCTCGAATCTATACAGACAAAGGATGTCTCCTTTGACACTGCAGACTGTGATAATTCCCTCAGTATCTTCCTGGAGTGCTCGCAATGATTGCTGTAAAAGAGAACGTACTTCATTCCTTTGGATAGAGGACTACTTTTAGATCGCCAAATTGATCTTAAATATCTACTAGTTCTAACTAACATACAATGAGCGTCGAAGTCACTTCCAACCAAGGCGATTACATCGAGTTCACACTACGGGGATGCTCAACACCCTGTGCTAATGGGCTTCGACGCATCATCGTATCGCGCCTTCCCGTCGTCGCGATGAAGGCCGATGACGAGTCGACAATTCAGATATCTGCCAATACCGGAGGACTCAATAATGAGATCATTAAGCACCGCCTCTCCTGTGTCCCCATCCATGGGCTACAACCACCTATGGACCTTTCCAACTACACCCTACGACTCGATGTGACTGCTTCCGACGACATCCCCCGAATAGTGACCACAGCCGACATCCAGGTGATGTGGGGCGATGCAACGAGTCTCCAACCTGCTCCAGCGACCGTCGCGAAAACATTGTTCCCTGCAAATCCTATCACAGACGACCACATTGTGATAACAAAACTGAATCCAGCCATCCCAGGTGTGTCTGCAGGTGAACGCCTTGCTTTTGATGCAAAACTATATTGGACAGAAGGTTCTGTGAAAGGTACGGCCTCTGCAGCCTGCACATGCAGCTACATGCAGACGCCAGATCCAGCACGCCAAGAGGAAGCCTGGAGCAAGCAGGCGACAGCAGAGGATACCCCTTATGCCCGACAGGACTGGCTTCTAGGCCCCGGGAGCCGTATAACTGTTCCAGAGAGCTATGACTTCCGACTGGAAGGTGTTGGTGTCTACTCGCCGGTTACTATGCTGCACATGGCGTGTGATATCCTTTCGGAGGACATGACCAACACCCTAGCATCTATTTCTGAAGCCGGGAACATCACACCCGTGATAACGACTCTCAAAGATGCACACAGTGTCCGCATCACTGGTGATGTATACACGATAGGCTACATCCTACAGGATACTCTTTATGCGAAGCACTGTATCGGTCCGGGCAAGAACTACGTGGGATTCAGGAAGGACCATCCACACGATTCTTACGGCACTCTGCGTGTAGCGATCGAAGGTGCAATATCTCCCGATGGTGTCTTTGCTGCAATTACCACCGCTGTTGGTGATATCCAGAGTACTATTTCCACGATCAAGGGGTCCTTGCCATCGGAAACTGTTCCCTCCACCGCATAATAATATCGGCCAAAGACGCAGGACACTTAGATGCAAGGTAGAGCTGTACACGATGTATATCGGTCCGCGAATTCCCCAGACCTATTCTTTTTATATAGTCCTTGTGTAGTGCATCAACAAAGTAGCGAACCACTTTTGCACGCGGTTGTAAGTCTGTCTTCCATACATTCTCTTGCATATATGATTTCCACAAGTCTTCCACGGCCTGCCTGTACATCTTAATATAGCGGATACCAACTCCGCTCACAGATAGTTTAACACACGTCTCTTGTAGCCGACAGCCTGCCAAAGAGTGAACTGCAGCTTGTTGGAGGCAGAGTGCGAACTCTCCAGTGCTGCCGTCCCTTATTCTTGCTAGGTGTATCAAATCTACGTTCATATACCTAGTCAACTTTCCGTCAACTAACGCAATAATCCCGACACATGCCTCCGGTGTGAGGCGTTTGCAGAGTGATATTCCCTCATCCACAGGAAACGTTCTGGGTGGTGCACAACCCGCAGCATCCCAATCTCGAGGTGGCAGAGCATGCAAATATCCTTTTTCCATCAAGTTCCACACTGCAGTACAATAGCAGCGTGGCACACTAAACGCTATTCCATTGGCAGAGATCATACCAGGCGTTTGAGCAATGAATGTGTAACACCTATTCCTGCTCAGAGCATCTATGTCACTATCGCGGATACCAGCATTCATCAACGTTACTAATGGTTCTGCCGATGCGTCGCCGTCACCGCATATTCCTTCATCGCTACAAAACACCCAGGTACCACCTGCTCTAAATACAACTATCTCCGTACCCTCGATAATTTCTTGCACCCTCCCAGAGTCTCCAGGCCAACCAATTGGGATGTTCCCCGCTACCCAGGTACTCACACCCACCATCTTTGCATTGCACGTAAACAAGAACCTAGTCATCCCCATTTCACCTCTCTCAACACATTTCGATATGTGCGAACGTCGCCCCTCCCGACTCTGGATCTGCAATACAGTATCAACTTCAAGGACATCGGCATCTACAACATCGGTTGCCTGCATGACTTGTTCTAGTAGAACCGTCTAAGACATTTCTGATGAATGCCGTAGATAAAGCTTGATTATCTACATGTAGTATAGAGTGATGTCCGCTTCTGTCCCCCTCCAGTTAGGAGATATTGTGGGCGTTATCGCCCCGAGCAATCCAGACCTAAATAACAAGTATTTTCTCGTTGACTATCTGAGCACAGACAGACTCGTATTGAGAGGTGAAGACGGCTTGGACCACCAACTCCGGATGGAAGATGGGCAACTAGGCGATACTAGTATCAAAGCACTCAGTGTCGTCCAGCATGCAGACCAACCAGGTTACGCACGGCAGCATGGACTAGTTCCAGGAGAGTGGGTTAATATCCAATTTGGAGGTGACATGCCCATGATTGTAGTCGGCGAAATCGTGGGACTTGATGAAGACATGATCGATGTTAAGACGTGGCCCGGTAACGAGCATATATACATTGACTTCGCCTACAAAGGTATTCCTCCCGAGCTCGAGATCGCAGATATAGAGAAACGGTCTGTTCCACAGGGTGCCGAAGCAAAACAGCCGAGTGTAGACATCGACCTTGGAGGACCTACAGTCGACGCAACATCAGAAGATCTTAGTGTTGGGATTGACGAAGCATTGTCTGACCCTGCTCCGAACTCGCCAACAGCAGAGCCTTTGGTTTTTGAGCCTTCCGACGAAGAGATCTCCGATGAAGCACCAGCACAAGCCTTACATGATGAACTAACGGCTGCAGACTCTGTTGTTTATGGTGCTCAACTCGGTAGTGTTGTTCAATCAGTAGAAGTCGATGAATACAGACGCAAATATCCCCTCGAGACACAGTTGAATGACATGCTTGATGATATGTTAGCGTCGATCCCACCAGCCAGACGTACACCTACCCGTCTGGCAGCAATACAGACTACACTAGAGAGGTACAAACAACTTCGCGAGGAGTTCTCCTTGTTTGATGAGTACGGGACACCCCATCGAGTCAAAGTGAAGGGTGCTCAGTATCGCCCCCTCGCAGAGCATCTCTCTACATTGACTGACGTGCCAAAATGGGTTATCCCGATCAGCAAGAACATTAGAAAAGTGTATGGTGTCGAGGGAGAACCACCCTACGGAGATGTAGTGCAGTTGAACATCCAACATGAACTTGACAGAGAACGCGAAGTAAAGGAAGCATATGAGACCGAGCATGTAGAGGCAGATGGGGATAATGCTCGTGCTAGGTTCATGACCAATACAGAGCCATTTAGTGTCCCGTACGAGAATGTGCCCAAATCGGAGGTCCTGCAAACTGTTCCGAGCAACGGCAATACCCTGTCGCTACTCAATAACCTCGGTAATGAAGAAACCAGTGTGTTCCTAGACGGATGTTGTATCGAGAAAAAGCGGTTCTACACTCAGTTGCACTCCGCAGGTATCACAGGTCTAGTGCCGGTACCACATGCACCTGGTGCCCCTGCTTACGCAGTAGAGAACATAGTTCCACCAGAAGCGGTTGCAGTGACCGGTGTGGCCGTCATGCCACTCTCTGTTGCCTCTGTGACAATAGCCCTGCGTCCTGGGGGCCTCATCAGCAACAAAATGCAGGCAGCAGCAGTTAGCTCTGAAATAGAAAGCTCCTTAGTGGGTTCCACTCCTACTGAAACGATTCTGATCACTGAGTTCGGTGGCGACTCGGAGAAATTCGCAGCAGCGTCCGAACTCGTTGTATACGAGCTCGATGAGCCCCTCTACGCGGATGACGATCGGTGGAAGAAGTTTCTCGACACAATCGTTCCACCCACAAAGAATGTAATTGGGATGATGGCCCCTTACGCAAAACAGAGTCTCAGTATACTCAGTCTTTCATATTCGCTGTCACCATTCGCAATTGACCTCTCTGATATCTCCTATCGTCAGTACGACAAAATGTCAAAGGTTCTGCACTCCAATATATCGGAATACCGTCGCCGTCTAGGGCAGAGACGTAACGCTTATGACAGACTTGCTCGCATCCGCGACAGTGCATTCGCACGCTACAGAGAGCCATTCCGGTTGCCGTCAGGGCTTCTCAATGACTATGGTATTGACCCGAAAAGCCTCCCGCTTGTCATTATTGCCGAAGCTATTAAAGTAGATGGGGGCACTGCCTTCATAAGTGCTATTGGAGAATCCAGTGCGATAGGTCGCTATGGCTCCTCGCCAGAGGAGTATGCCGAAGCAGCCCTGGTAAATCTATCCAGAACCAAACCACAGGGCACTGCGTGTGATACGCATGTTATCGCTGTGGTATACGACAATGAAGAGTCGTTGGCTGCAAGTAGTGGAACACCAGCCTACTATTCTACTGAGAGGGACCTAACTGATTATACGCTAGGAAAGAGATTCTCTGACCATAGTGACTCCGAAGAGGAACTAGCCAACATGATCGACTTTCTCACTACAGAAGGTGGTATGTCTGATGAATCTGCCTTGAGAGAAGCTAGAGCCGTCACTGAAGGTCGTCGGGAGATAGTAACTGGGGAATATGCGATTCTTGCAACCCCCGGGCAACCGATCAAATACTTCTCGAGGGAGGGGATGGAATGGGTGGAGCGTCCAGATACCCAACCATCGGACTTCATACCGGACAACAAACTGTTCTGTATCATGGATGATGACTGTTCCTATATGAAGAAGTGCAGCAGCAATGAATCTATAGAGCACGCAAATGAAGTAGCCGCGGTTAAGCTGTCCACCGAAGGGTTTGAATTAGAGTCAAAATTGGTCTCGGACCACAACAAACAAAAGCGATTGGAATTGCTCCGACAATCGCGAAACATGCTATCCCTCTTGCGGAGACTCGATGCAATCCCCGGGGCAGAACACCGCCGGTACAGACTTGCCTTAGCAGCGTCGGTTGGGGAGGAACGCAAAGCTGAGTCGCCGTACGCTGACCTACTTCGTGCTATCCTCGCACAGAATGATTTTCCCAAGAAGCAAGGGGATATCCTAAGGTTCTCCACCCAGTACACAGTGCCAGGGCGTACCGAATGGATGAGGGAATGCAAAGATACGGGTCTCCCTTTGTTACCAACATTCCTGGTATCCTTAGCAGAAGCCTTCACACGTGGAACATACCAGAACGAGCTCGACCAAATATGCCGAGTACAGGGTGTTCTCAGCGATAACGGGGACTCATGGGTGGACAAGCACACGGGGTATCTTATTCGTTTTATGGAGTTTGATACAAGCGAAGGGTACGATGAGTCCGGGTATCAGATTGTTTCGAGAGATCTTATTCAACAGGATATAGCTGAAGCGGTCCTGCAGAAGGAATATAGTGATAACGAAACATCAGCTATTGCGAATGTTGTAAAAGGGTTCACGCTCCAGCTGGGTGTGAAAATAGATGGATCCATCGACTTCATTACGAAAGAGGTGCGTAATCTCCTGAAGGATCTGCTCCCTGAACGCAAAGCCTATGAGTCCCGAATAAAAACACTCAAGCAGAGAGGGAAAACAGGCGTCTCATATGAGTTCGCGTACAACAGTATGATGCTATATCTCACACTTTGTATGGTATTAGTAGCGGTCCAGACAGCAATACCACCCGTACGACCAACTAGGTCCTTCCCAAATTGCAAGCGGTCCTTCGATGGATTTCCTCTTGAAGAAACCGGTGATATGTCCGGTCTTGTGTACATCGCGTGCGTGGCGAGCAGAATGAAAGCAGATGCGGTTCCTTGGAACACGCTCAAGAAAATGAAAGAGCCCGCCATCAGAAAGAAACTTGAAAGCGTCCTATCTCGAGTGGCAAAAGCCCCCGCCGTACGGTCCAAGATCACGGATAAACAAGCTTTCTTGGCAGACAATCCTGTACAAGACGATGACATATCCGTAGACTACGATGTCCGACAGTGGGCGACATTCCTACCACCCCTTTCCACACCAAACGCTGAACCTCTGAGGCAACTTCCTGATGCATACTTCAGAGACCTAGCTGGCAAGCTGAGTGATGCTGCACCAGGAAGTGTTATGGACATCGTTCGAATTATGTACAAGACCCGCCATCTCTCATTCGGTATACAGGAGGCAATCCAGTCAGTAGTCGGTGCAAACGCCCCGATACTCCAGACCATGCAAGGTATTCCATTCATTGAGAATGCATGCTGTAATGAAGGTGAGAAATCGTCAATCGCATTCTTCTCAGAGAACGCTCCAGCAGTTGCAGCCTACAACCGTTATGCCCGCACGAATATGGCGAGGTTCTACAAACTGTCCCAAAGCCAGAAAGCTCCGTCATTCCTTAATATTACCAACACGCGGACATCGTATCCCGAGGTATCGGATGTTCTCAGCGAAGCCGTTGTCTACAAAGTAATGATGCACTACTGCCAGTACAATATGCCTACCTTTATCGGTGATGAGCTCACCCGAATATGCGGGAAACGCATGGGACCACCCATTGAAGGGCTCGATATCAAAGAGTCCATTGCAGCCCTGAAAGCAGAAGGAATAGACTACAGCGAGGAGAGCATGAACCAGACCCTCCTTCATCTCGCAAATACCAATCTAATTGCAATAAGACCAGGTCATATTCCGAACCCTGCACAGAGGCTCCAGAGTGTGCTTGCTGCAGCGGATATAGACCCCACTATGCCGGTCGTGAGCGAACTTAAAACCGTGTTCGATATGTATGGGGCGCGACACGATGAGGCTAAGGCCGAGGTGAATGCATTGAGAAATGCTGTCCTAGGAATATCGGAGGCGAAGATTGATGCGATCACAGGATTCCTTCGCCGGAGCAATGCAAAGCTAAAGCCAGAAGCTGTTGACTTCCTAAAAGATCTCTCGCAATGGTCTCCTCAGCCACCGACGTTCACTACTGTAACAGGAGATGCCACCGCGGCGAAAGTCCTCGGATTCGCCCAAATGGCGGCTGAAAGTATATCGCGTGTAATCCCGAGCATCATAAGTCATGAAGTGCGATATGCAGACGTACCTATTCCCAAGGTGTGGAATCTATCCCAGAGGCACGTAAGTGATGTCAAAGCATTTATTGCAAAGGAATATGCCGATCTCGCCAAATTCTACGGAGATAGTGGAGTAGCTCGGGTGTGTGAGACTGTACTCGTTCGGAATGGGCATGTGCTTATGCTACAGAAGCTCACTGTCCTCCTTCCTGAACATCAGGGGACTTCATCAGTTCTTAATGAGAGAGTCATACGCGAACTGAGCCAGTACTACGTTGTGGAATGCCTACACTCCTACATTGAGTCCATTGAAGAGCTCTCTGCTTCTTCTGCACCAACAAGCCAAGGGGATGATGTACCATTGGAGCTGCCAGTGGCTGTTGATGATCCAACGACTGCCGCTGCCGCGATTACAATCACTATGGCAGAAGAAACCAACCCACAAGAACTAGTAGCGAAAATAGGGGACCTTTTAGCCGCCATTATCAACACATTGGCAGAGAGCAAGCGTCTTAGTAACGTGGGTGTTGCCACCATCAAAGAACGAACGCTCAAAGCTCGCGAAAAAGAGAAAGATGAGATTACCTCCTACTTACGAGACATGTCTGATGAGGAACGACAGGCCCAGGACGTATTGAAGAACAATCGTTTAGGCAGATGGGGGAAGGGACATACGAAAGGACTTGTCCACTATGTGCAAGATGTCTATGATTCAGAAGTTGCAGCTCTAGAGCAACGAGCTGCAATGGACAAACGATTGGGAGAACAGAGCGAAGTTACAGCCATGAATAGGGAGATATATGCCCTGGATCTTGAGCAACAGGATCTTGTGGCAGAGGGTATAGATGAAGAGGTCGCAGACATGTCGATGCTACCAGACGACGATGACTATGGCGACTTCGATGGGGACGAAGACTACTGAGTAAGCCAACTATGCACCATTAGTATAGTGAACACAAAGAAGAGAGTTGTGTATAGGGCAGTCTGTAGACGGAGTGTGAACACGAGCATGGTTCGCACTTCGTCCTGAATGTGTGGGGGGAATTTGTCGACATCGTCGAGAGTAAGCGGTGCACACATAGTAGTATTACTGACAGTGTGTTCCTGTGTACGCCGATTCAATTTGTTGCCTCCCTTCCAGAAATATCCCAGCCTACAGTAATGAACAGGAATTTCATTAGACGTCACATGACAAGTATCTCAATACTTCTGTATCTTGCACTCTTTATTAGTGTTCAGGCAATACAACCCGCCTTTCTCTACGGACACGATGGATCAATCCGGCCATTCGGAATAGGCTACAGCAAGTCCACAATTGTACCCATGTGGGGAGTCACAATCATGTTAGCGATTATAGCGTACTATGCAGTGATGTACTATTTGGCACTACCCCGGATGAAAATCTAGTCGTGCGACACATAGATCTTCTTATTATTTGACTCGGTATCAAGCTCTCCCTTGTCCTTCATATTGCTCTCATATATCTCCTTCATCTGGCCCGGTGACAGTTCGCACTTGGCACTGGCTATAGCAGTTGCATATATTACTGTGGACAGAGATCCTGCCATGAGGTACCATATGGTGTTGGACCAGATGTCCCGTTTGGCGATTCCGCTTGCTATCTGTGCAGCAATTGTCCCCGCAACACTCTTGTTACACTCCCTACTTTGTCTGGGATCTAATGATGCCCCGGGAGTACATCCGGAGACAATATTACCGGGAAACCCTTTCTTGTTCACTGTATCGAAGTAGGTTCCTAGATCCAGTGCTGATGTCACCTTGTACAGGGATGTCGCGTCCCCTTTTGCATCACTACAACACCTGCTAAAGAAATCATTCACACCAGAAACCGCATCAGCACCCCAGAAGTCATGCAGTGCTCCACCGGAGAAGGGTCGTCGCCAAGTATGTCCAAAAGTCTTCGTCCCAAGCATGTTAGCCGTGAAACCGAAAATCGCTATCCAAGGAAGCATTGCCCACCCGATAGTGTAGATATCATCCAGTAAACCGCTCCCCTTACAACGACCACTCTGGAGATTGACGATGGCTAACATTAGCTGTATAACGATGACCGCCATGATGTATATCCCCGTATACTGAGGAGGTGCTACATTGCTGCCCGACTTGGCTGCCTTTGTCCAGCCGTCCATGAAGCTCGAACGTAGGAATATAACGTAGACTGCAGTAGTAGCTGCGAATAATCCTCCCGACAACGCACTAAGATTACCAGTTTCCATATCTGTAGTGTTGTGTGATTTTCGTTCCGCGTCGCCGACGTGGAAAAACACTATAGGATAAAAACAGATACATGCAGCAGTCTGGACTGGTTGAGCCCGCACTCCGTGTGCATATAGCTGCAATGCTAGAGAACTGCCGATCCTACAAAGATAGTATCATCAACTTCGCTGTAAATATCTCACTATTGGTAGTAATTATCTTCATTGGATGGGGCATACTGACTTACAAGGCGAACAATCGTATTGAAAAACTCTCTGATCATGAACAAGAAAGTGCTAAACGCGACTTCGTACTGCAAGCAATAGGACAAGGTCGTCCACCACCACGACAAGGACCCATTACGGGACTCTCTGGGTTTACAAGCGACGTACGTTTCCGCAACGAATGATAAATTCTCCATGTACCACAACGATGGACGCTGAGTTCAAGGCATACTTCAACGCCCAAAGGCTTCATGTCCGGAAACGCAACAATATTGCGAAGAAAATTCTGGTTAATGACAGCTTATCCAAAGCAGAAAAGGATAGGAGAATTCAGGCTATATCTGTACCCTGTAAGGATGGAACACCCCAGTCTTTCAAGAGAGTAGGAACCCAGTTGGTCATGAGTTGTGGCAGCGGCAACCCGCGTCTGACCAAGACTATCGAGAGAGGAAAGTACACAACCATTATGGAACTGGAACGAAAACTACATCCGAGCATTCAGACTCTCAAGACCCGTATAGTGCAACTGAAGCTAGCCAAGATGCATGGCCTTATCTCCGGGGAAGACGCACTTGAACAGTTTACAGCTCTCAGTACGTCACTTGGTGAAGAAGAAAAACAGCTACAACAGCTGGCGGCACTATACCAGGAGAGGACTACTCTCCACACTCGCCAGCAGAAAGCAATAGAGCTTAGCAGGAATTTGCAAGCTGAAGTTGCCGCACTTAGAGGGGATCTGCGTAGTTTCCAAGAGACTGGAGACCCTTCCTCCCTCCAAGCAGCTGTTGCCAGATACGGCGATAGCATTACACCACTCACAAATGAGCTCCGTGAGACCAAATACCAGGAGGCATTTACTGCTCAAGCAGGACATGATACTATCCTGGTGGAGAACACAGTAAATCCCAAAGAATTACAAGTTACTTTGTGATTACAGAGTATGATGATCGATATTAAGGTGTTCTTAGCGAGCTTTCTCATTGGTGTACTCGTCACTCTTCTCGCTGGACCCAAGAAAAAAATAATATATGTCCAGCCGACTCCGGATAACGTAACAGACTATCTGTTCAAAGACAAATCTGGCATATGCTTCAGCGTGGCAGCCACCAAAGGGCTATGTGACAAGTCATCGAAAGATTACAACGCCCAAGCCTGAGAGAACTTCTCTCTTGGAAGTAGATGAATCTGTCAGAGTTTATGAACACACAAGTGGGAATATACTTTATATCGGCAGTTCTAGGTCTAGGACTTGCTACCTTCATTTTTGGAACCTGCTCATCTGCCAACTGTGTAGAACTGAAGGCCGCCAATCCGGAAACATACACTAAGGATAGCTTGAAGTTTAATGGAGAATGCTGGCATTTCAATAACGAAGCAGTCTCCTGTAATGCAGATCGTCCTATCTTCGAGTATGCGTAGGGATAAGACATTATTTTGACCATTAGTACATTACAGATGAGTACCGCACTTGCATCGCTTCCGAATGACGCACATCCCACGGCTGCACCTGTACAGCAACAACTGGGTCTAGACAGTAATATGGTGAACGATGTGGTCCACTCCCTTGGGGGTGGGGCACCGTTACCAGTGAGAGACATACCGACTGCTACAACCGCTATGAGAACGGATGTAGAGGTCCAACCTAACCATATCACAGTGGATGATGACTATATTTCCCGCTTGTCTGCGAGCAAACCCGCACAGAACCTAGAGATGGTCCGTGATCCAGAGTTCCATGATCTTTATCTTCTCCCCGCCGCCGCTGCCGCAGCTACGCTCGTACTCAGTGTCCCTGTTATTCTAGCGTTCTTAAAGAAGTATTTCCCTAAACGGTTCTGGGAAAGTGATGGAACACCTTCCCTTACCTTCATTGTGGCCAGAGCTGCTGCTGTAGGCGGGACCGTATTCGCTGCCGACCAGTATTTCTAGAAGATTCCCAAAAAGAGATTGTTTTTCTTTTTGCGTGTCTTTTTATTCTTAGGACTTTGTTTCCGTCTTGTGGTAGCTGCTGTTGTTCGTGTCTTAGTAGCACCATTCGCAGGGGTAGGCGTGGGTTCGATATTCTGCCCTTTCGGCTCATATCTCAAGAAAAGACGGTCATATGCCACCCCGCCCTTACCTTTCAACTTTCTGTGCATTGAGCTCTTGTACCTCTGGATATCAGCCAATGTTTCCTGCTTCCCATAGCACTGGATATCAAACCGCTTGAGGATGCCTCGCTGGCTCAATAGTGCACGCTGTTGGGTTTTCATAAGTGCATCGCACATACACAGTATTCTCTTCTTGTTGTAGTAGGCTTTGTCAGCATAAATGAAAGCAAGGTAGAAACTCATCATGGTATCTATCGACGCTATCCGGAGCCTGAGCGGTCCCACCCGAGCGATGTTGTATCCATGGCATGCTATCGGCTTGTAGATAAACACAACCGTGTCATTCTCCACTCGTATCTCGTAGTGCTCTGAAATAATCTCTCCGATACGATCATGACTAAATATCCTCACATTCTTGAATCCATTGTCACGTAGTGCCGCTGCGGTGTTGTCTGCAGTCTTCTTCGGGTGAGTTGAGAGAACATCAAAATCAGGCACGGTGGGTTCTCGACTATGCACTTCCTTGCGACCCCTGCGACTGTACATAGAGTTGGCCAGAGCTCCGAAGAAAACAACGTTCTCCCGAACAAGAGCACTGCGGAGCACATAGAATAATTTCTCTGAATTTTCCTGCGACTCGCCGGAGAACAGCCTTTGGATGGCTTCTGATCCGCAGTTACTACCCCGAAGAGGGTAGTGTTTGTTCAACAGTATCAAGCGTTTCGCTACCTTTTCCCAACGCGAAACATCTCCGTCTGGACGCGACAGCTCGAGGTACATTGACATCCGGAGGTAGTCTGGGGGACAGTAAGCTATTCCCTTCTTCATTATTGCTGCTTGCTTCAGGTTCTTGAATATAACCTCGTTCAGTTGCGTTATGTCTGCTACAGCCATGAACATAGCATACACCTTGAATGTTCCAGCATGCACCCCAGCCTTGGCTCGTACCTCCGAGTATCCTTTCTCTGCAAGAAGATCGGCCAGTTCCTTTGCGTCATCTAGAGCGTTGGTCGAGAAAAAGTCATAGTCTGGCAACTGGACCTTCTTGTCGTAGAATTGGTCCTCTGGGGGGAGGATATTGTTTATTGCAGTCCCTCCATAGCAGATCACCTTTTTGCGACGCATAAAGTCCTCGACAGTCTTGAGCATAGACTGTACTTTTGGGTCCTTAATGACAATGCTTCCCTGTTGTCTCTCGATCTTATCAACTGATGAGCGAAGTACTGCCATCAGACACTCTTCCATTGGAACTCCTTTGGGACATTGCTTGTTTGCCATACTGTTGTATTAGACCTAGATATTTGCTGTGAAGTAGGGTTTTGCCAGTGTTGCAGGTTTGTAAGACAACTCCGGGTTTTGGGGCGGTGGCGGTTTCACAATGATCGGAATATACCTCTGGTTCTTCGGACGCAGAATAAATGCAGTACCCGCACTGTTGAACTTTGAAAGCATGAACGCGAGATTGTTGTCAGAATTGGAGTAGTCTATGAATATCATCTGGCACCCATAGTACAATGGAGTGCTCGCAACAATGGTTGACTCCTCTCCGGGTGCTGGGATAACAGCACTCATGTTCTTCTTATTGTAGTTGATGAGATCTGGATCGTTACCAGCTCCGTAGAGCACATCGTAGTGTGATAGTTGTCTCAAGAACACTCCGCTAGCACTCCCCGATACAAGGTCGTAGAAGTCTGGTTTGTTTCTGTATATGCTTTCACCCCCTGTACAGAGGATAATGACTTTGCCTTGGAGTTCACTTATCTTCATTGTCCCAATGTTGTAGCCATCGGCGTCATGCTTATGCTTCTTGTGCAGCAGATGTGTGCAGTTGTCTCGCTTCTCCGACCCGCAGAAGGCTCGCTTGATACTCTTGGACATTGAGTCGTAGACGTCCTGACCAGTAGACATTCTAAGATTGATGATGACCGGATCCTTGTAATTCTGCACGAACCCTGAGCTAAAACAGTAGTTCCTCACAGTCAGCATAGCATCGTGGAAGGGGACAGAGTTCAGTGTCGCTTTAATGTAGTTGCTGTCTGTGCTCGTCGATGCACTAATGACAGGCTCGCCATCCACAGTGAATATCTCGAAGTCCAAAGCCCGTGCACCTTGTTTTATCACGCTTTTTAAAGCATCAATACTGGCGTACGTATACATCTTCCCGCCCTTGGAACAACACGAATTCAAACTACTCGCGATGTAGAAGTCGCGTAGGCTGTATTTGTCCAGTTCAACAGGTCCAACACTACCCAATTGCACTGGGAACTCAGCGAGATCCTTGGTCATTTCCTTCATTTCGACGGTCCCTCCGCGTGATATCATTACAGCACGAGTAATACCTACCAACGCAATGATAACAGCAAGGCCAATCAGATACATCCTGTTTTCCTCCCCGAAAGCTGCTAATCCTGAGAACATTGGTTTCGCAGACATTCTGTTAACTTGCCATACCGAGAGAAATCATCTTAGAACATTTCTACTTCTAAAGCAAAGCTATGCCAGGTGGGACTATGAATATTGTCTCTGGAGGATCAGGTGATTTGCTTCTCACGGGCAATCCTACTAAGTCGTTCTTTAAGACGACATACAGTAAGTACACCCCTTTCGGGGTTCAAATGTTCCGAATTGATTACGAAGGGCGCCGGACGCTCACCGATGCACATCCTACTACATACACTTACAAAGTACCCAGGTACGGGGATCTTCTCTACGACTCTTACTTGTGTATCACTATTCCAGATATCTTTAGTGACTATAGGTGCAATAGATGCTATACGGACGAAGACGCTGATGGGAAGCCGACGACACCAGGCTGTTGTAGTAAGACAGAGACCGCATCATGGGCCCTTCGCAAAGACTATCAGTTCGCATGGGTGTCTGATCTCGGTTACACGATGATCGAAGAGATAGTGGTCTCTATCGGTGGTTCGCAGATCATGAGAATCACTGGTGAGTGGTTGAGTATCCTCAAAGTCTTGGGAAGGACGGGGGGTGACGAAACCCTTATAGAGCAGATGATTGGAGACATTCCTGCTTGCATTGCTCCCTCTGCTGCAAACGGAGGAACGTATCCCACCGTGCCACAGCCGGGCAGCAGGCCAGACGGTCACTATCCTTCTATCAAGGGACGAACACTGTATGTTCCATTAGGAACTTGGTTTACAGAGAGCCCAGCACAAGCCCTTCCTCTGGTTGCTCTACAGTATCAAGAAGTAGAAGTAAAGATTAGGTTGCGACCTTTGTCAGAGTGGTACACTATTGCTACATGGCCTGGGTTCGATGCTAAAGGTCCACCAGAAGACACATGTGATCCACCTTCTCCAGATCCCTGCCCCAACGGTGCGAGTCCGCGTGTTGTCTTCCCGGACTCACCCTGTCCACCGAACCCTCCACCGAACCCTCCACCGAACCCTCTACTGAATACGTCGTCCTGTGAATGTAAAGTACCTTCGATCCCGAGGAGCATGTCCGGCGATCCTTGCAGTGGGAGTGCTGAGATCAATCGGTCCGTATTCCCAGAGGCACGTATACAGGAGTGGCTAGCTCCCACAGAGACTGGTGACGACATTCGTCTCAGTCACTTTCTTGAGGCACAAAGTTACAACACATGGTGTCCTGATATTCATATCCTCGCAAGGTACGTGTTTCTCGGAGACGATGAGCGTCGTATCTTTGCAAAGATCGAACAGAAGTACCTTATACAGACCCCCATGTACCTTGATTTCCCCTCTGTTGATCATGTTGGTGGTGTAGACCTCGACATTTCAGGGATTATTGTTAACTACGTCTGGCGGTTCCAAAGGTCTGATGCCCATCGGAGGAACGAATGGACGAACTTCACAAACTATGAATACGCCGGGATTCCTAATGTACCATATCAAGCACCCTACATGCGTTGCGGCACTGGTACACCCCTTACTCGCCCCCCTGCAAATCCACCACCTTGCAACCGCTTTCCTGCTTCCCAGCCCACCAGTGGGAGAAACTGGAACTACTATGGTGTCCCATGCGACCAACAACAGTACTATCAGAGCAACGCACAAGACATAATGACGTCAGCTTCCCTCCTTCTCGATGGAGAGGTGAGAGAGAACGAGTTTCCATCGCAAGTATGGAACTATATCACCAAGTACGCTGGTACTGATAGTGGTAACCTGCAACTTGGTGTGTACTTCTACTCGTATGCTCTGTCAGATGAAGTTGAGGAGCTACAGCCATCCGGAGCTCTAGCTATGGGCAAATACACAGGGATGACACTTAAGTTCACTACTCTTACTCCTCCTCTCAAGACTCCCGATGAGATTGATACCCTTACGTTGCCTGTGCTCTATACCCAAGAGTGCAGTTCTGTACCAAACCCTGCTGAACAGCTCGCTGCAGATAACGCCAATCTTGCGGAGGCATGTGAGAGCTGGAACCGTGCTAGCGGTGCGGCCCTCGGAAAAGGTGTTCTCGCAAGGCGATCGAAGTACACCTACAACTTGAGGGTGTACATCGAGCGATACAATGTTCTTACTATTGTCGGGGGTATGGGTGGATTGATGTATGCTGAGTAAAAGATCGTCTCTACTAGTAAGAATGTCACATCCACCGCCTCCTCCGTCGACGCGATTTCTAGCCTCTATTGGAAAAGACAAGGATGGGAACACCGAGAAACTGGACGATGATCAATCTCTTATGATAAACCAGTCAGCAGGCAATGTTTTTGTAGGGATTATGTGTGCCATTATAGTCCCTCTCGTGCTCTGGATTTCTGGCTCAGCTCTTGAGACCTTCCTTCTGTCTACTTCAGTGTGTGCGAGTGGAGTAACCACACCTATCAAAGTCATTATGTGCGATTCAGAGAAAGTGATAGAGAAAATAAACGGAGCCACCAATACCGAGACGAAGTGGAAACCATCGCAAACTCCCGGTTATATAGACAGCGTTATGGGGCTTGTTCGAGAGCACACCATTCCGAAGGTCACAACTCTAGCAAGTATATTGGTTGCTCTAGCACTCATCGGTACTGGGTTTTTGTACTGGATCATCGGTGCCGCTGGCTGGGGACAGTTCTTAAAGGAAACATGGTCTGATAGACATCCAGTGGTGGCAGGTGTCCTGCTATTCTTGTTTTCCTTTCTTGCAATCGGGATCCTAACTTTAGAGACCTATCTCCGTTTCATCTGGCATTGCATCACTATGGTTCGAACTGGAGGGATTAAGCGTCCGGATAAGAATTCCATACGTTTCCTTGGATTTGTCTCTTCTCTCTTTCTCCTGTCCTCGGTGATGATTGCTATGCAAGGACTAGGAGGCTATCAGGTTGTAATCCTCATCATGTTGGCTATTGCTTGCACGTGGGCGACACATACAGCGGCAAGTGGAGCAACGAGCGGCAGAGGAGGCAGAGCAGCAGAAGCAGAGCAACAGAAGCGGTAGTAGCTACATCGTCAAATGTCTGTAAGAAGGCAACCGCAGCAAAAAGAAACGTGCTTGCGGGTGCATATGCAGGGACGTGATGAATATTATTTGATTATGCTGCCATTTAGCACTCGACCGGAGGAGCAATCAGCTTCAAAACACGGTTCACATCCAATTTGGAGATCTCATACTCCCCTAGAGTAGCCGCTATATCCTGGCTTTCTTCGGCAGACCTCGACGCGAAGTAGTCCAATAAATCCTTCACATCGAGACCCGTCTTCTGACACAAGTTTGATATGAAAACACTGTTGTTGTACTCTGTCGAGTACTTGGTTAGTACTTTAGTGAATCGTGGGACTTTGTTGTAGGGAAGACGCGTTCTGGGGACTAGAGAGTGCATTATGTGCTGATTGTACATCGTCTTGATGAGCGATGACATCTCGTTAAAACTCCAGATTTGCTTCTGGAATGTCGCTCTATCGATCCTATCTGCATAGCAGAAATTCCGGAGACACTGAAGGTAGATCTCCTCGTCTTCACTAGTAAGAACATCTATGAGATTCTCGTGGAATAACAGACCTACGCTTGTTCGGTCTGTTTCACTCATTACTTGATCATGGTCCCGATACACCATTGGTGTTGTGAGTAGTCCTTTGGTGATGGTCTTAGTAGTTGTCTCTTCATCACACCCCACCCCGAGATGCTGGATCGTGCCTATCACGTCCATCGCAGGGTCTACAAATAGTTTGCAGCTAGTCTGGAACCGTCGTAGGTCGCTGCCCACATAGTCGGTGATGGATTCTTGAGCAAGTTCACCGTAGTGGCGGAATGCCCTTTGTACGAGGTCCGACATTGTCTCCCTCGGTGGATGCGGTATCTCTATCACATATGATGCAGCGTTCTTCAGTTCCCCGATTTTCTTGTCGTTGTAGCGACCGCCTATGCAAATGATGGGAGCAGTCGCAGTTGGTTCCGTTCTCTGCTTCTTTGTCTTTTTTGCCCGAATCAACTTTATCATATTGTTTATACCTCCCTTGTCACCTGTGTTCATACCCTCAATGTCGTCCATCACGATTGCTATTGGAGTCGCTTTCCCACAAAGCATGCTGAGGACGTTCTGATTGCTAGCACTCGATGATGTCATACTATCTATCCCAGACTTGTTGCGAGTGTCCATCGTATCGTAACTCACGATATCGTAGCCACAAGCTGTTACAACTTCTCGAACGAAAGTTGTTTTTCCCGATCCGGGCGGGCCGTAGATATACACACCTTTTCCTACGAGGAAATTGTCACGATTCTTGTCGAAGTCCCGCAGGAAACGCGTTAGCACACGGGATTGTTCTTGTAATTTCAGTATATCGACCAAACCAGTTTCCATCGTGGTTAGCTAGTCAGAGTGATATGTTATTTCTATGCTAATTTGACGCACTGTATCACCACTTCTGCCGTTTGTTTTTGGTGTGCAGTGGTCTTCTCTGTGTTTTTGCATTCAGTTTCCTCTGGAAGTCGGGGGATCCTTCTTGCAATACTAGGAGACATCGGTGGTTTGCACTCTCCCGACAAATATGCCGGAGAAACGCGAAGTAGTCGTTATAGGTTCCCGTGTACTTTCCAGTCCACTGTTTCCACCTACCAAAGCTAGCCCAATCTTCTCGCTTGTGATCAAACAGCAATTTAAAGACATATGTAGCACTACTATCCCTCGCTAAACGTATCGCATAGTCGCCCAACCGCGGTATGCTTGCCACCAGAGCATGGTAATGCTTTTCGTACGCGACCTTGCTAGTTGTGACACGAGCTCTCAGTGGGAGGATTTTCCATATCATCTGACACAGTTCCGGCGGCAACACCTCATAAAGGAACATGGCTTTGTTTTTATCCTAGATATAGTGCTGTCTTAATATCATTGCATATTGCTGCAGAAACCTGCATCAGTGTAGCCATCCCAAACTACGTTGTGTTTTCTCGCCCAATCACATCGTTGTTCCGGAGTGCCTACTTTCCGTATGTTAAGGTCACCGCTACTAGTGCCAACATTCATGTTGGGCTGTGGACTACACATACCTTGGGCACTCTCGAGCCAGTAATCTGGGCAAGTCGAACTTTGTGGAGGCCAATCCACTTGCTCTACGGCGTTCTTGATCAGGGTCGCGAGAACGACTAGGCATATTACGAGCATGACAGCTGCAACGATCAGAACTGTTCTCTGGAAACCTTGCATCTTGTATATAACAGGCAGACATTTCTTTCTCCGGACTAGTTAATGCCCTCTTCACAAGCCAATGGTCGTGTTGATCTACTGGGGCACACTCCTATAGCCCTGTTCGATGCCATCCCTGTTGATTCTAAACCCACGCCATACCTCAATGCCACGCAGGGAGGCTGGTACAACACCCCCCTGTCTGTGGCCTTCTTCTCTGAGGAAAATGTCGGATCCATTCAGAACCAGCTTCGACATACTGTCTACAAAAAGACCGGCAAAACTATCGCGACCCAAGACTATGATACCCTGAAATCCATCATGAGGGCTGTTTTTCTAACAGCTTCTAGAAACCTTGCCGGAGACATCAAGGGTCAGATCGCCTGCCTCAACGGACATGTCCTTGATGTCTCATGCAAGAGTGTTCTCAGTAGCCTTGTCAGCTACACAGCATATATCAGGGATGTCAGTACTATAGCATTGCCGATGCAGCTCCCTATACTCAGCAGTACAAAGGGACAGGAACCTCTAGAATTCAAAAGATGGTTCTAAGATAAACCTAAAGTGATAGCTCTTGATACTAGTAACATGGTCTGTTGTTGGTATTTCCTCACCACAGGGGTCCTTATTGTACTCTACGACTCGATTTGCGAGCGACTCCCAGAGTGGTGTCACTCTTTACCCCCGAGTGCAATGTATCGTACGGTCAATGCTGTGAAAGGAGCTACTCTAGGGGTTATCGCAATCCCTTCAGTTGCTCTTATCTATGGGGCGATTACAGATCAGCCGCTTGTCTGGGGTATAGTACCGATAACAGCTACATTGTACTCAGCACTAGATCTTTCTGCAATGTTCGTTATGAAAGACATACATACCAGCACCGTAGTCCATCATGTCATTGTGCAGTTTTTGTATCTATACATCGCATCAAGGGACTTCGCTTTCGAAGGGCTGGTTATTCCTATTGTTGTGTTCGCAGGGTATAGTTCCATCGCTGCTCTCGCGAATGTGCGACTCGCTCTTCGAGGCATTCCGCCAGAACAAAGCCATCTGAAGCAGATCGCAGAACGAGTAACCCCACTGTCATGGCAAGTCTACGCAGTGACATGCCTTTCCAACGCCCTGACTCAGGTGTATTTGCTCTCCACTCTAGGGCCTCTGGGTAAGGGTTCTATAGGATGGATTGTAGGCACCGCATACCTCGGAGCGATCTACTTCGTTACCCTTGATGACCTTATTCTGATTAGATGGCTTATGGACAAGGATACTACTATCAAGAAAGTCTCAGGTAAAAACATTGAAGATCATGAGGTCGCGTGCCAAACAGAATGCCAGGCACACAGCTCGTGCTGCCAGCCTTCAGGGAAGAAAAAAGGCTCTGCGGAAACGGGTTCATATTCGGACTCCGGCGAAGTCTTCATCTCCGAATCTTTTAACGAGGCTCTTGACGGCAAGACCGGGGAACCTGTCCATCGCCGCCGCAGTAAATCACATTAGAGGCGTGCCGTCTTTGAAGCGACAGAAGATCATAAAGGCTCGTAGCTAATAGAGTGCCTGCCAGAGCTTACCAGTTCATAAATCACTATATAGTGCCTTATGAATTGTTATTATTATACATGAGTTCAGACACGCAAATTATTACATCAAAATCACTGCACATAGGAAGTACTATGCTTGTCCAGATATATCCAAATGTTCTGAGAATACATGAATTTACATGAACCATTCTGAATTCTCTGGATCAGTCCCTGCAGAACCTGATCTCGTAGGTGGTTCGGCTCCAGACGGTGGTTTCACGCAAGGAGGGGGTGAACAAATACAACCCAAAGGGTTCAGAGCTATGAATTCATATAATGCTTTACTATCTATCGGCATTGTGAGAAAAAGTTAGATAACGTTATTCTATAGTTTTTTTTTCGACTCTCTATTTGGACTTTGTGTTGTTCCTTGATCCCCGGTCCTTCAGGTACTTACAATAGGCTGCTCCGAATGTATCCAGTTGTCCGATCCATAATTGCTCAGGAGTCATCTTCTGAAGTGCATCCATCTCTGATTCCTTCACCTTACAGTCCGCAGTCATCTTGTCTATGTTTTCCTGTAGTAGTGATGTGAATGACATACGCAACATGTACTGAAACGGTGCCGACTTGTCGCCTACATGGTACCCCCGCTCTTCCAGGAGGGCGATAGCTGCAGCTGAGTTCTTACCCCGCAGGTCCAGCACTCCACTGATCTGTTCCGCGATGAATCGGCACTTGTTCTGTATAGTCTGGATTTGATGAGTCAGTGCTGCGATTTCATGCTCAATCCGCTTTCCGCAGAACTCCAGCCGAAACGGGATGTAAGCATCTAAAACATCCTTCAGTTCCGCAAACTTCTGGATCCGTTTATGACGGTCGAATATATGCATATTGTTCATGCTCTTGTTGCTCACCATATTCAGTGTTTTGTCCACATATGTAGTTAGATCACCCTTATCCAGGACTCCCGGATAGAAGTCAATCGTGAAGTCGATAACTTGATCCGTAGACATATCAGCATAGTCCTTCACGCTGGGATGCTGCTTGTCTGCCAGAAGCTTCTCTAGTCGCGTCTTGAAGTCCTGCGTCCACACGCCCACCGGCAGTTCCGAAACATGGATTGTAGTCTTGCTCACACGTCGCCACACACCCTTCGTTACATACTTACCATCTGGCTTCAAAGCGATATCGCCCTTGAAGTCCTGGAAGTAAGGTGCGATAGTCGGCTGCGTTGTCCCATTGAGGGACGCCCTGATATACGTTGCAATCGTGATCGGATTGCAGCTAGGGACACTAGAACTGAAGCCTGTTCCGATACCACATACTCCATTCACCAGACTAACCGGCATAACCGGTGTGTAGAACTCGGGCTCCACTGCATGACCATCGTCCAGGACCCGCGGAAGCACAGCATCATCGCCTGGAGGGAATAGTGCCTCAGTTATTGGTGCCATCAGTGTATAAATATACCTTTCTGATGCTGAGTCTTTACCGCCCTCAAGCCGCGTTCCGAACTGACCTGAAGGCTGCAGGATCGCGATGTTGTTCGACCCTGGGAACTCCTGAGCCATGCCAACTATAGTCTTGTTCAGGCTTGCCTCACCATGGTGATAAGCCGAATGCTCTGAGACGTAGCCCGCAAACTGTGCGACCTTGACCTCTCCAGTCATATTACGCTTCCGGGCTGCGTACAAGACCTTCCTCTGGCTTGGCTTCAGTCCATCAACACCCGGTACCGATCGCTCACAATCGTATACAGAGAAGGGTCTCAGTTCCTTATCCGTCCACTCTTTGTAGGTTACTGATGTAAGTGTCGCATCGAGAGATGCTGTTGCATCGTGCTCACCCAGCCAAGTCTTACGTTCATTTGCACAAGCCTTGGCAAATGCCATATACAGCGTCTGCTTGCAATCATTGGACATGTTGAATCCTGTCAGGTGCGGGTCCGCGAAATACTCCCGCCACTCCTTACCACTACTAGTACCAAGTCCTTTGTAATACTTGAGCTTCCAACCCTTCGCTCCAGCACCCTGGGATTCCTCCCAAGCAATCTTCTCGGCCTCATTGTAGAACTGGATCTCGGTTGCCCCTTTCTTTGCTTTCACAATAGGCGTGCTCATGTAGCCTATGAAGCCATCTATCGCCGCGAGTGAAGGCCACTGCGTCTCGATGTAGTTGACGACTAAGCCCTTGATATGGCAGCCATCCAGATCCTGATCGGCCATGATACATATCTTTCCGTATCGCAGATTCTTTGCCACCTCACCTGCCGTTGCAAAGGACGCACCTGTCGTGAGACCCATGGCCTGCTTGATCTCTGTACACTCATTGTTCTCAGATATCCGCTTCGGTGTCACATCCCGGACATTGAGAGGCTTCCCCTTCAGAGCATAAACCCCGAAGCAGTTGCGGTCATCGCGACTCAACCCAGAGAGAACACCAGCCTTTGCTGAATCTCCCTCACACAGGATGAGAGTACACACTCCAGACTTTGCACCACCAGCATAGTTGGCGTCGGTGAGCTTGGCGATACCCCGGACAGAACGACTCTTTTTCCCATCTGTCTTCTTCGCCGTCTCCTTATCCTTCACAGCCGTGAGTGACAAAGCCGTCTCCATGATTCCCATCTTTGCCAACTTCTCAATGAACTTGTCACTCACTGTAGGCGATGATCCAAACTTTGTCGATGGCGTCTTCAGGACGTCCTTGGTCTGGCTGTCAAACGATGGGTTTTCGATCACAGAGTCAACCATCAACCAAAGCTGTTCCTTGATAGCAGTTGTCTTGACCTTCACGCCCTTCTTTGCTTGGATGTATGCAGTCAGCTTCCGGGTGATCTGATTCAGCAGATACTGAACATGTGTACCGCCATTCGAAGTGTTGATGCCATTGACGAACGAGAGATGGTCGAACTCATCGGTCTGGCTTTTGGCCGCAGCATATCGCCACCGCCCGCACTCACTCTCCTCCACGACCCGAGGATCTTCACCCTTCGGTCCACGGTAGAGGTCCACGCAAGCTGCAAACGTCCGCACTGGGAGCACCTGTCCGTCGAGCTTAATCTTTACCGATGTGTCCGTCACTGCACCGAGATCATAGACCCGCTTCACAAGAACATCATACATGTCGTCAGTGAGCCCGGGAAGTCCAAACCGCTCATAGTCCGGTAGGAATGACACCTCGGTATAAGGCTTCACTGTGCTTCTTGTGATTGTAGCTTTTCGGATGTCAGCAAGATTGTTCTCGAAACGCTGCGTATACTTCTTCTTACGTTTGTGGTCTACGGTCTCAACAGAACCCCACTTCGCCCAGATAAACGCGAGCTTGACACCATAGCCATTTCGGCCACCAGTCGTCTTGCTCTCGCTATCATCGTAGTTTGTCGAAGTACGAAGATGACCGAAGATCAGTTCAGGAACCTGAACTTTGTGCTCCGGATGTTCCACCACATCAATACCATTCCCATCGTTCCTGACTGTGACGACACCACTTTCCCGATCGATCGTCACCTCAATATTCCTGACTGGCTGGTCGTCTACTTTGGTCGCACCCTGGGCGGATGTCATCCGAACGTAGTGGTCTCGAGCATTCACACAAGCTTCGTCGAAGATCTTGTAGAGCCCTTTTACCACCTCAACATCAGTGAGCCGCATTTGCCCATCTCGTAATACCCAACGCTTCTCGATTTCCTTCTCGGTCGATCCGATGTAAGTGTCGGGACGAGCGAGAACATGCTCTCGTGCTGTGTACTTTTTGTATTTTTCTCCTACTGATTGGGATGTAGATGTAGATGCTGGCATGATGTATGTCTGTAATGGGATGTCTCTAATCCGTTCAATTTTGGATTATGTTGGCGACAGAACCTACCTGAATATTCATGTAAAAAAGTTCAAAGTATCGTGAGTTGTCCTTAAAGGCTAAACATGATGTTAAACATGATGTTGTCCTATTGATGCCCTGATTATAGGATAGAGGATGTTCATTTGCGTTGCATATACATCAACCAATTTAGCATAGTCCTCCTCAATAGATGGCATGTCCGGTTCAACGCCAGCAGCAGACCGTGTGAGAGCACCCTTGGCTCTATGCATTCCTAATTGCCTCTCAACCGATGTTACCACAGAGTGGCATGATGCACACAACACTTGGCACTGTTCTGCTTCTGCAATAATTTTTTCTAGTGTCTCTCCGCGATCGATCATTGTACACACACTGTCTCCTTTCTCAAACATGTTTAGGTGATCAAGTTGGAGACATGCCCCTTTTGAACGTTCCCTACCACACCACAGACATGAACGGTAAGCATCTTCAACACCTTTCCACAGTGCTCGTCGCTCAGTACTGTGCAATCGAAAGCATTCGTCGCACTCAATTGTACCTTGCCATTTGTGTCCTCCATCATAGAAGACCCGGGAACACTTATCACACGATGTTCTGAGACTATCCGCGATACTCTTGACAAATGCAGGACTACTAGCTAGTAGTCCTCCCCGTATTCTCACTTCTTCAAGAGGTTTAACCAGTCCATGATATCGGTTTCGGCAAGCTAGCTCTTTCCTGTTTAACTCTTCGGCAATCCTAGTCCAATCTGTAGGAAGTGTACATGTTGCCACTGCATCAACGAGTTGTTTCTCTTGCTCCTTGGTCCAGTGTGATGATGGTTTGGTCGGAAGGCGGTCTGCTTGAGGCATACCCTTAAGTGGACATTCCAGTGAAGCTTTTGTGTGTCCCGACTCAAGACAGTGGCTGCATGTTGGGACTTTTCTTATAGTTTCCATTGTATGGAGTGGGGGGTTATGTATGCGACCGTATCAATTTGTCGAGCAATAATGTTTAGTTAGTTCATAACTTTTCTGTAGGACTAACCTTAATATGTAATGACTGTTGTAGCCGATTTGTATTTTGCTCCCACTGATTGGGATGTCTCTAATCCGTTCAAATTTTGAATTATGTTGGCGACATGTACCTACCTGAGGATTCATCATACCGGGCTCCTTCTCTGATTGAACCATACCAATCCTTGAGGAACCGGTGGGTATCATGAGGTGCGGGATATATCTTGTTCAGCAACCTCACTTGTTTCAGGGGAATGAGAGTCCCGAGAGAATGTGACGGGGGTTCTACAGCCCTATAATTTGCAGCAACAATTCCATTCATCTCTGTATACAACTGGATATCAACAGTGACGTAGTGAAAGTCGGCACCCGCGTATCTCTCCCCCCGGAGTGTGTAGTTCCCTTGACCCGGTTCGTAGATCTCTAGTTTGTCGGCATAGGTTGTAATCTGTCGTACTCTATACTTCGAAGGTAGTTCTTCATTAAAGAGGGTACATAGCCGTTCGAGTTCTATGACTCCGTTCTCTCGAATGAATATTCCTAGGTCGAAGTCATCATCGTTCGCGATTAGCTGATGGGACCGGTATGCACCAAGGAGAGTCCCTGAGTCAAGGAACCATGGGTCGACAGCATGTTTGTTCAGAATGTTGATTACTAATGTCGAGAGAACCAGGCGAAGACCCCCCCATCGGTCGTTACCCGCATCTCTCAGCTTGTGTCCCTCTCCTGTCATATTACTGTTGGTACTTGTGCTATCTATATATTGATCTTCTGAATCAGTAACTATTTCTGTACATGTTAATACGGTGTGCTCTTTTCCCGGTGGTGTAGAATGTTCACACCGAGTAGTTCCCCGCCAAAAACGATAGTGCTACAAGAAAGACTGGCTATGGTACTAGAAAAGGTTATTACATAGATTCTAACGATCATGAACGTTAGTGTGTCAGTGTCCTAAATATCTTCAGACGCGTGTATCCCTCCAACAGTCAAGACATAGAGTGTGATTCCTGGGTCGGTCGGACTCGCAGCATCGGATACCGTCCCTCCAACAGTCAAGACATAGAGTGTGATTCCTGGGTCGGTCGGATATGTCCTGTTCGCAGGACTCGCAGCATCTTACGGCGATCATCCTCTGAGCGGTCTTCATATTGCGTGTCATGCTCACCCGTACAACAGTGGTCCCTGCAATGACGGATGAGTTGTCTCCACCATATTGCTGCCATCTCGCAATGTTGTGTGGGTTATTGCACCCACTGCAAATTGGTGTGATGCAAACACCGTGTCCTTTCAGCCACAAATGCCCACCGTGCTCGCCACGTCGTTTGCATCCTTTGTAGGAACATTTGTTCCTTCGTAACCCAGTCTGCTCTTCCCAGAATATTATCCACGATTGCCCATACAGTTTGTCTGTACCGCTTCCATCTATATTCCATGCATCTGCTGCCCGCGATAACCGTTTAACAGTGTGTTTCATAATTATACCTTGCCTTGTAGTACGAGCTATACTACTATGTATGTTTTCAATTTGCCCATCTACCCTAAACTATCTGTCTGTTACGAGTATGTCACCTATATCTATGCGGTCAAATACTTTCATCGTTTCTTCTTCATCGTTTCTTCTTCATCGTCTTGCTCTTCATCGTCTTGCTCTTCATCGTCTTGCTCTTCATCGTCTTGCTCTTCATCGTCTTGCTCTTCCCTTTTTTTCTTTTCCTTAAAGGTATCATTGTACCATCAGCCTTTGTTATGGTCAAGGGGGGTTTTGAGCCCATTGATAGAGCGCCTAGGGCCTTCACTATATCTGCATCAAGGCTAGATGCTTTTACAGCCTTCTTCTCTCCAAGGGTAGACATTTCAAGTGCTGAGACAAGTGCAAGCATGCCCTTATCTTCGTATGACCAGGGCTGCTTACCATACTTCTTTAACCTCTTAGTTCGCCGCTTTCTCATTTTGGGTAAGGCGGCGTGCATGCCCATGTCCTGTGACTCTTCGCTATCTGCTTCATATGCAGTAGCTTGTGCCTTGCTAGCCATCATTACTGCATGCTCGCCAGGGTCTCCGAACTGCAGAATTGGAAACTGTGCCACTGTCATAGTACCAAGCAGCGGCCCCACAGTCCCTGGAATATTGCCGGTGCTGCTACGAACAAATCCTGGCGGGGTATTCGCTCCTGCTGAGTCACGTTTGCGGCGGGTTCTCTGGTAGTGTCTCTTTGCTTTCGCCATCTATCTGGTAGAGAGAAAATAGAGTGGCAGTGGCAGGTGGCGTCTGTCTACAGAAGACAATCGAATTCCGAAATCATATCGAGATAGTGGATGTTTAGTAGGGTAGTAGAGGTCTTTCGGGGGACGCAAAGCAGTGGCTGTAGAACACATGCTACGGCATTGCTTATGTTTGGCTTCAAGCAGTGCTTGGCAATGTAGTGGCAGAAGGTTCCTTGTCCCTTAGTTTCTGGCATTGTAAGATTACTTCCGTTTTGTTCCCTTTCTCCTTATCAATTTCTTCTTTCTGCGGTGTTTTCGCGTTTTTGGACGTTTGCGTCTACGACGCCCTCCACCAGAATCACCACCAGAATCATCACTTTCTATCTGCATGGATGGCAAATCTCCCTGAAATTCACCACCAGAATCATCACTTTCTATCTGCATGGATGGCAAATCTCCCTGAAATCCTGCTGGATTCGCTGACCCACTAATTTGATCTGAACCTGCTGACTTACTGAAATCAAAGTCCATTTGCCTGTCCCAAGCAGCATCTTTAACATCGTAGATTTCATCAGAATTGCATCCACAAGTGGACCCTGTCACCCTCTTCTTGTATTTATTGCACTTGTCATTCCAAAACGCATGTGGATAATTAACCAGGTCAATGTTCGAATTGTGGTATTGATCAAGGCTTGTCATCGGTATCTCGGCTAATTTCGCAGTCGTGACGTAATAGTCTGCGACTGCATTTAACCAGGTATTCAGCTCATCATCAGAACACTCTCCGCTATTAGGATGGACAACCCCCCTTGCAGTGTTACAGTACATCCTCCTCTTATCTGGCGTATGGGTGCCATAGGCAAGCGCATGAGAATAATCCCTAAATCGCTTGTTATTACAAAGTAAAGTGAATACTTCTGCACGGGTTAGCTGAGAAGCCATCTATACAGAGTGCATAGATTATATTGTATCGGGGAAATTGAATTTGGACGCGTGCTTTCGAGATCGGTATAAAAACAATGTCCCAGCGGAACAGGACAGTAGAGCAGTTCTTCGGCTACCAAGACCCACGTCCACCAGAATACTTTGTTATCCGCCGTCAGCATTCAAATTCATGCGGCTACAAAGCTTCATTCGAGACTGCTCGGCAAATGCAAAAAAGCAAAACGAGCAAAGTAATAGGCACTGTCAAATGGACCCATGCCCATTGTTCTATAACACTCAGGGTTGAGAAAGGGGTATTCGTTGATGGTTCGTTTGTTCCAAACGATACTTCGCCTTATAATGCAAAACACCTGAAGATGTTGAAGAGTAATCTCCAGAAAGCTGTTCGGCGGTGTGAAACCGATGTGGCTATCAACACTGCACACACTATTATGTGTTTATCTCCGCTCGAATTAGCTCAGAGATTGGGAATCATTTGGATCGAAGATGCTTGTTTGACTCGCGACTACCCGGTGCTTGTGTGGGTCATGTCCGCACTAACGAAGGGTTGCAAGTTCACGGAGGGGATGGCTCAGTTGCTCCTTATGTTCACTGACCATATTACTTCACTTCCTTATCGTGATGTATATGGTCGTCGTGATAAGCCTATATTGGTTAGGAAGGTGATAGAGACGCCATTTGATCCAGAGTGGAAGTCTATCCTGTATTCGCTTCTATTTCGACGGGGTTACCAGTCTTTGACCGGCGACAAGCTGATGATCGATCAGTGCGTGGCAGACTGGCTTGACCGTATGTTGAGTGATCCTGTCCTTGTTGTCGCACTTATGGGCGACCACAAGTATTTTGCAGCAAAGCCGTGTATCTTGGGGCGGAAACAGTGGATCGGTGCGGCCATCGACCAGCATTGTAGTGCTGTCTGTGATCAGACAGCTAGACTGTGTCACTTGAGTGAATTGGACGTGCGAAATGTTGTGTGGAAATGCTCTTCCCGTCTGACAAACAAGATTCCAACGGGCTTTTCAAGACCCCAACCTGAACCACCAACAGAAAAAGAAAAGGAACTATGGGGAGCGATAGAGGAGACTGTGCAGAGAGGTCAAAGGTTGGTGTTGGACCGGATCTGGTCCTAGTGGGAGTAGCCACGCCACTGTGGTTGGCCGATGTTGTGGCGGGCACGCTGTTGCCGGTTGCCTCGTGGAAAGCGAGATATAATGGCTGGGGACTTATTTGTCCGCTGGGCCAACCGTACGATGTCAGTCTCAGTCAGGGGAGAGTAATACTCAAATTCAGAAGTGGCATACTTCTTTTTCAGAGCATCAAGCCAGATAGCCCAGAGCAGAGGAGAGTGGTTCGTCATGATTCTGAAAGTGGATAAGAGCTTGGTATCCGAACTGTAGAGAGCGAGGTTGGGTGAGGTGTATGAGCGATATTGGGCGATGTAGAGTACCGATGTAGAGTACCGATGAAGCTTGGGACACGTATGATAGCTGTGATCGAGTTGGAGTAGGAAGAGGGTGGATGAAGTGCTATGAATACTCGGAAAGTATTCAAATCAATTTTCCCCTGTTCCGCCCAGAACTGTCTGTATCTGGACTTTTCCACTGCGAATAGCACTATCGAAGAGAGGGTTGAGAATAGACTTGCATGCGGAACTGTCCTTTGCGATTCGCCAAAGCCGACGCATGATGATAGGCTCATCTGTGACTGCCAGCTGGAACAGGATCTTCCAAGTGAGTGCCTCACGTCCAAATGGCGGAATGGTCCCGGGGACAATAGGCTCTTCGTTGTCGCTATCGGTATCACCGGAATAGGCTCGCTTGAGATCTAAGCTGTCCGAAGAATCCATAGGCAGCTGGATAACACCAAGTCCACCGTAGCAACCACCCTCGATAAGGACTATGATATCAAGGACAGTATTGATGTTATTGATGCAAACACAATCCAGGTAGGCGACTGTGATGTGTTGTCCGGTTGCGTCCCTGGTACGGGCAGTGACAGACCCATCGGTGAGGGACTCCTTTACAGCATTGCTGATGGACAGCATCATATTTTCAGACTTGGTGAGTGCTGTGGATGTGTGCATGGTGCGGATATCCTTGAGAAGACCTGTGATCGTTTCAGTTCCGAGAGGCATGGTTCTAATGTATTAGATTACTGATGTTTCGAAGTAAATTCAATTTTATCCTGAACAGTCTGAACCAAGATTTTACTATTATCCATATGCTACCACAAGGATGGAAACCTGATACTATTCTCGGCAAAGGGTCATATGGCCTGGTGAGAAAGTGCACCATCCATGGCAAACAGTACGCAGTCAAGAGTCAAATGTTAGCATCCACATACTCCCGCCAAGGTCTCACTCCAAGACAGGCTGTGATAGAGCATGATATCGGGAGGGCCGCATTCCCTGATGGCACTTTGGCGAGAATCCTAGGAAGTGTTGTCGAGTCGAGATTTGTCCATTTCGTAATGCCCTTGTATGGACCTTCTGTTGAAAGCATAGTTGCGTCGTCACCGCTCCCCCCGAAAGATATGTTCTACCTGATCATCGATCTTGGTGCAGCACTGCAAACACTCCATGATATAGGGATCATACACCGCGATGTAAAACTGTCCAACATCATGATAAATACGAGTAAGGACAATGGGAAGATGAGAACCTCTTATGTTCTAGGCGATTTCGGAGTTGCAAATCTAGCCAGCATCGCATCAACATGTATTGGCACCCCAATAACGATGGCTCCAGAGATACACACTAACCTGCACTACGGAGTACCTGTAGACGTTTGGGGTGCGGGGTGTTGTTTCTATGAAGCTATGGTTGGGAGTTTGCCATTCTCTGGGGCATCTCACAGAGCTTTACGTGTACGTGCCGCGATGGGACTCTCTGACCGACAAAAGAAGCATATTAAGGGCGTGCATGATAAAGTGGGGGAGCTTATTATTGCGTGTCTCAACCCTACTGCCCGGCTGCGACCCAATGCCTGTGATATAGTGGATAGAGGGCTTGCGTCTATGGTCGACGCTGGTCTTGACGACAGATCACCAGTCGTACGCAGTATTCCTCTTATAGCTTCAAAACTACAGCATCGCCTCACCCGCTCTACCACACTGCGTCTATCCTCTATGCTTCCCCCTTTCAAACACCCTGTATCATCATCTATACCACTCTCCATCGGATCAGAGAGTATTCCTCCATTAGAGCAAACAACGCAATGCACTCTCCCCGCCCCTCATCCACAACGAACAAAGTCTGCAGCGAAAGTCCAAATAGAAGGAGTCTATCCTTCTGTTTCGCACGGACAGGGTAGGACACCCGATTTTGATAATGCCCGTTATCGGGGGCAACGGGTCAATGGCTATAAGTATCTTGGAAAGGTCTATGTGATTAGGTCATAATAGGAGATAGTTTTCTGCTTGGAATGTAGAAAATGTCGGTTGAAAATCTGGTATGCGTAACATCCGATACATGCACTTCAGGGTTCGTAATCAACGCTGCCTTACGCGATCTCATGCCTACGTCAGAAGGTCTAGTAGTAACACTCAAAACGGGGTCGTTTCTCAGAACATTCCGGTCAGATCATCTTCTGACACTGTCCTGTAATACTGCCGGAGATACTGTGGACTGGAAAGCCAGTCATGGGCGAGGACATTGCAAGTCTACGATAGAGTGGTTTGACCTTTCCGAGAGTGAACTCGATGCAGAAGATAAACGTTCTATTCTGGATGAGGTAAAGAATGTTCTTAAGCCTGCACACATCTACCTAGCAGAGTCTATATCCATAGTTCAAGGGAAAGGAGTACAGGTTCTTATCGTGTGGAAAGAGCCTGTGCACGAGTTCGAATTGCAGATCGTAGATACAGAGCTGCGAAATAATGACCAGCTTAGCAAGATCGTTGACCTGGCTGGTATAAATCTAGGACCGGCCGTGGTCTATTCCGAAAAGTCTCGAACTTCCGCAATTTTGCCAATAAGTCTTGTAGCTGATGGAGCATTACCTCCAATCTTGTCCGGCGCCCGATTCACGAGTTAGTCGCTCTTACATTTTGTCTCTGAAGTTTGCATCACCATCATGGACAGAAGAACACTAGTGCAAGTCTACCAGACATCGTACAAGGACGGATCTGCTAAAGGGTTTGGTGACTTTCTCAGAGGATACGGATGTCTCATCCAGCTCGGAGAGAAGCTCGGATTCGATGTAGAAGTGGACTTGCGGAACCATCCTGTAGCCAAGCATCTTGCAACCCCTTCAACGACAACAATAGTACTAGACTACGCAGCGACAACGGTATGTCCCCATATTAATTATATTGCAGAGCCCGACTGGACTATTCGTAGAGATAAAACATTTGTTGACAAGTTCTCTTTGTGGATGCAGTCTGTTAGCGGCGATCTCCCAGTAATACCTGTTTTTGTGACAGCGTACCCGATAGCTCAGTATTCAAACTATGTGAGAGAACGCATCATTGCATGCACCATACCCGCACCTCTGGTTCTGGAGAGGTTTATCTCTACATCGCCACCGCGCCCCTATTCAACTATGCATGTCCGCACTGGGGACTCTGTTATTGTGGAGAAGACGGATGTACCACCTGCGGTAGAGGAGGCTGTGAGAAAAGTTGCTGATGCAATGGAGATAGGTGATCTTTTTCTGTCGGATACACAGTGCTTTGATCGGATAGCAAAGAATAAATATGGATTCCACATCACAAGCAATGAGCCTATTCACCTAGGAAACTCTCCAGTTGAAGACATTGAATCATCCTGTCTTGGAACCCTTTATGATTGGTGGTTGTTGTCTCACTCAAGTAGCATAGTCAGTCTATCCGTCTACTTCTGGGGCAGTGGTTTCTCTACACAAGCATCTGTCCTGAATGGAATCCCCCTCCAGCAGTATGTAATGTGGCCGGCATCAGACTACGCACTATACAAGGTGGATGCCAATTCGCAAGGTACTTTAGCAAGTGGATGTGCGTAGTTTTGACCTGTATTATGTGTCCTGGAAAGGTAATGTCCCGCACACAACAGCTTATTACGTACATGGGAAACAAGAGGAAGTTGGTATCAGTGATAGAAACAGTTATCGTCGACTTGAAAACCAGTCTCGGCAAGAACAAGATAGATATAGCTGAACCATTTAGCGGCTCTGGAGTGGTTTCCCGGATGCTGAGGGGGCATGCTGATTCTCTCTACGTAAATGATGTTGCCAGTTACGCAGAAGACATAAGCTGGTGCTACTTACCTTACAGGAATCCTGAAGAGGGGGATGCAATAGCGATAGAGATAGAGAAGGCTAATGCATTCGTGGATTCCGACCCAGACTGTGTGACCCCGTGGATGCAGATGCATTGGACCTGCAAGGATGAGAACCAGGTAGGCGAGACCGAAAGGCTCTATTATACCCTGGAGAATGCTCGCCGTATAGATGGCTATCGTTATTACATAGACAATATTTGCCCCCCAGAGAGAAGGTGTGTTCTCATGGGACCCTTATTGTACGAAGCATCGGTGCACACAAATACAAATGGCAATTTCTCTGGGTTTTATCGTTCGAAGGAGGGTACACCATGGGGTGGTGACAGGAGTATCGATATTAAACGAATAACTGCACCAATTACACTTTCTTCCCCGGTGTTGCCGGCAGAGCCCCTTGCAGGCGAACTCGTAGTGGGAAGAGCAGACGCAAGGGAATGGATATCGGACATCCCCCCAGTGGATGTTGTTTACATCGATCCTCCGTACAACAAACACCCCTATGCGACTTACTACTTCATGCTGGAACTGATAAGCGATTGGGATCCCTCAATAGAGATCCCTCCAACGACCCGTGGTCAGCCACAGGGTTGGACGAGATCACCGTTCAATAGCTTTGTACATGCGAAAACGGCGATGTTGGCATTGTTGAAATCTATCAAAGCAAAGTACATTGTGTTGTCTTACAATAATCGGGGGATTATAGAACAGGATGAGATGGTTGAGATTCTGGAACAAGTTGGATCTGTAAACTTGATAGAACTGTCCCACAACACTTATAACAAGATGCAAGGCATTGCTGCAAAAAAACGCACCAAACCTGATAAGAAAACTGTAGAACAGTTGTGGATTGTAGAATGTCAGTAAGGGAGATTTTTTTGCTAAACTTTCTAGTGGATTTTGGATTTGGACATTTCAGAATTGTCCAAATATGGATATGCCAGAGAAGTTTCGTAAAAAAACCTCCCAAACCTCCCTGGGCATGAAATGGTCACATATGTCCCGAAGACTCAAAATAAACCCTTACTGAGCCATTTTTGGGGACGTTTTGGTCGAGTCGCATCTTATCTTCAATGGTAATTATTTTACCGCAGACCATAAATGTGTGTGTGTGATTGTTCGTGAACAAACCATATATGCAGCGGGAGGTTTTTGGTAGACACCCATGAATTGTCGAATGATAACAAATGGTAACATTTTTACCGCAAAGCATACCTAGAGAAAATTAATGTGTATATACACCATATGAGCTTTGATAATGTGTTTTCGTGTCAACATTGTGGGTTCGCGAGTACCGATAGAAGGGACTGGAAGCGGCATATGGCTTCAAATAAGCATCAGACAACTACTTGTTCATCCGTGAAGACTATGCATGTTTGCTCGGAATGCGGCAAGGAGTATAAGTATGCGAGTGGTGTATCTCGACACAGGAAGAGATGCACCGGTGCAACACATACAAGTGTCGTTGCTGCACAGGCTGAGCATATCAAAGAACTTCGGGGTATGCTTCATGAGATGGTAGATACTAATAAGAGAACTGTTGAGGCTGTGCAGTCACGAGGGAATGTATACAATACGACCAATAAGATGACCGTAAATGTATTCCTGAATGAAAAGTGCAAGGGGGCCATGGATCTTAAGGACTTCGTCAGCTCGATGGTGATATCTGCGTCGGATCTAGACTATACACGCGAGAATGGATATGTGAAGGGTATTAGCAATATCTTCGCGAAGAGGCTGGAAGTTTTGGGTCCAACAGAGAGACCATTCCATTGTGTAGATGGAAAGCGTCTCCAGTTTTATGTGAAAGACGAAGGTGAGTGGAACCGCGATGGGAGTAATAGGGTGAGCGAGTCTATCAATGAGGTCTCTCACAAGCAAATTCAACGTATTAAGGAATGGGAACGCGCTAATCCCTACTGGGACCAGAATGAACGAGGAGTTGAGCAATACTTGGCTACTGTGCGTACAGTAATGGGTGGTATGAATGACGAAGAGTGTCGGCATTCAGTGGAAGATATTAAGCGACATATCGGGGCTAGTTCCTCACTCAAGAGTGCAATTGATATTATAGGAGATGATCCCTTGGCCCTTGAGAAAATCTAGCCATAGTTTATAATGAAGCGTCACACGAGATCAGTTGATGGAATGTACCACGTTGCAGGAAAGAAGTATCCGCACCTTCGGGGTAGCCGGGCACAGGTTGGTCATGGCAATGCATATATGACACAGGGTGGTCTTAAAATGAAGGATTTGCACTTCAACAGGAAGACCGGTCGGTGGGTTTCGGCCAAAAAACATCGCACAGCCAAGAAGGAGAACAACCTTGTGAAACATGGTTGGTCTCTGGCCAAGAAGGGTTCATTCGGAGCATCGCCAAAGGGTGGAAGGAAGACCCGTCGGAAGGCGAGAAAGTAAGTAACACATAATGAGTTATAGCTCATGTTGTGTTAGGTTGTAAAATAGACAGGCCGATCAATGTCCTTGACGAGAGTATAGAAAAGGAAGCCATCAGTGATAGGTCCTTCTAGATTCCAAAGTGAAGGCGTATTCCCAATTGATTGCGAAGTGACAAGTACTTCTCCGATGTTGCCAGGTTTGTCGGCACTCATCGGGAGGAAAGACAATGTTGTTGTTCTTGGTACAGGCCAGAGACTATTCTTACGAGGAACGATTGCCACAGCAATTCGAGTACCTTTAGACATTGGTTTCTTGTTCCACATTCTATGGGAGAAGATCCCGAAATCTTCGGTGTTGAGTTGTCTATTGGCAGATGCTTTGATATAGTATGTCTTCAAGACATCCTCTTGTGTGAGCGGTTCTGACGGGATGTCAGTGGTATTAGTTGTCTCTACAGATTTTGTGCTATCATTTGTGATGGCTGCTTGTGTAGGGTCTTTCTTCTCCGGAGCCTTCTTCAAGACATCCTCTTGTGTGAGCGGTTCTGACGGGATGTCAGTGGTATTAGTTGTCTCTACAGATTTTGTGCTATCATTTGTGATGGCTGCTTGTGTAGGGTCTTTCTTCTCCGGAGCCTTCTT